AGACACATAGCTGCCAGAAAAGAATGCGGCTGTGTGTTTACTTTTCCTGCGGGTTTCTTTTTGTTTCCATGTCTTTTGGAGAGAATTCAATGTCGCGACTACAGAAGACCATAAGGATATTTAATGAATAATCATTTCCAACAATTACATCGAACGATTGTTCCTGTTTATATTGAATAAAGAACGTTTGTTCTGTTAATATTAGATCAATAAAGGAGTGATTCAAAATGCTTAGAGATCGAGGAGCGATCAAATGGACTTCCATGATGCTTCCAGAACATTTAACGCAACTAAAACAAGACTTGTTAGATGTTTCGAAAATGGAGAAGCCATCTTTAGATGAACAACAAATTGAGGAGATTGACATCTTGGTTTCTGAAGCAATGGCATTCAATAAAGAACTGAAGTTTAAACTCTTTAAAGAAGGAGTTGCCGAGGATTTAATCGGTACAGTTCAATATCTAAATTACGAACAACACAAATTACATGTAAAAGATCATCACGATCAAACCGTATACATCACCATGAATGACATCATAGGAGTTGCTTACAATGATTGATTACTCACAGTTTCCACGTAAAAATATACTTTGTGTAGATATGAAATCCTTTTATGCTTCGGTTTCAGCTGTAACAATGGGATTGAATCCAATGACATGTTATCTCGCTGTAGTCGGAAACACGGATAGACAGGGAAGTGTTGTCTTAGCAGCGTCTCCTGCACTTAAAAAAGATTATGGAATCAAGACTGGCTCCCGGTTATTTGAGATTCCAGATGATCCAAGAATTCACATAGTAAACCCGCAAATGAAACTTTTCATCAGAGTTTCAACTGAAATAACTAAATTGTTTTACAGGTTCGTTCCTGAAACATGTGTACACACGTACTCAATTGATGAATCTTTTTTAGATGCAGGAAAAGAAAATCCTGAAGTCATGGCAGAAGCAATTCAGAGCAGTATGAAGAGAGAGTTCGGCTTAGTTTGTACTGTTGGCATTGGCGACAATATGCTGCTGAGTAAGTTAGCTCTTGATTTAGAGAGCAAGAAAACAAAGACTGGGATTGCACGGTGGAGGTATGAAGATGTTCCGAAAAAACTTTGGCGTGTTCATCCGTTATCTGAAATGTGGGGAATAGGAGGGAGGATGGAAAGGAATTTAAACCGAATGGGGATTGCGACTGTTGGCCAATTAGCCAATTATCCATTAGAGCTGCTTGAAAAACGTTTCGGCATTATGGGGAATCAGCTTTATTATCATGCCCATGGAATTGACCTTTCTGAAATTGGAGCTCCTTTAATGCAGGGGCAAATAAGCTACGGGAAAAGCCAGATATTACTTAGAGATTATACGAAGAAAGAGGATATCAAAGTAGTCCTCTTGGAGATTTGTGAAGAGGTTGCACGAAGAGCACGAACACATAACAAAGTAGGGCGTACGATCAGCTTAGGAATTGGTTACAGTAAAGATGAGTTCGGCGGCGGCTTTCACAGATCTAAAACAATTGATTTGCCTACGAATATCACAATGGATATTTATCGATACTGCTTGATTTTGTTTGATAAGTTCTATACAGGAAATACAGTAAGAAGTATTTCAGTTACTTTATCCAATATTGAAGACGATGTGAATCAGCAATTAAGTCTGTTTGAAAAGGATAATGAGAAGAGAAGGAAGCTTGGATTTGTGATGGACGGGATAAGAAATAAATACGGATCTAAAGCGATCTTACGAGCTGTTTCATATACACCTGGTGGAACAGCATTGCATAGAGCAGGTTTGACTGGTGGACATAAGTCATGAGAACAGAGAGCAGCTCCCTCTGTTCTCCTTACAAAGTTATTAGTTTTTTACGTTTCGGCTCTTTCAGCAACCTTGAACGTATCATTTTGTTGTTGGAGATAGGAAGCACCCAATGTTCCGGCAACGCCGAATAATAGAACTGCACAGATAAATAGTTTAGTTTTCATATTGCTTCTCCCCTTTTGATTTGTCTTCTTGCTTCATTTGCCAAACGATAAAATTCAACTGCACCCCAAGCATCCTGTTTTCCAGTGAGAAAATCTGCTACAGAGACACCATAACTTTCCATGTCAGGGTATATACCTCTTTCTTTGAAGAACTCGAATGTTTTCCTAACTAAGTCTAAATCATAGTCCAAGAAAAGTCCTTTAACCATTTTTAACTTTTCAAGTACCATTTCATTGTTATGCCGTTCAGCCAGCTGTTTGGCCTGTTCATAAAATTTTTTTGCGTTTTCAACGTCATTTTGCCTTCCCTTTAAGAAGGAGATAACAAATAATGTTTTAGCAGCGTAATCATGATTTTCCGGCTCAATGATTTGAAGTGACTTATTAAAGTGAAAAAATGCTTTATCAAGTTCTTCCATTTGATTATAACACAATCCAATATTAAACAGTGCTGAACGCATCAAATGCCCACGATTCTTTTCACTTTTGTTTAGCTCTACTGCCTCCTGATACGCTTTGTATGCTTGCTTTAAAGCTTCATCAAACTTCATACTGTCCAGCAAATTACCAAATATGACGAATTGACAGCGCACCTTTTGTACCCCGTATGTAGGGTTCCCGTCAATAGCAGGTTGTTTTTTAAATATATCGTAAGCCCTCATGGCATAATTCATTGAAAAATAAGTCTGTTTCATGTGGTAATACACTTCTGACAATTTAAAATAAAATTCAGCTTTTTCAACTTCAATATCTCCACTCTCGATTGAATCCAAATACCTCTCAGCTTGTCTATAGTAATTAAGGGAGAATGTTAACTCTTTTTGTCTGAAATAGAACATGCCCATGAAAAAGTAATAGTAATATTCCAGCATTCCTGTTAAATTTCCATGACCTTCATATTCTTTTAGCTCGCCATAATTTTTCTCAATGTCTTTTATAGCGTTAGGATACATATATGCCAACATTAGCTTATGTCTAAACTCAAGTAGGGAGAAGTATAGTAAAACATCTTGATTTTCTTCCATAACTTTTATTTCCTGCATAACTTCTTTACGCATTTCTTCTGCTCTACCGACCCAATTCTTTTTAATAGCCACATACCAATGATTCATCTTTGTTGCTACTAAATCATAAGGAATGACTTTTTCACTCTTCAAGTCCTAAACCCCTTTCATATCCATTTTATTATATAGTTGCATTAGAGGAAAGAAATGTAAAGGTGATTTGAGTGAAAATTAAAAACAAATCAATAATTTGTTTATGACCGAAACGAAAAAAATACCCTCCTCGTTAGAGAAGGGTACGTTATCAGTTTGCTGTTGCTTTCAGTGAGGCAAGCCACTCATCCAATGTTCCTGAGAAACCTTGTTGAACGGCTAATTCATATGCTGATTTTCCATCTTTACCGGCAGCACCAGTAGCACCTTTAACCCCGGTTGCGCCTGTTTCTCCAGTATCGCCTTTTTCACCTTTTAATGAAGCTAACCATTCCTCTACAGTTCCTGAAAAACCATTGTCTACTGCAATATCATAAGCAGACTTCCCAGTGACAATTGAGACATTAACCATTGGATTGAAGAAACTCATTTATGCGCCCCCAAAAAATTATATGTTATTCCTGACTCAGAAATTTTGAAGCTTGTGATAGGTGAATCATGAGCGTCCATTTGAAAGCCTTGTCCAGCTCTTAAATAGATAGGATCACCACCATTGATTGATACGTGGCATTCCTGATCATTCGAAAAGCTGAATTTATAGAAAGAATATTTAATCGTCCAGGTTGCAGGTGGGGAAGGGATCACTTCATGGTTAGATTCTGACTTCTCAAGCATTGGACTCCCGATATATCCAGATCCTATTTGCATGTTCAACAATCATTCCTTTCTTCTTAAAAATGAAAAAAGGGGAGATGAACTCCCCGACTTATTTTGGTTCTGTGTATTCCATTGCTTGATCACTATCTGAGATACCTGTAGTGGTTGGATCCACTACAATTCCCATGGCAGTTAAAAATGTCAGCAGTGCATTAAATTTCTCTGTGAGATCATCACTAAACACAGAAATATCGTATCCAAAAGCTGATGCAATTGCTTGTGCAAACAAAAGAGTTGCAGAGAAGATTGCAACCAGGAATGTTTTCTTTTTAAGTCTTACTTTCCAGTTAATTTTAGTCATGAAATTCGCTCCTGTTCATTTTATTTAAGGCCAAAATGTATGAGTAACCAGGCTGCGACAATAGTCGCAATTACACTGGGCAGTACCTTAAACACAAGGTCTTTAGTAAACTGAGAGGGATCAATTTTACGAGTAGAATCAGAGCGTTCCAATATTTCAACTCGATTGTCCAGTTTTTCATATGATTTACTCAGATTTTTTAAACTGTTGCTCATTTCGTTCAGAGTGCTGAACTGTTCTCTCGATTGTGCTTGAGAATCCTTATTAATTTCGACTTGCTGCTCAACTAGCGTAGCAATACGACCAATAACATTTGTTCTTTCTTCAAGAGAGTCAATTTTGTTATCAGTGTGCTTAGCTTTTTCTTCAAGTGCACTTAATCTTGAAATGGTGCTTTGCTCAAAGTTATCCATTTGTCACCAACCTTTGATAAAATAGAAAGGTGACATTACATCACCTCCTAAAATAAGAGGATAATCATTGATATACCTCGATCAGCAATTATCCTCAAGGATATTTAAATATATTTAGATTTTTGACCCAAACTGACCTGAGATGTAGCCGCGTTTACCTTTATAGATCACTTCCCAGTAACCCTTAGCATTGTTTGAACCTTTCACTGAGCCAGAAATGCTGATGGTATCACCTAGCTTTATAGTGCCGAGGTTCTTTGCTTTGTTTTTATCGGGTCTGTCCATAACGATTGCAGCGCTTTTTGCTCCGACAACTTTAATCTTGCCTACAGATTTGATTCCACTGTTATCAGACTTAGAAGTGGGTTTAGGCTTTGGGGTTGATTTTCCAAGCTCAGCATCACTTTTAATGTATTTCACATTTACATATCCGCTGTATGTAGCACCTTTAGAATTGGTGTATTTAATGTAACCCCAACCATTTTGAGTTGATCCTTTTTGGTATTGGACAGTGGAGCCTTTAGGAAGGGCAAGTACAATAGAGGAGTTCGCATTGCGCTGAGTTCTCACATTAAGACTGTCTGCGATAACTGTGTTCTTAACATAAGAGCCATTTGTTTTAACGACTTTTGTTGGCTTTGAAGATGAGGAAGAAGTTTTTCCGCCGAGTGCTTTTAATTCTGCAGCAATGGCCGCTTTCACTTGATCCCAACGCCCCTCAGACAGAATACGATGCGGACAGTATTTTCCGTTCCAGTCCTGATGCTTTCTGATTTTGTCAACGCCCCATCCGCGCTCTTTGAGAAGTTGCGCCACAAACTTGATAGCCAGCGCTTCTGCTGCGCGGTACCGCGCGCCACCTGACTTACTGTAGCAGATTTCTACTGCGATAGACTTACGGTTACCGGTTCCATTCCTTCCATCGCCAGAGTGCCAAGCGTTCCGATCCAGCGGAATCCCCTGAATGACTTCTTTATCATCGATGGCAAAGTGATAGCTTGTCGATTCACTGTTTCCCGTCATATAACTGATTTCATTGGCGGCTGATGCGTCGTTTGCTGTGTTATGAATAGTGATATACTCCGGTGTCATTGGGTTCGGACATTTCAGGGCGTATTTTTCACTTGGAACTAATCTCTTTTTCACTGCAATTGTCATATTGAACATCTCTCCTAAAAATTAAATTTGAGCACAAAAAAGAGAGAAGGGGGTAAATTCCAATCTCTCTTTATCTCACGTATGCTCTTGTTATCTCTGTTTTTGATTGCTGTAAATTGAATAAAATTTATATTTTAACTAGAACATAACCACCTCCTTTAAAGAGGACACTAAATTAAACTGTGGGTGTTATTAAGCAGACAGCGACACCATATCCTCTTTCCTTTGCATAAGGTGTAGTTATTTTCATTACCGGATAACCTGAAGCATCAGAGGATTTTGATCCTTTTCCGGCTTTAGGTACAATTCTGTCGCCGTTTTGAACTGTTTCATCAATGCGAACGAATATCTGTCCAAACATACCGACAATATTCCATTCAGGACGCTCAGATCGTGGAACATATTCTTCATTGGCGTTGAAGTTGGGGTTTTCTTTTGGTAACCTTCTTATTTCTGTTCTTTGTATACCTTCCGAATCCACAAATGTTACATCCGTATCTTCATAAATAAGACCGCCGAATTCATTTTTGAGGTATCTTCCTTGCCAATTAAACAAAGACTCTCCGAGCACAATACCAGCTGTTTCAGATATAACTCCTAATACCTTGTCACCGAGATTCGCTTTCTTAATTTTGTCCCCATCAAGTGTGACCATATATCCGGTAGGAATTGCTCTTCCATCTGCAGATTCGAAATACTCCGCATAATCAGCAAATGTTGAAGCGCCTTTAACCTGACCGGTTAAGGCAATATTTCCTCTCATCGCATCATGTTCTATCTTAATGTTCGAGATGGAAGGGGTATCTGATGTTCCATATCCCCATATAGTGGTATACCCTTTTCTGTTTACTACAGATTGCGATCCAATAACAACCCTAGAAGATCCTGATCCTTCAATGGAAGAATTATTTGATGCAACAACCAATGAACGACTTCCTTCAGCTGTTGTTTTAGATCCACCAGAGGAAGCAATAACTGCATTACGTGGCCCTTCTGCTTTAGAACCGCCAGTTGTTGCAATAACAGCAGAAGCATCGCCAGTTGCTTGTCCGCCACCTGAAGATGCCATTACGACGCTAGTATTCGTTTTAGCATAGCCAGAAGTCGTCGCAATCCGTGTGCCGCCTTTGAAATTATTCGGGATAAACGTGTAAGTTTTTCCGGCAATTTTACTGGGAGTAGCGTATTGTTCACACATCGCAGCGCTAATATTAGCTTGTGAATTCGTGCAGTAAACACCAATTGAACCTGCTTTGTTTGTTCCCGTCATGTTAACGTTATTGATATTGACTGAGCCAACTTTACTTCCCACAGCAATACCCACTAGTGCAGATTGGTTAATAGTCACATTCGAGACGTTTACATTGTCTGATTTTTGAGCTCCACCGATTACATAGATATCGTTACTTGCTGTTGTAAACCCTGAAACAGTGATGTTGCTTAGGTTGATATTTCTGCTCTTATATTGAGTAGAGATTACTGTAGTATTCTTATAATCATACGTCGGATCACCAATTGCATTGAAGTTTGATACATTTACATTTCTATAAGCTGAAATAACAAGTGCGCGAGGATTTAAACCTTGATAAAGGTCACTGAAAATAGGATGTTGTGCAGTGCAGTTAACAACATTAATGTCACATGCACTTGTGGAGATTTTTTCAGAGGCTAGGTGGAAGCCAATATGTCTAAAGTCGAAAGCGCGGATATCATTTTCGGAATAGCAGTTAATTAGGTTTACGTTTCTTGCTGCTGGTGCTCTGTTGTGAGCTTTGACTTCAAAACCTCTGCAGTTTTTTCGGCTGTAACAGTTCACAAGCCACACATTTTTAGAGCCATCATCAATTTCAAAACCGTTTGAATTTGAAGCTCCTTTACTGTGGGCGGATCCATTAGCGTCATAAGCATAGCAGTTAGTGAAGAAGATGTAATCAGAATAGTGAGTTGTGAAGCCATCATCACCATAATTAGTTGCAGTACAATTTTCAATCCAAACATATTTGCTACCATTTGGCTGATAATGATCTGCTCCATCAGAGGAAGAGTTCCAAACAGGGGAGCTTACATCAAAACCGTGCACACCTGGATTTCGAGCATTGACGTTTCTAACTCGAACAAATTTAGAGTTAACAATACCCACACAGTTTGCATTTGTTCCATTTGTAATGGTGTTGTCCTTTTTGTCTAAATTCCAATCGAGGTCTAAGTCTTCAATTAAGATATATTCGTTTCCGTTTGTGTAGTCGCTATTGGTTAACACACAAGATGTTCCGGCGGCAGTTGGGTGAAGCTTGATAATAGACCCAGATCCAACACCGTAAAGTCTGACATAAGAAGGGATATGTAATCCTTGAACCATATAAATACCTGCAGGTACAAAAACCTCTCGTTTCCCACTTGCAAAGGCAGCTTTGAAAGCTTCAGTGTCATCAGTAATACCATCACCCTTAGCTCCAAAATCCTGAACATTGACACTTCGTCTGATAAATTCATTTAAGACTTTATCAACAATTGTTGCGCCGGATGCAGGGATTTTTGAAATGTCTCCAATAGTGTTTTTGATATCTGTTAAACTAGAATCGACTGTACTTATTACGTTTGTAATGTCTTGAGAAGCGGTATCAAAAGCTTTTTTGATTTCAGGAGCAGTGAACGATACCCCATCAGATTTGAGTAATTCAATCGACATGGGTACATACTGCTCTGTTTTCTTGTCATAATATTTAAATCCCATTCATTTACCTCCATAAAAAAGAGACCCGATCGAAGTCTCCTTTAATCAATTTCATACCAAACTGCACCTGATTCTGGAGCAACGTTTGATATAACAACTCTTTGTTTTTCTGGAATTAAGCCTTCATCCTGATACCATACATAATTAGTATTGAAAGGTTCTACAGCGCTTAATAAGATATTGAAACCTTCGTAAGCTTCCGAAGTTCCAATATCAATCCAATCAAAACCATCCCATCTGTACACGGTTTTGTTTTCTTTTACAGCAACCGTCCATCCTATAAGTGGATTGGGGTAAGTTGTTTGTATATCTGCGAATGTATAAACAGAGGGTTTGTAAATCTTCCTAGTGTTCTCAACTACATACTCATAATCTGATGTTGCTTGTCTGCACCAATTTGTTATTTCAATACATCGTTTAGTGACACGTTCACATTCAGCAATTCGTTCGTTGATACGAATAATGGCATCTTCAGCATCATCTATTAAGCCTTGAAGTGTTTCAATGACCATATTTCCTTGCCGTTTAATCCAAATCCTTGAGGCAGGGGAGAAGGTGCATCCTTCTCCTTGATATGTAAAAGTAAGTGATTTACCTTCGTTTGAACCATTAAAAAAGACAACGCCCATAAGGTAATCAACCTTAAAGTAGTTGTCTGCTAATTCACCATCTTCAATTTCTCGCCATTCTTTACCGTCACCTTCAACCACAACTCTGTACTCACGATTAGGGATTTCAGTAAGTAAGGCCCGACCATTGTAAACAGTTAAAGTTTCACTATAACTTAAATAAGGGTCATCGATTGAACCCTTCCTTTTTTGAGAAAGGGTAGGGTCGTTATAGAGCTGAGGAAAATCCAAACTAAATTCACCGTCCTTTCTTATTGTGTAATTGATGGAGCAATTCTTCCAAGTGCGCGACTCTCTCTTCTAAACTCTGCAGTCTTTTCTCTTTAAGCCTTTTTCCATGTACTCCTAACAATTCCCATGATCACTATATATACAATCGCAATACCAACAGTTACACCCTCAATTTTTATAAAAAAACTATTCAAAATTATTAATAAAAACGCTAGCACTGACGCAAACCAGTGTATAGATTCATATTTTTTGTCGCTCATTGCTGATCCCCTCACTCTTTCTGTTAAACACTTTATATACCAAAATCCATCATGACACAATTTCTGCTATGGGATCAAGTGGTAAAATGGTTTATAATTTACAAGGTATTTTTAAGTGAAGAAGGGGTATTATCGTATGAAAACGGTCAAGTCTTTGCATAAAAGTAGAATTTTATTTATAGAAAGAAAGTTGAAATAAAAAAAGACGCATCCAATAAGGATATGCCTGTTTAGTTTACATTCCTATATGCTTCCCAGATGTACTTTGTACTTAATTTATTCCCTCTTTGATTGCTGTCTGAGCCTGTTATAAATCCAAGCTCGTTTATACTTCCGTATGTAGAGTTTCCTCCAACCAGGTATATTCCCATTTCATTTACCTGATACGTATAACCTCCTGTCTCATCAATTAATAACATGGAATCATTAGAAGACACTGGCCACACTTTCACATGTGTTGGAATGAAAGGTAGCAATATCTGTTTACTAATTGTTCCATCGCCTACATACGTTCCTTTAGCAGTCTGAGGAATATCAGAGGATAACGCATATTCCGAGTGTAGTTTACCACCAAGAAACTCAGCGTTGCCATCTATGGAACCTATAATGATTCCTTGGTCATTACGTACAGGTATTGTATTAGGCGTGGATAGCGTTGAAGTCGTGTAACCATTTAATGAATCAGCCGATCCCGCAGAAGACACAATCCACTCTTCGCCATTAAAAAGCTCTTGTTTATTAGTCTTTGGATCGATCCAAATCGTTCCCGATTCTGGCGCAATGGGCTTTGTCTCTGTAGATATTGTATAAAGTCCGTTAACTTTTCCATCGAGACTTCCTTTCACTTCAACGGAATTAGAGGGGAGGTAAGGATTTTCGTTTGGATGAAGGGATTTTACGATGTCAGATCCAATGAATTGAGTTATCTCTATATCTGCATCAACTCTTCGATAGGCTTGAATACCAATTGTGTAGTACATATTGGAGGGGAGTCCTGTAAATGTAGCAGCTCGTTTGTCATACTTTACATTCTTCAGGTCTTCACTTGCCATTTTTGAGCCAAAAACGTACTCTTCATTTTTGCTACTTCCATGCAGATATATTTCAAAACCATCAATATTGTATTGATCTTCGTCTGATTCAACATAGTCCCATTGGAAAGTTACATCAACAGAACCATCATCATTGGTCGTATGAGAAATAGCAGTTCCGTCCTTTGCAATAATAGGGGAGGCTGGTTTAACAGCAATCCTGTCATTACGTCGGTTGAAGTTTTCAGTAACCTCATCGTACTTGATTTTCCTTTTGTTTGTCTCAGTGCTGATTTTGTTAGTTCGATAAACTGTTTTGAGCATGTTCTCAAAATCCGATGAAGCTCGTTTACCGTTTGAAACTGTAACGCTTAAGTTGGACTGTTCAAAATCAATCGAAACAGCTGTTATTGTTGCTTTTACATCGGTATAGAAGCTTTTCTGTTGTACCCTTACGATGTCACCAAGAGAAAACCTGTCCCAATTATGTTTTTCACTAATGCAATTGAAAAAGTTCACTAAACCTAATGTTAGATTAACAGCTGGTGCATTTCGGTTTTCAAGTTCTCCGTTTGCAGCGTCATATAATTCATTCTCATCAAAGATACTGTCATTAGACCATTCGGCTGTAATAATGTATTTTGAAAGTTCATTCTGGAGTTCAGTGCTGAAGTTCTTTTCAAAAGACAGTTTATCTTTAAGGGCGGTAATCTGTGTTGAAATTTGTGTAATAGAAGCTTGTATTGCTTTAATTTCTTCTTTTTTTGATTCAACTTCTTTTGATTTAGCATCCCTTTGCTTTATAAGATCAGTAGTATCGTCGCCGGCTTTACTTGCAACTGTAATCCTATCCAATATCTTTTGGAAATCAAGTTGCAACGTATATAGTTCATTATTCGATGCTGTTTCTTTTTCCTCGGCTTTCTTTTTCTCATCTAAAAGCTTGTAGAAAGAGCTACCTTCATTATTAACTAGGTCATTGTAATCTAAAATTGCATGACAAAGTGCATCAGACATGTAGTTGCTTCTTTGGATTACATTTCGTTTCTGGTCACGCTGAAAAGGGTAGAGGAAGTACGAAAAATCGTCTATGTATGATTGTCCGGTTGGATTTACGGAGTTGATGCTTAATCCATCTTTGCCTGTAGCATAAATCCTTGTAACGACATCATCCATATCCTCAATGTCATCCAGAGAAATCATATATTGGGCAGGGGTTATTTTGAGACCCTTGTATTTAGATACATCAGATTCTTTGTAAAAATCAACAGTACAGTCAATTGTATTAAAGACAGGAATTGCTTCGAATTTCTCACAAATCGAATACATAAAATCAAGCTTGTTTGAAGAAGAAATATCAAACTGTCTGTATTTTAAATTGAAGAGGGGATCAATGAAACCGATAGACCATTCAGTATTTTTTAGGCAGTCGGTAGCGACCTCTTTAAGATTTTTCGAAGTTTCTTCATACTTAATGACACCTTGCTTAGAAAGTACATATTGAAGTGATTTGCATTCAACCTGGATAGTGTCCACATCATTGCTGTATGATTTGGTTTTCTTGACTACTGTAAACCAGATTGTAAGTCCATAAAATTCTGATTTTATTAAGTACCAAGGTCTCAATAGATCAACAACGTGATTCCGTTTATTTACACCATCGTAAGTAGCAGTTAAAGGGATTGAGAATGTTAATTCGTGTACATTACTGCCGTGATTGAGAGTTACCATTGGATTGATTACTTCATCAATATTTGCGATCTTTGTTTTATTTGGTTTAGCTAGGGAAAGACGAATATCTTTAATTTCCGTGTCTTTACGAATTGTAATCAAATGTCTAACCCCTCCTACAAATACTTGTATCTAAATGAAAATCTTAATTTGCAATTCCCTGTAACCTTTAATCTGTTTCTTCCGAAGCCCAATCTCAAGTACTGGTCATTAAAATCATCATAGCGCTCATTCACATAAAGATTGGATTCGATGATTTCTTTTTCGCCGTTTATTTTTAAGAGTTCCTTATCTTTTAAGTTGCTGAATACGAACGGTTCAGAGAAATCACTGAGATTTTCGATTTTTATGTCACCATCACCAATTTTCAATATTTCTAAAGAGGGGAAGATGTTTACATCGCCTTTATTATGCAACTCAACAATTTCAGTACCAGAGGATATATCAAATGCATGAGTGATTGCATTTCGACTGTAAGCGTAAGGGGAGTTGCATTTCATAGTTAACCGGACGTAGCCATTACGAGCGGCATTATGAACTAAATCAGCTGTATCTACTGGCATTGCATAATAAACGATATCAAGGTTTTGGCTAAACGCAAAAGGCTTGTAATCATCTACACTTAACCAACGTTTAATTGCTCGTACATTCTTTTCATCAAAGTGATCACCGAGATAAAAATTCAATGGGAATTGCTTAGGTTCCTGTTTAACACCTTCAGTGTAGGGCTCAGGCCGCCCCTTTACATAAGTCTCATTGACTGTTCTTGAGCCTAAGAACGGTTCCTCAACTAAGCCTGAATCAGTATTAACATTTGTGACACCATAGTCACTTGATTTTTCGTTATTAAATAAAAAATAGAGGCTTTCTCTAATCAATTTTTATCACCTCAAAAATAAGAAGAGCCAGCATATACACTGGCTCATGAGTTATTGAAATTTATACCCTTGTTTTTAAGACCATTTGCAAATTTATTGAATACAAAATCAGCTGTTTTCTGAGGATTTTCTGATTCATTAATGTTAAATGTAGCTTTAAAATTATTGTTGTTTACAGTGCCGTTTACTGACTTAGTAGCATCTGGTGGGGAAGAGAGGCTTTGAATACTCGGTATCAAACTATTAGAAAGACTGGATTGATTAATATTTGGAATTATTGATGGAATAGAAGTAATCCCTTTGTTAATCAAAGCTGCTAATTTCCCACCTTGACCCCATTTAGGTGTCTCTTCACTTGGAGCGCTGTTCTCACGTACAGCTTTTACTGTATCCAAGATGTTTGCAGTATCAGTTTTATTAAGGATAAGTTCTTTATCATGAAGGAAAGCGAGTTTACCTGCGCCCAGTCCTGTACCTGTATATCCACCCGATGCAAAAGAGGATACCTTTTTCCCAGTTTTATTACCTTTGGTTACAGTATTCAGGGCATTGGAGGCTTCTTTAAGCTTATCGATAAGGTTATTGGAGATGCTTTTCCCTATGGACTCCATATTGCTGTTAATGAACTTAGAGAATTCATTCAGTTGCTTAGCAATATCAGTAATCTTCCCATCCATTAGCTTTTTCTCAAGTTCCTTAAACCCACGCTCATCATTAACGAGATCATCGTATTTCTTGTTAATTGAATCTTCATCTTTTTGAAGCTGATCTTGTAACGATTCTTTTCGTTTACTGTTTTCACGATCTTTAAGAAACTCATCTAATGCTTCTTGCTGTTCTTGAAGTTGCTTTTCCAAGTCTTTAACCTGTGATTTTGCTTCATCAGAGTCATCAAGGGATAGTTTGTTTAGTTTATCTTTGGTTTCCTGAATAGCCTGATTCTTTTCTTTGAGCTCTTTTTGGTATTTAGCTTCATCATCAGTTTTATCAATCTCATCAATCAAGTCTTGCGTAGCTTTTTGATGCGCTTTTAATTCAATATCACGCATCTTTTCGTACATCTCTTTGTAGATGGAGACAACTTCATCAGCAAGAGATTTGTACACATCTTTGATTGATTTCTTTGTGTTGTAAAGCTCTAGGTTGTAATCCTTCTGCTTATCTTTCCAATTTTCAATCTCCTCTGTGATTTGTTTCTGAATATCTGGGAACCCTTTAGCAGCTTTCTTTTGTGCTTCCAACTGTTTGATATACTTCTTCGCTTCAGTCTGTTGCTGCTGAATAAGCTTAATCTGTTGGCTATAATATTTAACCTTGTCTTTATCTTCCTCGGTCATGGATATTTTGTTGCTAACATCTTTAAGCTTGGATTCAGTTTTCTTGGTTGATTTCTCAATGCCGTTAAGCGTTTGATCAACCTCGGACTGAATGAGCTGCCCACGAAGTTCTCTTACTTCTTCTTGGAAATTGATGAGATCAATCTTAGCTTGTTTTAATTCCTCAGCAAGCTGTGCTCTTTGAGCGGCATTCAGAGTTTTGTTTGTTTTGATTTCTTTTTCAATAAAAGAAACCTTCTGACTCTGAATCTTTTGTTGTTCAGTTAAAGCTTTTTTCTGATCGTTTGTATACTTGCGGAATTCTTTACTGTCGCTCAAGTAATGACTAGCGAGGGCTTTGTCTTTAGCGATTCTTACGTCAAAATCGCCAATGCGCTTGTCATATTCATCAAGTTTCGACTGAACGATTTCATATCTGAGTTCTTGTATCTGATCGTTTACTGAGTCAATGTCGCCTTGAAGGGAGAGGAGGTCGGATTTAGCTTGTGCGATTGCTTGCTGTCGTTCTGCTTCAGCTTGAGATGCATCTGAAATAGATGTACCGACACCTTTTAAATACTTCTCAGGGTCAATCGTCTTTCCGTTTTCCTCAATTTGAAGATGAAGGTGATTTCCTGTTGAATTACCCGTACTGCCAACTTTACCAATGGTCTGGCCAGCTTTAACAGTTTGACCGGCTTTAACAGAAGGGGTATCAAGCATATGCATATACTTAGCAACTTTTCCATCATCCTGCTGAATGACAACCCAGTTACCGGCAGTCTTGCTATAACCAGCAATTTGAACTTTTCCACTTTGAACCGATTTAATTGCTGTTCCAGCTTTTGCTGCGAAGTCGATACCTTTATGTGGAGTTGATCGGTAAGCGCCATCTTGTGCGCCATACTTAGAACTTATTCTAAACGCACTGTTCTTCGTATAGTAGCTTGCAATAGAAGAATTAGCAGAAGTCATTGACTTAGTGTAATTAGACATGATCTTCTGAACATAATTCTGCGTTTCTTTGAAAGGAGGGACTCCACCGTATTTAATTACATTACCAGGGCCTGCGTTATAAGCAGCAAGTGCTTTCTCAACATTGCCACCAAATTTGCTTAGTTGTTGGGCTAAATATTTCGTGCCACCCATAATGCTCTGATAAGGATCATAAACATTGTTTACACCTAAGCTTTTAGCAGTGGAAGGCATCAACTGCATCAAACCAGCAGCCCCGGCTCCAGAACGAGCCCTTGCATTGAATCCTGATTCTTGTTGGATTACAGCTGCAATTAGAGCTGGATCAACACCGTATTTGCTTGCGGCAGAATTAATGTAGCTGGAGTATTTACCGGAGTAAGACCCGCCACCGGAAGAATAAGAACCACCAGAAGATGAACCAGAGGAAAGGGAAGAGGTAACTATACCGTATTGTGCAATGTTCCCTGACTTAATTTGATCCTTGAGGAGTTTGGCTTGCTCCTGCATAAGCTTTTTCTTTTGTTGAAGAGCTTTAATTTCTTTCTGCAGGGCATTTCGATAACTTTGGGAATACTTTGGATAGTCGTTTACTTGCTTATTGTATTTTTCGACTTCAGCATTAACTTTCTCCAGAGCTTCCTTGTATTTATCAGCCACGTACATAGATGTTTTCATTTCCTCAGAGGCTTTATCACTTGAAGAAGAAAGGTCATCAAGAGATGTTCCTGTTTCAGATAGGGAAGTTGAAGCCAAATCGGCTAGTTTATCAAGCTCTTTAAGCTGATCGGTGATATCAGTGACCTGGTTTAAATCATCTTGTGTTTTCGGTAGGAACTGTAGCGCACCACTGTTCCCTTTTTTTAGTTCGTCGTATATCTTTTTCTTGTTGTCTTCAAGCTCAGACTTCATTTTATAAGCGTCTTGAACAGTCTTGATAGCCTTGACTTCAGACTTATACATATTAATCTTTTTATTTAATGCATTAGCTTGATTAATTAGATCTTGTCTTACAGATTGTTGCATATCATTATAAGCTTTGAGTTTTGTGTCCCGAAGCTTAACAACTGCATTTCTGTTGATTTTTACAACACCATTTTCAACTGAAATTGCATCAGCAAGATCATGTTCTTTCTGAATAAGCTTCATGGCTTCTGTTGCAGATATGCTTTTACCTTCAGACATTTTTTCAAGGAGGTTGTTTAAAGGGGAAATGCTGTCAGACATAGTATCATAAGCTTCATTTTGAATAGCAGATATAGCAGCATCATTTTGCTTCGATTCAACTAATTCATCGATGATTCCTTTAATTGCTTCAAAATCACCTTTAGCTTCTTTGAGCTTGTCAGATAAATTCCCGACTTGCTCACCTAATGCATCTACACCTTCACCATTTTCATCCCAGGTTACTTTTGCAGTTTGTGCAGAATCGTTTGTAGAGTCAATGGCAGTTTTAAGATCATCATAAGATAAAGCCAAACCATTAGCTTTATCTTTGCCACTCATATATTGATTAACAAGCTGTTCTAAGCTTTTAGAGGCGGAATCAAAATTATTTTTATTTCCCGATTGCAGTGCTTTTTGGATATTTTCCATGTATTTTGAAACATTTATTGAAAATGACTCAAGTTCATCTGCATTCATTTTGCTGAAATCGATTTTATCGAAAGCGTTAGATATTTCCCTTGAAAGATTCGGATTTATCTTTATTGAGTTAAAGGCATCAATTGTCTGTTGCACTTGCTCTCTAATTTTAGCCTGTGAGCTGGATAGCTCTTGTTCAGTACGTAGTGCATCTTGTTCAGCTTTAATACCTTGATTTTTTTTGTCATTTTCAGAAGAGAAAATATCCCAACTCTTGCCGTTTTTATAATAATCGGCAACCTGCTTATACTGTTTAATCTTATCATTGAGTTTATCAATGTCTTTTAAGCTTTCCTTAAAGTTACTATTGGCACCTGTTTGAATGTCTTTTTTGTTTAAATTACTAAGGTCTTCAGTGTACTTTATAGCATCCTTAAGTGCTTGGTTTTTCTTTAAGATTGCTTGCCCTTGAGAATCATAACCAGCGATCAAATTCGGGAATGTTTGTGCTAATTGCTGTGTTACTTGCAGATATTCTTGCTCTTGGTCAGCCGATAAAGCTCCGCCATCTTTAGCCTTTTGTAATTCTTTGTATTGGCTAATCAGTTTATCAGTTTCATCTTTATTGGTTGTAATTGCTTCAATGCTAGTAGTTTTAGCTTGTTCAAAGTCTTCTCTAGCTTGTTTTAAATCAGAATAAGAGGAAATAAGTTTCTCAATAACGACGCCCAGTCCAACCATGGCTGCCATAGGAAGAAAACTTCCTGCTAAGAAAGCTCCAGTGGTCATCGCCACTCTTTTAAGTCCAACTAGGGATGCATTAAATGCAGTTACAGCTCTATTCCATACAACTGTTTTGGCAGAGGCGGCAGTTACTCCAACAGTTACAGCATTAAAGTTGAGCACTAAATTTTTAAGGGCTGCGCCCATTGCCATTCCTGAGGTAAGTGCACTTGTACGTAAAGAAGTGTTAAAAAGCATAACTGCAGCTGTAGTAGCTCCTATAACTTGAGGAAGGAGACCGACTGTTTTAGTGATTTGAGCACTTATTTGCATTAAACCTTTAAGTGCATCAGCAAAAACAACAATACTATCTGATATGAAAGCTTCACTGGAGGCAACTGACATCTCTGTAAATGCATTTGACAACCTATTTAATCTTGCCTGTAAACTGTCAGCGTATTTCTGCTGTTCACTCCAAGCACTTCCTGCGGAATTAGCCGCAGTAGTCGCTGCGTTTTGTGATATGGAAAAGTTGTTCATTAAGGCATTAAATCTAGAAAGCTGATAAATGCCCGCTACACCTATCGAGGTGTTTTGTTTTTGAGCATCGCTGAGGTTATTCCATTTGTCTGCTAACTCATTAATTAATTCAGTAGCAGATTTCGCCTCACCACTAGCTGTTTTCACAGAAATACCAATCTGTTCTAAGGCTTTAATTGAGCTATTATTATTCCCAATACGTGCGAAAATGGTTTTAAGTGAGTTACCAACAATGTTTCCTGATTCACGGGTGGTACTTGCAATTGCAGTAGTATACCCAATCAGATCATTTAATTCAACGCCAAAAGTGGAAGCGGTACTTCCTGCTTTTCGAATCGAATTCGCTAGGTCAAGAGTAGTTACAGCATAGTTGTTATCGACTTCATTAAGCTTATCTGCAATTGAAATAGAATCATTAGCAGCAATATTGAAGTTTAACATTGCGGCAGTTAAAGTGTTAACTGTGTCATCAGGAGTCAGGTCAGAGACGTTTTGGAGTACCTGAGCGGTTTTTGTTAGAGTGGACAGTTCACTTTCATCGAACCCCATTCGCCCGAAATCGCCAGTCATTTGCAGAATGTCAGTGATCTTATTTGAAAGCGTGTCACCTAAGTTGATTGATTCCTCGAGTAGCTCATTGTACTTATAATCAGGCTCATTCATTACACGTCTGATGTTGGTCATCAAAGTGTCAATTTCAACAGCTTGAGACACCATTTCTTTGAGCCCAGATATAGCACCATAGAACAAAGAACCGGAGATCAAATATGTCGACATACTTTTGAAAGCTTGAGTTAACTCCGTGCCAAAAGAGGAGGCTTGACTAGACGCTGTTTGAGCATTTGAAGCCAACTCCCTAAATTGCATGTTCAAGCTTTGCATTTGAGATCTGATATTACTACCGCCGGCACTTACATTAAGACTATTTACTGCATTTAAATAATCTTGAGCAGCTTGTCTATTGCCGGCACCCATTGTATCGCCGTAACGTGTATTAAGGTTTTGTACGTTTACCTGCGCTTGACGTTGATACAACTCAATAGTTTTTCTGAGTTCATTATTTTTCGCCACAGCAGCAGACTTATCATCGAGCATTTTAATTCTGTTTTGTAATGCTTCAATTTGTTGTGCTGTTTGAGCAGTATTTAATTTCCGTCCAAGGGAAGAGAGGGTGGTGTCAGTTACAATTCCTTGCTGTCTAAGTTTTTCTAAATCCAGCTTTAATTGTTCAATGGCTTTTCGTTGCTGATCATAGTTCGTTGTTACTTTAGATGTAGTAGCATTTGTTTTTGGATCAGTTGTATAGGTAATATCATCGAAGCCATTGCGGTTCTTTTGAGTAACCCTCGTTGTTTGTCCTTGAGAATTCTTCTGTTCTGTTCTTTTCTGTACTTGACCAAGTTTTTCAGTCGCTTGAGCAAGCCTGTTAACTTCTTGCGTTTGTTCACGTAATGATTGATTGCGATTGTCTATGGTCTTTGTTTCACGCTGAATGATTTCGCCATTTTTCTTATATTGCTGCGTCAGCTTTTCAACAGTACCATCAGCATTTCTGGTAATAGTTGTAGTTTCTTTAACTGTTTGATTGAAGGATTTGAGATGTTTTTGATAAGTGTCGACTGCAGAGGAAAAATCGTTGAGAGTCTTTAAAGCAGAGGCATCAATATTGGTCTTTAAATTAAGGGAATTTAGCTTTTTCTCTAAAGATTTAATTTGCTGATTTAACTGTTCGACAGTTTTTGAAGAAGTATCAGCTTTGGGTGTGAGTATGATCTTTAAATCTTGACTCAAATATAGGTCACATCCTTTCGAATAGGGGAGAGTGATTTTTAGGGCATATAAAAAAGCCACTCATTATTGAGCGACTTTGTTTGCTTTCCGTATTGCAATCTCCATAATCCCTTGCCATATTTCAGCATTTGATAAAGCATCTTTAACTTTTGGATCGTCCTGTTTAAACCCTTTAACATTCTCTAGGCCAAATTCATCTTTACTCGGCAGGAAATCAAATCTGTAAATAGGGGAGGAGAAATCATCGAGCTTTAATTTCAAATCAATTTTTTTGAAATACTTTGTTTCTGTCTTATTGGAAGTCAGCCCGCCAACTAAAGCTCCAATACTGCCTGCGGCTAATCCACCTACAACAGCGCCTGTTATTTGACTTCCTTTGGACACTTTTGTAATTGTACTATCATCAATTGAAACCTCGGCTTCAATGATTTTTTCAAAGGGGATAATTGTTTCTTCAAGTGTTCCATATTGATTGAATTTGTGAATCATAAATTTATCTTCCGGTTCAATCAATGTAAGCTTTGCATTTTTATCTGGATTAATAATCGACTTGCAATTAGAAGGGAAGTTCCCAACCATCTCAATCTCGTTTGCCCTTTTTTTATCTATTTCTTTTTGCTTGTCCGATGCTAAAACCCCAATAATAATGAAAGAGCCGACAACTAAAATTAGAATGATAGCCCATATCATCCAATCACCGCCAGTATTATTTTCCTACATTATAACATGATTTCCAAAAGTGTAGAACCAACAAAGGGGAGGATCACTTTCCTTTTTCGGACTTAATCTGCTCAAGTAATTCTTTAAAGTATGTAGCAGTAATAACAATGTCCCTATCTTTTCGTACAAGGAAAAGTAGGAGAAGGCAAATGGATGTTGCGATTAGAATATACCAAAGCAAATTAAACCTAAATAAAATTCTGAGAGATAGTAAGCATGTTCCTATGAGCACACTTCCAACTGTCCACATTTTTGTATGATCGAAGGACGCTTCAATTCGAGTCATACGGGAAATAGCTAAAGTTAAATCTGATGGATTAAGTGATTTTAGGATTTGAAATTTGCGTTTTTGTTCTGAGTAAGCTTCGCCTGAGTGGGGGAATTCTTTTTGTATGTATTTGATCAGGTCGCGACTATCCATCTGTACTAAATTGTGCTTAAGTATTGTCTTATTCATGTTTTTCACCTCTCCATATTATCGTCAAATATGGAAATATGTTTAAGACGAAATAAACCCCTACTTACAAAAGTAGGGGCATAAATTATGCAAAAGCTAAATCTTCTTGTTTGCTTCTTATAGTACGGTTCTCCAATTCTCTTACCAGTGCATCATACCGGATTCTTGCTACGCGTCTTTGTGAAATAGATAGCGATCTGTTCCCCATCATCTCTAAGTATTGTTCCAATTGGTGTTTTTCTGCTCTAGTTGCACTAATTCTCATACTTTTCCCTCCCTAAAAAGTACTTATTGCATCTTGATAGTATCAAACAGAGAGAAATTTAGTCAATCATGTGATTCCCTGGTAGCTGCAGTTTCTGCTTTCTTTATCTCTTCAATAGCAACAATTTTTTCAGGAACGTCTTCTTTGGGATCTGTTATATCAATTTCTGGCATTTTACTCTCTTTGAAGTTTTTATCTTCCTCTTTTCCTTGCGCTTTTTGAATATAAGTAAATCCGCCGTATCCCGCGAGTAAGGAAGTTGTAAGAACAATAAAAATTCCTTTGGCTCCTGACGCTCCTACCGCAGCATATGCCAAAATGCCAGTTCCTACACCTACAAGAAGATCGCCAAAGAATCCAGGCTCTAATGTTAATGAACCAGAATCGGTATTCCTTCCAAATCTAAATCCAACCAGAAATAAAATGAAGTCAATTATCAACAAAGGGATCTTCCAAAAGTACTCATACCACGAACAGTTTTTAAAACTTACATTTTTTGAGTAATAGATATAAACTACTGGGAAAGTAATAACACCGTTTATTTTAAAATGCCCTATAAGTGATCCAATAAGACTTGCAATTAAAGCTATGTAAAAGTAAGTTAGATTAAATGTACTGTCGTGTAAGTTATCCATTGGATTTTCCACCTTTTTTTGTTATATTCATAGAGAATATTACCAGATTGGTAAAAAGTATTCCAGTGGCTTTTAAACATAAGCAAAATCCCTCAATTGAAGGATCTTGATTCTGCATAAAAGAGGGATTTCATAAAGAGTGATGCTAAAGCAAATCAATTGATATGTCACCCAACAAGCTTTTCTTAATCTTCCCGTATTCAAGTTTACCGTCACTGATCTTGGATTCATCAATCTGTTTAGATCCGAATTGGTTCTTATCAGCTTTAGTATCAAGCTGCCTAGTTAATTCAGCAACAATTTCGGCCAATTCATCGATTTGCTGCTTCATTTTCTCGACTGAATTTTGATGAGGATTGAAGAGTCCCATTCTAAAGATATTAATCTTTCTTTTTGCTTTCCTGCATTTTCTGTTTCATTTTAATGATCTTCTGGCGGACTTCAGCTTTTGTTTGAGGTTTAATGTAGCTCGAACGGGTGGTTTCAACGGATTTGTGATTTCCCATTTCAGCAGCAAGAGAGAGGTCGCCAGTTTTAACGTAGATATCATTGAGGGCAGTTTTTCGGATACAGTGAGCATGAAAATCATCGAGTCCAAGAATTTCTCCGATCTTGGTAACCCGGTCTTGAATAGTGCCTTTTGACATTTGACGATATTCACCACCGTATTTAGTAATGAATAGGGAATCGACTTCGAGGTTATCCATTTCTTTTCTCATTTCTAACCATTCAAGTATAAGCTCTTTACTGTAATCATTAAATGCCACTTCAACCTTGTACCCGCGTTTTTCTCGTATGTCGTTAAAAACCATGTTATCTAGATCAAGAGCCTGGATAGTAAGCTTGGAAATAGCCCCGATTCGGTTAGCTGAATCCAGCATTATAGACCATATTAGCTTGTCTTGGATATCAAATTTCGGGTCAGTTTTTAGGGTTTCAGTTATGAGGTTCATCTGTTCATCATCGAGGTAATAAGAGTTAATGATTTTTTCTTCATTTGCACCTTTCATACGGTCAAGTTTTTTATCAAAGGGGTGTTTATCGATATATCCACGTTTAAGACTCCAAAGATAAAAACTCGAAACTGTCGAAAGCTTAGTATTGATTACTTTTTTGTTGTTGAAAAGGATGTCCTGACAGAAGCTAATGTATCCCTCCATAATATCCACTGCATCTTCCATGAATTCTTCAGAATACAGATCGATATTAGACCATTTTTCAGCAAGATAAACCAAAAACTGATCCATATAATTGCTGTAAACCTTATAGGTAGTGTCTTTTACATCTCTGTTTTTGATTATGTTGCTATTGAGATACTTATCGTATTTCTTTCTGTTTTCTTTTGAGATAAGTGCTTTTCTTTCTTTGGTGAAATAGCGCACTTTTTTGATCTTGGCCATTAATACACCACCGTTATTCTGTTTTAATACCATTTGTATTTAAATCTTTTTTCATAGCAGCAACTAATCGTCCATCTTTTAAGGATTCGGCAGCATTCTTCATGACTGGACGAGGTTTTCCGTAACCATAACCGTATTTATCTGGATACGTATATCCTTGACCAGTCTCAACAACCGTAGCAACATCCTTGCCGTTGTCTTCACGGGTATTGTCTAATGAAATTCCGTTAGATTCGTTTTGAATGACAAAAGAGTCCTTCAAAAGAGAAGTACGTTCATATACAAGAGGATCGTATGTGTCATATACATCAGATTGCACATGCTCTTGACCCGTTTTAATCATCGTATTTTTTGTGTTGGATTGTTTTTGAACGGCTTGCTTTGCGGCAAATTCAATTAGTGCTGCTATTTCTTTTATGTTCTTGGCCATTATTCAGCCTCTTGTTCATTTTCAATCTCTTCGACCTTATTAAGGATAAGATCATTTATTTCTTCTGGAGATATGTTTGAAAGTTTGTCTAAATTCTCTTGCATCATCTTTGTTGCCTCGCCAAATTTCTTCATGCTTTCTTCAGGGAAGCTACTAATAATCAATGGGAAAAATTCAGAGTCCACAAGCTTAACAAACCACTTAACTTTGTTTTTGATATCACTTGGAATACCCAAGTCTGTAAATTCTTTAATTAGTGAAAAGAATCCCCATTGAACAGGATTTATGCTTTTAAAGTCAATGTTTTTTTCTTGAGCATTTTGTGGATCCGTAATTAATTCAGTAAGCATTTTGGTTAAGCGGGTAGGGGAGAAGTACGGGTAAATAAAAACATGAACGTCATCAGTTAGTTGCACTCGTTCTTTCTTGTCATATTTGCTTACACTTTCTTCGATCAACCCAAGATTTAATTTTTTCGATGCCATTTCAATTCCTCCTTATATATCCTCTGCACACATTAAAAAAGACACCTCAAAAGGGGAGAGGTGTCTAAATAAAACTTGTATTTTATTCTGTGACTGCTTCTTCGTAGTCTTCGCCAGTGATTTCTTTGTACTCTTCTAAAGTGACTAAACCATTCTTTACGCCTAATTGTAGCTCTTCTTTTGTCACATCGTTGTATTCCTGGTAGGCTTCTTTGACTTGATCGACGGTTGCCCATTTCCGACTCAGGGCCTTAACCCAATAATTATATGTAGCTGTAGTTATTTTATGAACCTCCCTTTAGATCGGCAATATCTTTTAACATTGTGTTTATTGTTTTGTTGACTTGCAACAAACTTATACGGAGTTGGGACAGTGTTTGTCCTAAAATGTCAATATCGCTAGGCTCAGGAGTATCTGGTTTAACACTATCCTTGTATTCTTCAGTTGCTGATTCAATCCATTTATTTTTCTTGGGATCATATTTGGGCAAGATTATTGTGGGGTCTGGGACAGCAGTTGTACTATTTGGAGGAAGAGCATCGCCTTCAATGAAGTCTTCTCCAGCGTACATAAAGTTCTCATCGTAATAAAGAACATGCATAATATTTTCACCTACTACCATAAAGGAATTCCTATATTAAATGAAACTCTGGAAACACTGTTAATGTCATTAGCGTACAATCCATCAAAACGTAAATCTCCATCTGTTGTGAAGGCAAATCTCGCTGTTCCATATGATCCAATTGTGGGTACTACAAAATCCACCAGCTGTGTTGGCTTGGTTGAGAATTTAGCAACTGCAGTTCCAATTGCCGGCAATGTTCCGAAAGATCCTCTTAGCCATAACACATTGTTTACACTTGAGAATTTGAAAGGGTAAGTGGAGTATTGTGTAGCTCCATTGATAAGTGTGACTGGGTTCCAAGAACCTGATGTGCCACTCCATCTGGCTTTGTCATCTAAAGTAACGTGAATATCAGTTTTCGCTTCGTGGGCATCAGTATAGGCTTTCGCTGAGTTGAGTGCGGTAGTAGCTCTTACTTGTGCTCCGTCAGTCGTTTCATGTGTTTGCCAGGAAGTCCATGTTGAATCACTTTTTCTAAAACGGAAATAAGTATGTGTTCCGTAATACGCTTCTAATGCAAATTGTGCAATTGTAGTTCCATAGTTCATGACAACTAAATAGACATTGGATAAGTTGGCAGGGGAGTGAAGCCCTTGGTTGGCGATTAAATAAAACCCAGTGTTAATCAAATCGTTGTACTCTGTTTTTTCAGAGCTATCTTTGAAGATTACTTTTCCATCATCTGCAGTGAGTTTGAAAAGTTGAGCAGCGTCCCATCTATCCCGATCAGATTTGTTGATATGGACATTAGTGTCATTCAGATGATTATCAAAGTCACTTTTAGTAGCTTGTTTTACATTGTCTACATTCCCAAGTCCAACCTGTTCAGCAGTAACCTTGTGTGGGTTTGATTGATCGTTAGTATGTTCAGCTAAAAAAGACTTTGACCTTTCATCGGAGCTGTTCCAATAACTGCGCTCATCCTTTGTGATATGTCGATCCAGGTCTGCATCATGAGCGTCAAAATCCACCTTCGATGCCTGTTGAATATTATCAACCTTAGACAGACCAACTTGGCTTTTAGTAACTGCATGAGGGTTTTTCTTGTCGTCAAGATGTCCATCAAAATCCACCTTTGTGGCTTGCTCTTCATTAAGTACATTTGATAATCCGACTTGCTCTTTAGTTACATGGTGAGGGTTTTCAATGTTCTGAGTATGCGACTTTAATTCTGAATTTTGCTTTTCCATGAACTCATCGACCTTATCGGATAAACGTTTTTCATGATCAGACATGTGAGATTCAGTTCTGAAAAATTGATCTTTAAGATTATTGATTTGTATATTGTTTTGTTTGAGCTGACCTACAAATTTACTGCTGCTCATTAACTCACCGCAATTCCTTTAACCGTAACATCTCCATTTACGGAAATGACCTCAACCATGAATTTGAAAAGCCCCGCAATATCGAAATCCCAGTTTTCATTTGTATTCAATGTACCCGTACCTAATTGAAAATCAGTTTTGTTTGTTCCAGCAATTTCTGTCTTTTCGCCATTTTCATCTACGGCAAAGAATTTTATTTCTCTTGAAGTTGAGGAACCAGAGATCTTAACAGTAATATCCCGATAATGTGATACTACAAATTCTTCACCTTCAGACGGGTCAGTTGTTGCTTCGTGGAATATAAAGGTTGCTTTATCTGGAATGGTTTTTAAAATAGTTTCATCGGTTTCTGTCAACAACTCCACCTCCTAAATCTGTTTAAAAACTGACTTTTATTTAAAAAGGAGAGGGGAAGAATCCCCTCAAATTATTTAGCTTCAAACACTCTTACATCTCTGTCAGTACCGTCATTAATCACATAGACATAAAGTGTTTTACCAGCAGCGACAGGAACTGAAAAAGGTTTGTCACCAGCTGTCAATGGGATACCTGTATCAGCAGTTACTGTAGAGTTTCCAATGTAAATCGTGCCTTCTGCGGGAGGATAAATAGTAAGTGCTGTTCTGTCAGTGATACCTGCGGTAACTTTTTGAGCTGTTGAAGTAACAGTGAATTTATCCGTTTTAAAAGAGGAGAAACCAGGATCTCTTTCATTCAAGGTCACGGAAGGGGATTGTACTTGGATGCCTTTGATAGCATCTAAACCAGCTTGAGGGAAGTCAACTTGTAGAGGCTTTTCTTGTGATTTGAGATGAATGTCAGTTACTAAGCCACCGTTTCCATCATCTCTAGCTGAAGATTTTACACCATCGAAATCATTAAGTTTTGCTGCCATTAAAAATCACTCCTGTAAAATTAATTGCCAACGTCTACGGATTTAGTTTGAGTTTCTGTGTCAGGGCCAGGATCTGGAGCAGCTACATTATCATCTCTGCTCGCTTCAATAACAACGGCCATCTCGTCTGTGTCAGTGTCGGCCAGTGCTTCAAATTTAATTTCTGGAGCTAATGCATTACCGTTTTCGAGGGACATTTCAAACTCACCTGAAGGGGATACGTTAGGGAATTGAATGTAGATGTCGCTATAGACCTCTTCGGTATCAGGGTTATACGCAATTGTACGATACTCAACCTCATATCGCTCAGAGAACTTGCTGGCTTTAATAGCCAAACGTCTACCGATTTTGTTAATCTGATATACGGCTGTTAATTTCTCTTTTGTACCAGCAAATCCAGTAGGGATTAAATACGTGCCGTCAGTAGATACAGGAGTCTTATAAGTTAATCCTTTTTTGTTGAAGAAGGTTACATCACTTACCGGTTTACCTTTAAGAGTAACCGCATTTTTGTCATCAACAATTAGACCATGTTCACGGTCAAAAACCTGAACTTTTGCTTCTTCCTCAATTGTTTCACCTTGCGTCATCGCTAACCACTCTAAGTCGAAAAACGCATTCTTGACAGTAAGATTGATTTCTTTTTCAGACTTCAAGATATAAAGTGGTTTATTCCCGATACCGCCTCGAAGCTTGTCTTCGGAGATGGCTTGGGAGAATGAAGCTGTTTGTGCTTCTGCTGTGAATACAAGCTGACCATCAGATTTTCTTCTGAAATAAACATCAGCTGTATCTTGAATAACTGTTTTCATCTATAGATTTCCTCCTTAAAATAAAAAAGGAACAGCTATTAGCTGCCCTTAGAAAAACCTTTGGTCTCATTCATAAATTTATCTCGGGTTATGTAATGTTTCTCTTCCTCAAATAAGTCAATGTGTTTATCCCAGTTCACAATGTTTTTACCTGCTTCTGGTGATACTGTAGCAAAGAGGGTAGAAGTATCATATTGCTTGAATTGAGCAATCCGGTGATAAGTCATATAAAGTTGAAACAGGGTCATGTCATTAATGTCTTTATAAAGATAGCCTGTATAAGTCGACACTGTGCTAATGATATCTGCCATATCAACTGGATCAACATCTTGACTCTTGACTCTTTTGCTTCGCTCATTAGCTTTTTGAATCTCAGGATTGGAACTTATTTTTTCTTCCTTCAAACAACACATTTTTAATACAAGTTCTCTAATGGAATCGAAGTTGTCTGGAGTAAGCTTATCCAGTATTTCTTCTCCATTGAACATTTTAGAAAACACTGTGCTATAGGCTTCTTGAAAATTAGGAAGGGTACCCGAAATTTCATAAAGAGTCATTTTTTTTAATTCAGCAATAAGCTCATCAAGTTCCCCAAAACGATTAACATCTTCTTTGCTATAAACATAAATGATCTCTTTTTTGGACATTTTGATTAGCCTTAAATAATTGGCTAACTGACCGTACTCTTTAACTTTAATGAATCTGCATTCACCAAGTTCTGTAGAGATAGGTTCTCCAGTAATGAAAAACTCCATATCAATCATTTCATAGCTCCGAAAGTGAATATTAATTTGTATCCCAAATACCCTTCAGGTGCGTTCGATATGAGCAGTCTTGTGTATTTAACATTTTTACCGATACCAGCAAAATTTTGATTGAAGAGCATGTCACAAATACGATCCGTAATTTTCAGGTTCCTGAATTCAGTCTCTTCATAGGTGTTAATGTGTGTATAAACATCAATCATCAAATCTTGATCTAGCAGCATCACACTTTGGGTTGAGGGTTTAGGGATTCCATTGCCAAGATAGACACAAAGCCTGCAAATTGGTTGATCGGTTAAATCATCAGTTTTGGGAGCACGTTTAATTATGGAGCTTAATATCGATGGGGAATCATCAACTGGATCATAATAATTTTCCAACGTCTGAACGTCAGGGAGAGAAGAGGAGAGAGGGTCATCTTTATAATATAAAAGACGATTCAATTCAGTATCATTCATAATGGTTCTGAATACAGTTGTCATATGTTCGACCATCATACTCATTCACTATCACCTCCAACTTTCTTTTTGGCTATAAGTCTAATTGTCCCGGTGTCTCCATAGACCTTGGAATAGTCTATATCATCAACACGGAATTCCTCGCCATAAAAAGAAAGAAAAAGACCCTTCCTTAATTTTTCATGTTTTAAAAAGGGGATGGTGACATGTGCTTGTCCTTCGGGAATGTTTATGGCCAATTCGGATCCAATTATTGAGGTTGTGCGCTCAAAGACACAAGGAACTTCAAGCTTTTCACCAGGAACTGTAATCATAATTGGTTTTCCTGTAATTTCATTAATCTTTCCAGATGGAATCTTACGATCAGATGATGTTAGTGAAATAGATGAGTTACATAATTTAGCCTTGGCTATGGGATAAAGTCTGTTTGTATCAAACTCTGTAATAAGAAAAGGGGAATCGTTTATCTCCGCAATAGCTCCCTTATGGGATTCATAATCAGGTCGAAACAGTAATGTTTTATCTTCGGAGGTTTTCCCCTGATTTATTATTACATCGGTTAATTCACCGTTGATCGGAATGCTCTCAGAGAAGAGTGAAGAATCAAAAGACTTATTTATTGTGTCTTTTGTGTTATTAATTATAACTTCATCAGGAGTAGAGCCGTATGCAAGTAACCTCTTTTTATATGTTTCAAAAGAGTTCAATGTTCCATTCTCCCCATTATTTTTTCAATGGTTGCAAGAACTTTAAACACTTCTTTTCTAACGACATGAAAACTGTAGTCATGTGATGAAATATTCAATCGAATGGACTCTAGAGTTGCAAGTATCACAACATAATCAGAGCAATCATGTGCAGATTTAATAGTATCCTGAGCTCCATATAATTCGAAGATTAGTGAACTGACATAATTATCAATACCATAATTACTTTCTTCTAGGAGGGGAATGATTTTAAAGATGCGTGACTTTAAAAAGTTGAAGTATGCTAACTGAGTTTTTGAATCTGTTATCATCTTCATGATCTAAAGCCTCTCATACTTATATTTGAGTATGTATATTGCACCATTAAATCTTCAGCTTCTTTTTTGATTAAATTACGTAGCTCTCTAATCTCCTTAATATGGTTCGCTTGCGAATACAATTTGAAGTCCTTAGAGCTCAGAGTTTGATGTAAAAGGTCAGCAGTAACTATTTTGGGAGTGAGATATTCTACAACCATAAAGCAGGCTAGAATTTCTTTTTCTTCATCAGATAGATCTTCATTGAATTGTTTGAGTTCTTGATCCCTGTCAGTTAAGTCCTTTTTACACCTTCTAAATTTAATAGATGACGACCTTAATAAAGGCTCTAAGGTATCAGCCAAATCTTGGTCGGAAATGTTTAAAAATGAGTAATCAGTTAACTTAGGAAGGAAAAACCCGTAGATTTCTTCAAAAGGAGTAGGCAAATATTACGCCTCCTAATCTACTAATGAAAGAATGTCCAAATGGAGCTCTTTTTCCAATAGCTTAAGAAGCTGAAGATTATTAAATTCTCCACTTTCAACACCTTTTCTAGCTTTGTCAGCAATCAATTCCTTCATTCCTCTAGGTAATTTAAGTAAGATATCTTTGGCATCTGTGACTGAAAGATTGAAGAATTCTTCAACTTCATCAATAGGAATAATGTGTTGATAAACCTTGGTTAAACCTAAGTAATGTACAACTTCCTCATCATCGATAAAAATCCAAGGCTCTGTTAGAAACTTAGGCTGAGACGATTTCATTGTTAACAATTCAGATACCTCTATGTATTCTTCATCTCCATACGCACTCCATACAGTTTCTAGCCCAGTTTTTTTTGAGATGTATTTCAAACTTCCATTCGTAACATTGAAACATGACACCAACTGATTACGATTTATTTGTTTCTTTTTCTTAACTGTTTTCTTTTTTGGTGCTTCTTTTTCAGTAACCACTTCATTAGATTCAATTGCAGTTTCTTTTGTTGCCATTTAAAACTCTCCTTTTTCATCAAAAATATATGAGGGCTATTTAGCCCTCATATTATGCAAATTGATACATGCCGTACATTACGTTAAATACTGTGTCCACTCCGTATTGAGTAATGAATTTGTACTCCATAGACATATCTTGGTTGGTTGTACCATCGGATACTTCTTTAATAAAAGGAGTTCCTTCTTTGACAACCTTAATAGGTTTGGCGTTGGCTGGTAGAACCATCAAACGATCATTTGCAATTTGGAATTCAAAAGTGTTTGGTTTGTGGCTTTGAGGGATAGGAAGGAGGGAGTATCCGTTCCAAACGGAGAGAACACCGTTTTTGTTAATTTGATCTTTCATATTTTCACTCATGAGAGTAGTAGCACCGGATAGTTTAGACAATGCTGTGCGTGTTCCAGCAATAATGATTTGAGATCCTTGGTTTGCTGCTTGAACATGCTCTGCCTGCTCAATTAGTGTTGCGTCATTATAGGTGCCAGTCTGTTTGAACTCAGCAGGTAAGTATGCCATAGAAGCCATGAATTCAGTATAGATACGTGAATTCAACTCCTGAGTGAATGCTTCACTTACTTTTTTGATGAAAGCGTCCCAATCAATGCGACCGGCTAAGAACCGTTTGAAGTCAGTGTAAATTGCAATAGCATACGGCTCAGTTTGTACAGTAAAGGTATCCCCAATATTCAATTTTTGCCGTCTGATGCTCCAATGGTTACCTGAATGGCGCGCTGCTACCAGCATTGTTCTATCTTCAACATAAAATTCATTGGTATCACCAAGAGCTAAATCACGGTAATCCACGAATTGTTCGAAGAAAGGGCTGGCAATCATACCATCGGTAATTGTTTGATCAAGTACCTCTTCAATAATTTCGAAGATATCATTCTTATAGCGTCTAAATTGACTAAAGTTTGGTTTGTCAGTACCGATAATCTCTACAAATGCTTTACGGATAACATCATTTGCCTGATTATTTGAGTAATCCGTAACTCTGTTTTTATATAAATCAATACCCAATTTCACAAGATCTTGTTTCATTAATTAACCTCCAAGTTATGATTATTAGTTTTGTTCTACTCTGATAACGACTAAATCAAGCATTCCGCCCACATAACCAGGTTTCCCGGTTACTGTTTGAGTGCCAATCTTTTCGATGGCTTCGATTCGCCCTACAAATCTTTGATCGGCTACATCTGCCTCTGCAATCTCTTTATATTTGAAAGAATTAGCTTGTAAGGTGACCTTATTTCCAATTACAACTTGTTCACCAAGAGCATCAATTAGGTCTGGTGAAACAGAAAAGATGTCGCCTTCAACAAGGTCGTATACTCTAAAAATTTGACCGGCGTCAATTTTGAAATACTTTAAATTGTTTTGTGATCTGCGAGTCTGGTCATACATAATCTCATCTTGTGCTACAATAGCAGCTTTTTCTTTGGCTGGATCTGTAGCTCTTTTAAATAGGCGCAACTCTCGTTCACCTTCATACGGAACTCCAACCACACCAACATTACCATTTTCAACATTAAGTTTTGCTTTTACAGAATGAATATGGGCGCCGCCGTATACGGCAGCCAAATTATCTAAACGAACAACTCCTGACATTTAAATGCCTCCTCCAAATGTTATTTAGTTTGAAAACTTTTCGAACAACCCGCCATAAACCAGTTGTGTATCATCATTTTCTTTATTAAAAGGTATTTTCACAGTTGTATCTTTTTCTTTTTTCGAAGATGAAAAATTTGCTTTCTTTTTTCCTAAAAGAGTGAAGAGTTTCTCTTCAATCTGTTGAATAGATAAACCTTCAGAAATCGCTTTAACTGAATTGATATCATCTTCAGATAGTTCAAGATTGAACTTTTCATAAAGCTCTTTTTCTTTTTCCTTACGTTGTGAAGAAAGAGTGTCAGCTTTAAATTGTTTGAGCGCCTCATTTTCTTCTTTAACCGACGCGTAAGTATGTTCAACCTCTTTTTCCTTTGCTTCAAGTTCATCTTTTAGTTTTTCAACAGGCACCACAGAAAATTTTGATTCATTGCCTTCGATAAAATCTACAATTTCAAACTTCTTTCGGTGTTTTGTTGAAAAATCAATTGTCACCTTGTCTTCTGAAATGGAGAATTTGAAGCCATACAGTAATCCGTCTTCTTTGTTATCAAATGCAAAAACTTCATCGTCTTTTTGATCTGCGTAGTAATAACGAATGCGCTCTTCAGATTCACCCCAACTATAAGTTTTCACAAACTTTTCTTCACTAAGGGCACGTTTTAATTCAGCTTCTAACTGATTAGCTGACAAGGAAAAGCTACTGTCAACTTTGTATGCTGTTTTGAGTTTTTGATTTAACTCTTCATATGAAAGTGCTTCAAAATTGATTCCGTTTGCGTCTAACTCTTCTTTAGTAACAGAGAATTGTTTTAAAAGTTCTGTTTTATCCAAAGTCTTTATACCTCCTTTATCAGTGTTGAAGGATTTAAACAGTTCCATTTTTTCTTGAATACCTTTGAACATTTTGTCTTCTGAGAATTGAGTTTCGATAGTTGCAGACTGCATAGCAGGGAGGACATCAGTTCCTAATGCACAAGCACCAAAAAAGCTAAATTTAGTGAAATGGAACACTTCATCAATCCATTCCCCTTCAAAATCATCATGGAGTTCCATGGACTGTGACTTCACGCTGTTTCTGTTGAATATTTCGATTGGATCGTCCCATTTTTGCCATACAAGTCCTTCGCAAGTAAGGAATTCTCTTTCTATTCCGTCATCACAAACTCGTTTTTCAAACTTTGCATTGTTCGACTCAGGAATGAGCCCGATAGCTTGTCCGATATACTTAACTTTAAAGTGACCAGCCTCTTTAATTAAAACCATGCGGTGGTCTGAAAAATCAATATCCCCATCAGAGTTCTCTTCTATGTAGGATAAAATAGGAGTATTAGCAAGAGAGGGGATAGCGGCTTGAACTGCTTCTTTATTAAAATAGCTTCCATTTAGGTTTTCCCCTAAATGCATCAGCCAAATTTTCACCTTTAAGAATCGAGTGTCTTCTGTTTCAAATGAATCCAAGCTCTGAAAGAGAAGAGGCACATAATTATCTACCATTTTGTCCAAATTTTCACCTCCTTTCAAAAATCATTTGATTACTCTCGATTAAGGTTTCCTTCATTTTCCCTCGTTTCAACACCTTTATCGGAAAGAGCATCTTCTTTTTTCTTTGGGGCGCCAGCGGATTTAACGCTTTGTGTGTGAGAGCTGGACAAAGGTATTAAATTATCTGGCAAGTTCATAATTTCATTCTCAAGAAATGCCATGTTGTTTAAATTGCTCTGTGTAACCCCCAATGTAGAAGCTAATGCAGACTTAACAGGCATTCCATATTGAGCTGCTTGTAACAAACTGTCTCGTACAGTTTCTACATTCAATTTTGTAGTTTCTAATAGCTCAATTCTGAATTTATATTCACTATCCATTTTTTTGAGCTTCCTATTTAGCCATCGTTCCAATTGTTTTAACACTCTAAAAGCGACTTGTTCATCTGTGATTATCGATTTAGATAGGCCTGTTCCACTCATTCCATCACTGTTGAATAATATTTGACTGACTCCGGCCGCATTATAATAATCTCTTTCAGCTTTTGCGACAGCATCTGCATCATTGCTTTTTCTTTCAAGCTTAATTGCTTCAATTTGCATAGGAGAGGTTACTAGACCAACTTCTTCTGGCAGAGCATTCATTGCCATATTGTGAAAATCAATGGCTGTTTCCATGTTCAATAAAAGCTTGTCTGCTTCTCCAGATTTCTCATCCATGGGGATTTTTTGTGTTAGGATCATATAATTGTCCATCTTGTTTTTTACATTGCGAAGTCTTTTGGTTTCATCTATATCAAGAACTGATTCAAAAACTGAAGAGAAGGGGGGAAGTAGATATTCAAGTTCCTCATTTACCTTGATACATATAGTGTTTTCGGAGCTCAGTTCTTGCCACCTTAAGCCTGTTTTGTCTTTGGTGTATTTCAGATACTTAACCCTAAATTCTTTAGGATAATCCTTTAAGATGTCCTTATTAGAATCAAAATAAGCAAAGTCAAAACTGTAGTTGAAAACTCCATCTTCAATGGAACTTATCCTACAATAATCTGGGTCAAGTTTTTGAATGAAATACGAATCAGATGTTGTATGCTCATATCCATAAAAGACGTCTTCTTTAAAGGCAATTAGCAATAGTTTTGTGAATTCGTGCTGAAGATTCATTGTTTCAATAAGTTTTAATATGCTGGAATATTGATCTTTAAAGGGTTTTTCTTTGAATTTGTCTATATTTAAATCGAAAGGTTTGATTATGTAATCAAAGCGGAGCATAGTTGCAAAATATTGAATCAGGCGTTTATAGTTAGGCGAGGTGTTATATAAAAAACGGCTAACTCTTCTCAATTCTTTTTGGCTTTTTTGAGGGTTTTGAAGGTACATAATGATATTTTCTTTAGTGAATTTTGAGGAAATAGCTGATTTGTTATTATTTAAGCTCATGTCGTTGAGAAGTAGCTTGGACAGCTGCGCAAAACTTATTAATTGTTGATCCATTTGTTACAAATTTCAACTCCTTTCTTTTAAGAAATTTGCGGTTGTTTAAACAGGAACATTTTATTCATATCAATTTTGGGATGCTCTTTTTTTGTTATGTTTTCACGTCTTAGTTGCTTTAAGTACCAAGCAAGCATTGCAATTGTATATGCACGGTCGTCGTGAACTTTACTTTTCTTATCAGGAGGCAAGTCATACCTTACTTTGCTACTACTCCCAGAAGAAAATTTATAGATGCTGACAAGCTCTTCTTTTGCTAAATCAATATTTGTTAAAGACAAAATTTCTTCATCGGTTAGCTTGTACTTTTTTCCTTCACCGTTATCAGTAGGTAAAGTGATTTCTCCCTTATAATCATAGGTTTCAGTAAAAGATATTAAGTTTAAATCCATCATCTCAATTAAAGATTCAAACATGTCGCTTTTTAGTTTTTGAGGTGAGAGGAGGGAGAGTTTGTCACTGGCGTTTGGATACTTGGAAATGTAAGATTTGTACTCTTCGTGTTGTTTATCAATAAGACCCCTGTGTTTAACACCCTTAGTATCTGTCCAGTCCTCCAGTAAACCATCTGCCCAGGCATTCATACCGCCGCCGCCAGCACCGGCATCTAAGAGAATTCTTTCGATATTTTCATAATCAGCTGCCTTTGTTCCATTGTAATTTAGAAGCATCCTTTTAAAATCCTTAACTTGATCAGGAGTCTTAATTGGGGTTTTCTTTTTCTTTTCTAGATCAGTCCAAGAAACATTATTAGAAATTTCAAGCCGGTAGCCTACATTCTCATCATTAATTAGCTCTGCAACTGTGCATACTGAGTTGTCATGATTTCTTGCAGGGTCGATGGCCATTAAAAATTTTCTGGAGCCATCATTAGCAAGAACAGGGGGGCGCGTTACAGAATTTCTGATAATCATTGCACGTTTGATGATTTGATTGTCTGATCCCTCGGTGGTGAATATGTTCTTATATTCACGCATAGCTTTTTCTTTGTTATCTCTCATTGCTGCATCCACAGTTTCTTGGGATAGCAAAGACACAGGGTACAGTTTTCCATTAAAGGTGGCATTTATAACAATGTCTGAACTGATATCTGCGACAAAATATCTTTTGTCTCCTAAGAACATCTTTTTAGCAAAATCGCTATATTTTCGATAGAAGTAGGTATCTGTTGAAGAGGCTGACGAGGCATAAATCAGTTGGTTGGGCATTTGTTTAGGAAATAGAGTGACATCAACATCTCCACCTAGTCTAAAATCACTGTTCTGAACAGCAAACGGTTCAGAAGTCGTAAAAAGCTCATCAGGAGCAAAACCACTTTCATCATAGAAATTTAGATTAGAACGCTTCGAGCGGTTGTTGTCAAAGGATCCGTTTAATGAATTTACAATACTTCCGTTATAAAGTTTGTATTGAAATGATGCGGGGTTGTGTGTGAAGCCATCAGTGTTTGCTGCACTCTTAACGGTTTCGTTATAAAAAATGTCTGTAAGGCCGGTAAAGGACGCAATCTCTCTTTTCGCTATTTTTTCAATTTTTAAGAACATCTCTTGCGATTGTGAACCAACACCAGCCAAGATATACGCTTGGAAATTGGGGATCAGGAGACTTTTGGCCATAATAAAAGGGCTTCCCAGTGTTGTTTTTCCTGAGTTTCGCCCCATGCACCAAAGAACATATTGCTTGTACCAACTTTCAGTAAAAGCGTACTTTTGATAATCTAAAAGTTCCATGCCGAAGAATCTTTCTACAAATTTGACCGGGTTTTTTCGCCCCCACTGAATGACTTCGGCAAGCTTAATAAATCCATCTATTTTCCGTTGAGACATATTAGCTTTAGTCATTTGTCAAAGTTCCTTCTGTTTTTCTCAGGCTAAATAATTCTTTCTTAAGCTTCCGGTTTTCTTCTTCAAGAGTAATTGTTCTTGCATCTAAGCTCTGAATAATTTCTCTTTGTTCCATAATCATTGAAGTATAATCATTCTCGTCGAATTGCAATTGATCCATAATACTTTTATTGCTTAAATCAGCTACTTGTCTTATCCCTTGTGCTGTTTCAATATCAAATTGATTAACTTCTCCTTCTTCAAAGCCTTTCTCCTGAAGTGTTTTAATAATTCCAGAAAGAGTCCCGGCACCTTTGCTTTTATTGTTGTTATGGTTTACCGAGATACCATTGTCTTTAGCTAAAGCCAGCATGGATTTGAGAATCTTTTCTTTGGAGTCAATTAAGGATTTAATGCCGCCTGCCTGATTAGACATATTAGCTACGTCACTTGTAATTGTCGCAATTGCTCGGTTTATTTTATCAATTTGATTAAATCCTTTTACAATTTCAATTACAGCGGGTAGTTTGAAATTGTCCTCTAATGTTCCTTCGTCAAGGAAGTTGACTAGGTTATTGTAAAGAAGACGTTTATCACTCTCAATTTCTCCTTCGAACGGATCATATCACAACATCCTTAATACATCTTTTTTATTGGTATCATCTAACTGAATGCCATCATCTTTAGATGGATGATCTGCGTTTATTTCTTGCTGTGTTTTCGTGCCATCTTCGTCGAACTCACTGTCTTGCCATGTTTTCATGCGGTTATGTCTTAGACCTAAATTCTTCATGTAAATTGAAAATAAATGCCTATTTCTATTTGCTGCTTCTTCAATTGAAGAAATCCAGGTAGTGTGTAAGTATGGTTTATCAAGCATTCGTAAGAGATTTTGTATATGGATAGGACTTTCTATGTCTGAGTCAGCAATTTTTAATAAGCATTGTTTACAGACGTGTAGCTTACCTGTTGCAGCGTGAAAAGGGGAGGCAGAGGCGTAATATTGCCCTGCGTCTCTTTCTTTTCCACAACAGGAGCAAACAATTTTTTCAATATTCATCTACTCACCTCCGTTAATTTCTAAAAACACGTTTTATAAAACGCCCAGCAATAGAGCGGAAGGGGGTACCGCAATCATCCTGGGCGTTCTAAAAAGGTGTTTAAACTAAAGAAGAGAGGACTTCATCATGATGAAATCCTCCTTTGATCTCAATTCCTAATTTTTTAATTGTTTTGAGTTGATCTTTAGTAACAGTACTGTCGATATAAACGCCATTCGGAAAATGGTTACCTTCTAAATAATTGACTGAGATAATAGTACAACTAATTCCTTTTTCTTTGGCTAAGTCTTTGTAAACCTTTTGATGAGCACCTACAAGTAAAGGAATATTATTCTCTTGTGATAGCCTAAGAAGAAGAGTTGTTTTACCTTTACCTCTCTGAGAACCATTTACCAGCAGTATTTTGGGTGCATTTTTATGAAATTTTTCTTGTAGTGATTTATCCACGTCATTAAAAACAACTTTCATTCGCTTGGATGGAGGTTGGATTTTCTCTCCAAAAATAGTTAAATGAATAGCTTCTAATACACGCTTAATCTCAGAATCACATCTGTATCCAGACTGTTTTAACTCTGAGAGGGTTTCTAAATGTTTATTTAAGTATTTAAAATCTTCATTCGTCATTTTTCGTCTTCATCCTCAATCGTTTTTTGTATTACTTTAATAAACTTTCAATAGCTCCTAGGCTCACAACTGTCTCATAAGGTGAATAGTGTTTTGCTGCCACACTCATGTTTCTTAAATCATCTATGGCAATTCTTTTATTTATAAAAGCTTCTCTATGAGTCTCAATAACATATTTAGGATCAGCAAATGGCTTACTTACAGTATTACAAGTCACTTCTTCATAAACAGCAGGAGTTGAATCCAACAGATACTTATAATCACACAGCTCTTTCATTAATTGTTCTTTGTTAATATTTCCTGTTCCATCTTCAATGATTTCCTTCCAGAAAGACTCGTAAACATCTTTGTAATCAGTCACTTACACTGCCCCAATCCGAATAAAATTAAAGTTTTATCAATAGTGAATTTTAAAGAATTCGTTATCTTGTGGGTTTACTTTAAAAATCAAATCTAAACCTGAAACTTCTCCACTAACACCTTTAAGTTCTGCTCTAGAAATAATTTCGACATTGTTAAATTCTAAAGTAACCTTGTGTGACTTTGTTGTCTCAATATGGCGACCAATTGTTTCAGCTAATAGTTTGAATTCAGAGCGAGGAGTTTCTTTTAAAACTGAAATATATTGTTTCTTCCCTAACTTTGATTCAAAGGAGGTAGGAGCTTTATATTTACCTAAAAATTTAAGCACATCAAAGTTTAGCAGAGCATTCTTTGCAAAAATCAAATACGTTTCATGTTCATCGCTATAAAAGATTTCAACATCTTGAAGAGTTGTTAAATCAATTAAAGACTCTTCAGTTTTTTTATCATACAAATGAAGGTTATACACTTCGTGCATTGCTAAGTCCACGTATATTTCCTCCCTGATTATCATTTTTAAAGCGAATTATGTATGTAGCCTCAATACCTGCATCATCAAAAACCATAAATTTCTGAGAAGGTTTTGTGCCGAACCGACCTTGCATAGCATAATCATCCGCACCGACAAGCGCTCCGTTTACTACAACTGTTGTGCTGCCGTACTCTTTTTCATAATTGTAATGAATATGACCGCCGAATATGTAAGAAGGGATGTAGCCAAGCAATTGGGGTAATCGTGTTACACACTGATCAACACGATCATAGTGTCCGTGTACAAACACGACTTCCTGATTGTTGATTTTAGCGGGGATGAAACCGTCTTGCTCAGGTTCAATGGAGATGTTCTTTATGTTCTTTAATCTAGCTTCGAGGTACCAATTAATGAGGTATTCAAAGTTTTCCTTAATCCCTACATCATTTTTAGAAGGGGAGAGGCGACCGTGATTACCTGCCACGTTGTAGAACTTAACCTCTTGAAACTCACTTGCCAACATAGCTAGCACTTCTGCAAGCGTTTCTGATACATATTTAATTTGTTCTACAGCATCTTCATTGGCCTGAACTCTTGTAGACACATGAATAAGACCTCCGATTAAATCACCGAGATTTGCTACGTGCAGTGTGGAAACATGATTCTGAATACCATACTCAATCACTTTGTTGGTTAGATGTTCTACACGCTCATTGAAGATTTCTTTGTTGAATTTATTAATGCGGTTATCGATTTCCATTCCGAAGTGCCAATCACTGAATAGAGCAAGTCCATGTTTTTCAGCAATAGCGGGGGATGGGAAGGTGAAGCGAAGGGGTCTTTTTGACTCTAGAGATGCAATAGCTTGAACAACATCATCTTTAATTTGTTCAAACCGTGCTTGATTGGCAATGAATTTCCGGAATTCTCTTTTTTGATCTCGTGCTTTGATTGTTTGTTTTTCGGATTCAATGCGAATTTCTTCATGTTTTTGTTGAACTTCTTTGTTCATATTCTTTGAGATAAAGTAATCGTGCCAGCGCTCAAATTGTTTAAAGTCTTTACGCCATTTGCTTTCATCATAGTTGGTTCCCTGATCTTTATTTAATAGTGTAGCAATTGTTTTTGTGTCAATGTGATAAGTATCTTTGTTTTTGAAAAGTCTAATATGATAATCAGTAAATGATTCGTCTTTTTCTCGCTGTAAAACAGTATCTAAAATAGCTGTCATTCAGTCACCACCTACTCATTGATTTGTGGAAGTTCGTCTTCTTCGGTAATAGAAATCTTCACTTTCCGACCGTCAAATGATTTTAAAATTGAATTCAGATCATAACGCTCGATGTCCGTTTTTGTTTCTTCTTCAATAATCCCATCAATGTAAGTATAGTTACCTTTTAAATTTACTGTATGAACTTTCTTAGCCAAATTAAATTCCTCCAATATGTGTTTTATTTTCGTTCAATAAGCTCCTTCGGAAGCCCGATGATCCGAAGCATCGGTAACGTCCGAAAAGGGGATATAAAGGAGATGAAAAGATAAGTCGGATAGGCGTTGGGGAAACGCCCGAAGGAGATTATTGATAACTTGCGTACCGGAAGGCTCTTAAGCACATTCCGGCTGATCGGTAAAGTAAAACGCAAGCACAAAAAGACCTTCTAACGATTTAGATGGCCTTGTTCTGATTACATTCTAACCCCGTTTCACCTACGTCAGTAGCTCACGTAGGGACGCAAGCCTTCAGATCGACAGGGAATACGCTGATTACGGGTTCAGCGACTGAAACCTTTGTAGTCGACAAACTATAAGTAAGGCGAAAATAACAAAAGACGCCAAATAACGTCTTCAGAAACTCCTTGTACTTCATGGTACATGAGCATAAAAGGCTGGTTATCGCTGTGCGAAATCCAGCTGGCTCCTTCTACACCTGGCAGATGAGCTATGACAACAAATAATACACACTTTCTGGAATGTGTTTAAAGTTCCTATTGCCAACATCTTATATATCAAGTTTTTATGTTGCTTGCCAACTGCTCAGCAGAGTCTGAGAGCCAAGGAAAAAATTTGAGAAGGGAAGACCCTAATAAGCCTTCTCAATGGCATTTTTAATGCTCTTGTCAGGTTACACGCCTTATTGAGAAACAAAGCGTCTCAAACGCTCGCCGTTTATTTTGCACAGTTTTCTCTGACCCGTGTAAGGAGGTATGTGCATGGGAAAGTTTAGGCTCCATTCAGAACATTGAAGGAGATAAGTGAAATAAAGTGAACGTGTTGCTAAATGAAATTGAAAAGGCAAGACCGAAAATAACCCTTTTCTGTGAAATGCGAGCGGTGATCAAGCGCCCAAAAACCATCCCACTTATTTTACGAGGGTATGTGATTACAAAGCCTCGCTAACCCGGAAAAATTTTTGATGACCCATAATAAGCATCAAAGCTTACAAGGGCAGTATTTAAAGGGAAGGGAGACGCATCTACCTTACCTAAGTGCAAGCCGAAACAATACACCGCAATTAATATTCAGGTTATATGCCACCCATAATAAGACCCTGATGGGATTCAGTCGCAATTTGCATTAATGCGTCAAGTCTTATCGGCATATTTAGCCCGATAATAGCCATTTACCTGTCTCTTTAAGATACAGACATCCGAGTTAACCTCGAACCCTCATAAATGACCATTATCCGACTAACTACAATGACCAGTTGTAGCTGTAAAGTCGAATTTAATGCTTTTGTTCGTATGAAAATAGCATAGACATGTTTAGAAAAGGCTTCATCCACGATGGGGCAATACCCCGCTAATATCCACTTATCCGAAACCCTGGCATTCCAAGTCCTCAAACAAATGAATATTAGCGGAGAACTGATATCCCACATATCAGTAAACAGCTTATTATTGACGACACCCCCCATGCCATCAATAAAAGAACTCTAATTGATTAACCTGGAGATGAACACATGCGAAAAGAGGGGAGGGCGACAATTTCCTCCATAACATCTAACTCTGCCACTTTTAGGAGCATAAGCTCTATGTGACAAAGCGTGCAGGAAGCCTTTCCTGTCGTCCTCATTAATTTTTATTAAGCTTTCACTGCGTCTTTTAGAGATTTAGCAGCCTTGAAGGCAGGTGCCTTTGTAGCTGGAATATCAATTTCTTCGCCCGATTTTGGATTTCTCCCTTTACGAGCTGCACGTTCACGAACTTCAAACGTTCCAACTCCAGGAATCTTGATTGATTCACCTTTTGTAAGTGTTTCAACGATCACATTAAATACTGCTTCTACTTTAGGTGCAGCTTCTTTCTTAGTAACTCCTAATTTTTCTGCAACTTCTCCAATAAATTCTGTTTTGTTCATTTTTAATTCCTCCTAGTGGTTTTGTATATTTTTGTGTTAAAGTATAATTACGGTAACGTTTGCGCTTCTTTTGAAAAATGGGAGACGTACTCACCCTTATATGTGGAAATTAGCTTTCTTTCTCCCTTATGACGATTATCTCAAAAGGGGCTTTCAGACCAGTCATATCAGGGGTTCAAGGCACTTTTTTTGTTAAACTTTTTCCGGCAAAATCGCTGTACCCCTTGGGGGAGTAAGGCTCAAGACACTTTCTATTTAGGTAGCAGAGCGATATTTGGTTTTATTCTTATGCCATTTTTCTCTTTGTCGTTCTTTTTCTCTTTTATTAAAACAGCTAGTGCAATATTTTTTGCGGTTAGAAGAGGATTTGATTATTTTTAAACAAGAACTGCATTTAGTTGTATTCTTTAAGTTCTTTCGTAAATTCTCTAGGATTGTATCCCCGAAACATTCCCATAATGTTGATTTAAATTTGCTTTTCTTTTTATACAGATACTTAATCAGAACATCAGCAACATATTGCTCGTCTTCATGAATCTTCAGCAATCTGTCTTTAATGACCTTATAAACATAAAGTTTTTGTCCAGGCTTAATGTCTTCATCATTCATGAGCCATTTCTTGTTTTGGTCTAATCGTTTGTACTCACTAATAATTGCCTCGTCCAACTTAATATCCTTGTTCTTGAGCAGGAAGCGATAATCGAACTTCCCTGCAACAGCTGCAAAATTAATTCGGTCTGAGGGGATAATGGAGTCTAACTTGTTTACTGTGCTTTCATTAATTAACTCAACGCCATGTTCTTCTTTATCCTTTGCATTGATGAAGAAGTGGGGTACTTTATTTTTTATGTAATCTTTGATTTTTTCATCGACATGATCAGGTCGGGTAGGCATGAATAAGGTTTTTGCGAACTTTGATACCCTCGGTTTCCCGATATTTTATTAGGGAATAGACCATATCATCATCTGTGCTAGACAGATGGTCAGCGCTTCATAATAAGGAATTTCACCTTATTATTACTCCATAAAGGATGGTCGTTGCACCTTCATTTACAAGTGCTTCCCAGCATGATGTAAACGCTTGGCACAGGGTTATCGTATCGATAAGGACTTAGAATTCCCCTGTTAGCACACTCATTGACGATCATTTCCTATCGCTGCTTTTCGCTGAATGCACACCCTAGATTTCTAGGTTCACTGACTTTTCATCCGCATATCGCTATGCGACGCGACTAAAAATTTAATCGATAGTAAAGTTATTTTCCATACATAGCCATTTGATCACGTCCATATTTATGTTGTCACTGTTCCATATCTTAGTGATGTTGTTGCTGTACTCCCCGATATTGATCCCATAAGCAAGAGTTAGTGCTTCATAGATGTTTTTGCTATTAATCTCTTGTTTCTGGGCTACAGACATTTCATAATACAACGGAACGATGTTTTCCATATTACGCTTGGCAATATTGACGATTAACTCATCAGGAATAATTAAGGCCTTATCCCCGTCATTGTCGAACTGCAGCAGTTTAGATATTGGATCATGAATGCTGGTGTAAACACCTGGGGTAATGAACCACTTTTCATATTCCTCATCTTTTTTGTTCCACCTAACACCATGCTCTCTGAATAGGTGAGGGGAGCGGAGGATATCAATATACCCTTCATCATATAAAGAACAATGGACATCACTTCCTGAAAGCAGTCCTTTTGGATTCTGGATGTTCAGAAATAATTTTTCGCAGAAAGCATACAGGTCAGGGCATAAGTATGTATAACGAGCACCATCAACAAGCAATTTTCCTGATTTGGCATCTTTAATCATGCTTTTCTTTTTATTTTTAATAATTTCTTTCGTGTGATCATCGTTAAGAAGTTCTGGATATAGAAGCAAAGCGTTCTGAAGAGCTGTTCGATGTTTCTTTTTCTCCGTAGCTCCAAGAACTCTTAACATGGTTTCTTTGTCAGTTCCCAATGTGGTAATCTCTTTTACAGTCTTAGAGCTCATTTGAATTAATTCTTCATCGGAGATATCTGTAAGTGTCTGGAGCATTTGATAAGTGAGCTTACCTTCAACAGAAGGGTCTTCTTCGTTGAGTTTTGCCCCTAAGCATCCATATTTTTTATAATTGAATTGATATTCTTCCCACGATGAATAATACTTCCACATTTTAAACTGGCTTTTAGTGAAGATAATTTGAACATCTTCTTTCACTACGTCCCATTCCTTGCCGTATATATCAGTTACTTTAAAAGCTTTGTTTTCCTCAGCAAATTTACGAAAATCAAAAGGGACTAATAAACCCTTTACCCATGGGAGTCTTACCATGAAGCTTTTACGACTTAGAGTGGGGAGTATCATTCCGCAGCCATCTGTATGTTCAATGGGAATGTTCATTGTTTTTCGTGTGATATCGTAGGTATCTCGATCAATGTAGTCAACGAGACTCGACACATCAGTTTCTAAGTCGTTGACAACAATGGCTTTATCAATATCAATCTCCCAAGGGCTACTGGCACTGTTAGAAAGGGCCATATAGCTATTCCATTTGTTAATGCTACTACCACCAAGGGAGTTGATCTTTTCAATACTTAAGCCGCATGTCAAAGCATCCTGATACTTATCGTAGGTGCTTTTTTTAATGAAACATGACTTCTTTGTACGAATTTGACCGGCGCTGCTCGTGAAATAAATGTATTTTTCATTGTTATGTAAAAATCCCTGATCAATAATGTCCTTCAATACTTCAAAATGGTAAGTCTGGACAACCATGATTTCCTCTGAAAGGGTGTTTTCTTTAATCCCTAATGTTCGGGTCAACACTGAATCAAATAAAGAAATCACTTTATTATCCCTTAAGCTGTCAGTTCGAAGTGTTCTTATGTTATTATGTTCTTCGAATGCGGAATAGAGGCATTCTTTAAGGTATGTAATTCTTTGTGATATGTATTTCTTATGTTTATTATTTACATTGTCTAATGTCTTAAGATAATCTCTGTATCTATAAGACTTCAAAATCTTATTATGTAAGGAATTTTCTTTGTCATTATAAAATGCTGATGTGTCCACGCTGTATATGTGAACTTGCTTAGACAATCCGTCTTTTTTTCTTTTCAATCAATCCCCTCCATTTATTTTATTTTTACTCTAAAAGTGCTTAATATTCGCTATTAAGATATTGATTTACTAAACTTCGATATGTAAAGCTTTGCTTATTAATCTTTCCGTACCATTTATAATCCTGATAAAGGTATTCTTCTTCGGGTGTTGCTGTCCCATCGACTACTTTTCCCTCAATAAATCCCATTAAATGACTAAATAAATACTGCTTTTTCATCTTACACCTCCATACTATTTTATTTTTACTCTTAAAGTAATTAAAATAAAGACCACTTCATGTGGTTGTGTCTTTATTATATATTTTATTTTTACTCTTGTAAACATAAAAATCCAAAGTTAATTGGATTTAATTTCGATTAATTCAAAAAGATCGTCAACTTTACAATTTAGAATATGTGCCATCAATAAAAGATTGTATGTACTAGGGAGGACGGTTGCAAATCCCTCGCTGTCATTTTTACACCATCTAGATATACTTGCTCTTTCAGCTTTTATTTGCTCTGCTAACCAGCCTTTTTCAATACCTTTGCTGTTTAGAAATGAATCCAACTTACTTTTAACCCTATATTCCATTTAAATCATCCTTTTGCTGTTTGAATAAATTTTATAAAATGACTGGTTTACATACAAGCAGAGTATGATTATTTGCATTAAGATACAAAAATATTTGCATTTAAATGCAAATAGGCAATATAATAATTGTATATCAACCAAGATACTTCAAAATCATCAGATATTAAGGAGGGGTCACATGGATACTTATTTTGCTTCTGTCATTGACAACTTAACTCGAAATGATCTGTATATTCTAGGCTTATTGAGCGATGAAGGGGCTGATTTAAAGTTTAAATCAATTAGGAAGAAAACCATTCAAGCTAAAACTCAACTAACTGATGCTACTTTTAGAAAGAGCATTGATCGTCTTGAGGCCTTGCAGTTTATTAATATAGTGAAAAACAGTAAAGAGCATACAATTTTTATTACTCAATATGGTCAAGAAGCTTTGAGATATCAATTAGAAGGGGAGAGGGTTTAATGTTTGGTTTTATTGGAGTTGGTCAGGCCGGCGGAAGTGTAGCAGATGAAGCAATGAAGAGAGGATTTCATTCTGTCGCAATAAATTATTCACTTTCAGACCTTAATTCATTGGTCAATATTCAAGATAAGCTTCATCTGGTTGGGACAGAAGGAGTTGGCAAAGAAAGAAGTGTAGCAGCGAAACATATGAAAAACAACTGGGAATCTTCTATTGAGTTTATAAAGAACACAATGGAAAAGCCTTCAGTACAAGTCATTTTTGTTGTTTTCTCTGCAGCTGGTGGAACTGGTTCAGGGGTAGCTCCTATATTATTAGAATTGTTAAACGAATGTCTTACTCATAAAACAATAGTTGCTGTACCCATCCTTCCTGACAACAATGAAGTATTGGTCAATCAGATGAATTCACTGGAGTTGCTTGATGACTTATCTATGCCAGAGACATGTGTTTTACCTTTGGATAATCAAATGGTTTTGAGCAAATATGAAGGGAAGATTTCTGAAAGCAGACTATACAAGGAGACAAACAAGATGTTCCTTGATTTAATCGAAGTCTTACTCAATTACACGGACAGAGGATCAAAGATCAGTACATTAGACAGGAAGGATTTAAATCAGCTTTTTGATACACCAGGAATCATGACTATTGCTCAAACAGACCTCAATGAATTTACAAATGAGGGTAAGTATTTTGATAAGCTGCATGAAGATATACAAAAGTCGTGGAACAATTCGATTTTCACTCCTGTTGAGTTTACAAATGTGATGAGAGCTGGAGTTATTCTGGATGTTCATGAGTTCTTAACGGAACATATATCGTATAATGAGCTGTTTAATGTCTTTGATAACAAGATGCCCCTAGACTTATTTAAAGGGCATTATGATAAAGGTAATAGGGCGATAACGATTCTTAGTGGATTAACCTGGATCAATGAGCGAATGAAGCAGTTAGATGATTTAATTGAAAATGGGAACACTGAAGTTAAAGAAACAACTGTTTATAAAGCGAAGAATCGCCGTAGAGAGGATTTATTTAAACCGAAAAAACTGGAGAACAAGGAATCGAAAAAGACCTCTTATATGGAGGCACTGAAGAGACTAAAGCGCTAATTTTAAAGGGAAGCTGCCTATTTTGGTGGCTTTTTTATTTTGATTTTTTATGACCCCCCCTTGGTGATCGTGAGCTAAAAAAAGTGCTTATCGTCAATGAAGATCGGAAAGGGTTAATTAGTTGATATAGCAATGTTTTAGAGCTGTCAAAGGGGATAATAGGTGTTTTGTGATCGTAAAACGTAGACAGGAGAGAGGAAAAGTGGTTGTTTATTTAAAAATCCAATGAAAAAGGGGAGAATAAGGGGTGGAAAAACATTGATATTATAGGCTTTTACGATAGCGATTACGATGTGAAAATAGGCCGAAAAATGGGAAAGTGAAAAAATAAGTTGGGTGTGGAAATGGAAGTGCTAGGGGTACATTTGTTCCTGTTTTTTGGCCTTTAGATGTTAATACACCCCCTATATATTGGTATTGAATTCCCTATATAAGATACGTTATGTAGGGTTTTTATGATTTGGCTGATAAATTTGCAAAGCTAACACAATTTCAAATGAAAAACAATACTTATTTTTAAAAAAATAATTAAGCGGTCAAATTAAAAGTGAATACTTCATTAAAAATAATCGTGTGTATAACGAGAGGGAGCAAATCGAAGTGTTATCTATACAATTTTTTATCTAACCTATACAATCCACATACCTATTTTATATTCACTCTAATAATATCCCTTCTCATCCTTCATCTCATTACATCCACCATTACCTATCCTCATCTTACCTAAAACACATTTATCTTCACCACACATCATTATATACCCATCCCATAACACACTAACCATAACATCATCAGAAGCATTCTAATACACCTAGAATCAATTTTAATTTGATCATAGTATCATTTGGTATCCAATCCATATACACGCCTTATACAGCCTATAAACACCCATAAATAATAGTCCAAAATAATTTAAAAAAATCCATATTAAGAGTAAAAATAAAATGACTTTGCAGGAAAAATGTGCTATAATAGAGTTATAGGAAAGGAGGTGAACAGAGTGCTTGAGAAAGTGGGTATAACAATTGCTTTCCTTATTCCTATCACGGTTTTAATCATTAACTGTTTAACGATAACTGAGAAGATTCAAAACCTGATGAAGAATAAAGAAAGCAAAAAGAAAAAGCGTACACGCAAGCGTCTCCGACCAGAGAGACAACGCAAACGTATACGCAGATAACACGCTAAAGGGGATTAATTCCCCTTTAGTCACTACCCATATTATAACATGGACAAGCACATTGTAAACATGAAACGATTCTCATTATGGTTTACGAACATTACATTTGTTGTTTTATTCTTATTATTCCTTTTCATCAAAGATTATTTCAGCAGCGGAATACAGTCGCTTATTATGGCTATCTTCATAGTAACGTGTATCATTGTCATTTTGTTATGGATCGCTTACTTTGTATACGCCAAAAGAAGGTAAACAAATTTAACTGACATCACAATTAATGGTGCTTATTAGTGGTGAGCGGGACAGAAAAATGGATTGACACAAATGAACCTGAAGAAATTGCATCTATGTTGCCAAAATAAAAAGTGATCAACAGTGCAATAATGATTCATTTTCTAGGCTGGAAGGACACTTTAATGATCTTGAAGAGAGAACTAACAATTGAATTTAAGACGTAAGAAGGAGCGGTATATTGTTTATCGTTCCTTTTTAAAAAGAAATTAAAAGGAGGTAAAATGAAAGGAATATATCAGATAACAAATAAGCATAACGGAAAAAAATATATAGGAAGTAGCATAAATGTATTCAAACGTTGGGAACAACATATAAATGATCTACATTATGGGGTTCACCATTCTCATATCCTTCAGAAAGATTGGGATAAACATAGCTTAAATGATTTCACATTCGAAATATTGGAGCATGTAGAAAAGAAAAAGGATTTATTAAAAATAGAGCAAATGTGGCTAGATGGAGAGGACACAGACGGTCTGTATAATGTTCTAAGCTCCACTACAATGCGGAGCATTTCAGCTCCTTCTAGTTTCGTAGAAGATGTGTTTTATTGTAAAAACCTTTCAGAGAGAACTCTGCATCTCTTAAAGAAAAACTTAATAATCCACGAGAAAAAAGGTAAGTTGCTTCATAGCGGAAATAATAGATATGACTACAGTAAAACTTGGTTCAATAAAAACTCTGGTGGTGCTGTGCAACAATTAAAATTGAATATGAATAATTATTTTTATAATCAAACAAAATCAACTAGTCAAGAGCGTTGCTGGACAACATTCACACAATATGCGAGACAATTAGAATTCAAAGGAAACAAGAAAAGATTTGTGCCTCTCAACGGTCAAGAGCTAAAGGAAAAGAAAAGTTATCTGTGCTTTGCAGCCAATTGTTTCCCAAACTCGTTTTTGATTGCGAAATATAACGAGTTGTCATCTCTAGATGAAGATACATACGCTTTATCTTTGATTTTAAAATGGATAATAAACTGTGGCAATATCAATAAGCCTTTAACAGTGTTCATTCCTTCGATGAGAATGGAAAAGCTGCTTTCACAATGGATATATAATATTTAAGGGGGAAGTCTGTATATATTATGAATAAAATTAAAATAGTTGACTCGGTTATGGGGAGCGGTAAAACATCTGCAGCGATTAACAAAATGAATTCTGCCAGTAAAGAAGAAACCTTTATATTCATCACACCTTATTTAAATGAAGTTGAGCGCATAAAGAAAAGCATAAAGTCCAAACAATTTTTCGAACCTAAAGTAAAGAAGAAAGGTGATAAAACACAATATAAGTTTGAATCCTTTCACGAACTCTTATCACAGAATAAAAATATTGTGGCAACTCATAACCTTTTTAAAAACGCAAACGACGAGACAAAAGAACTTATACTTGCAGGCAATTACACACTGATATTAGATGAAGTCATGGAAGTAGTGGAACAATTACAGGTAAAGAAACATGATCTAACCACACTGTTTGATTCCAATCTGATTTATATTGATAACGGTTTTGTCAAATGGAATGAAGAAAAAAAAGACTATGAAACACGATACGATGATATTCGAGATATGGCGTTAAATAACAACCTAATGTATTTCAAAGATAATATATTGATTTGGAACTTTCCTGCCGACGTATTCCAGTTATTCAAGGAAGTTTACATACTTACATATATGTTTGATGCTCAAATACAAAAATATTACTACGATCTGAACAACATTAAGTATCAAAAGTACAGTTCAGCTTACATGGATGGACAGTATAGCTTCATTGATCACCGTCCTGATTATGAAAGGAGCTTTAAGAAAGAGTTAAGAAACAAAATAAAAATATATGAAGGAAATCTAAACACAATAGGACAACTGGAGTTTTCACTGTCTTCTAATTGGTATAAAAATAAATCACCATACACCATCAAAAAGGTGAAGAACAATGTATTCAATTACTTTAATAATATTGTTAAGTCGTCAAGTGATGAAGCTATGTGGACGACTTATTCAGACCATAAGAACAGAATAAAGGGCAATGGGTATACAAAGGGGTTTATCTCATGTAATGCACGTGCTACAAACGAGTTTAAGCATAAGAAACACTTAGCATATACAATAAACAGATACACGAATACTGTTCTGTATAATTATTTTAAAGAAAAGTACAGTATTACAATAGACCAGGACGCATTTGCATTGTCTGAGTTAGTGCAATGGGTATGGAGGTCAGCTATTAGGGATGGAGAAGAAATAACTTTGTACATACCTTCTTTAAGAATGAGGAAGCTGCTCACAAACTGGCTAGATACCTGATAAAGAGGACAAACCTCTTAAACTTAAAAAATAAGCCAGTCATATCAAGGGTTTTAGAGCCTAAGTCTTAAGAAGAACCAGAAAAATAATTAAATAAAAAAATAATAAATTCGTCCGTAAAGTGCCTTTACGGCCGTCTCGTTTCAGCAAGCTGAACCTCGATAATATAATTTTCTTTTTTAGAATAAAAATAAAATAACTATTGAATATTTATAGTGATCATGTTAAAATTAAATCAAGTCAAAGGATTACATACATTTAGAGTAAAAATAAAATCATTATAAAGAATGGGGAGATTGAAAATGACAGCTGTTTTAAGAATTAACGAAGAGTTAAACGGAATTGAACTTTATTTTGATAGTAAACCAGAACAAGAGGTTTTAACTCATCTTAAATCAAACGGTTTTCGATACTCTGGATTCAAAAAATGTTGGTGGAGCAAGCGGACAGAAAAATCAATGCAGGTCGCTAATGGTGTCAATAAACAAGAAATCTCATCTTCTAAAACAATCACTAAAACCAAAAAGAAAGCTAAGGGCGTAAAAATGAGTCTGTGGGATGCAACACAATGGAGTGAAGTAGAAGTAAATAAGGAACAAGAAGTAAAAGAAATGGCAAAGGAAATAAGAAAGCATATAAGACAACGTTTCCCACAATGCAAATTCTCTGTTACTACTGGGGGAAGCAATTCACATAGCACTATTAACATCACAATCAAATCAAGTCCTTATGAAAAAGGCTCAGCTTATTTGACTGCGATTTATGATTATTGCAACAGCCTTTTAAACAATTATCGCCATTGCTACAGCCCAGCAGATCCTTACACTGATTACGCAGGTAGTTACAATTTCTATGGTCGTGTTTCATTAGATTGGGAATACACAGTGACAGAACAAACAGAAGAAATTAAAGAAGATATGACACTGTTTGATTCAAAGATGGAAGAATTCGAAGAAGCCGAGAAAGCGAGACAAGAAAAAGAACTTCAGGAATATTTAAAAGAGCAAGAGCTTAAAAATGCTGAATATAAGAGACGGCAAGAAGAAAAGAAACAAGTCGAAAAAATCTATAGCAGCATTGTAGTAAAACAACTGAATGAAGATCAAGAGTATTTTGTTATTGATGCACAGTTTGCCAACTTAAACAAAAATCAAACACTTAATCAATATAAAGACGAGGTTGTTAAAGGTGACTACAGACTTGAAAATGTAAAAATTACAAAAGAAGTGCATTTCAATACTGAAGAAACTTTAACCAACTTTTCTAACTTGCTTTTAAATGATTTTGATTTTCTTGCGGAAACCGGTGGAAGTTTTACGGAAGACAACAGAATCAACTCAATGATTGATTATTACAATATGGACGATTTAGAAAAGAACACAGTTAAATGGAATTTATATGGCGTAGGAGTGTACTACGGCGGGAAATTGCAATTTATTGTAGATGCTCAAGGCTATTCTTATGCAAGATATGTTGGCTTAGTGGATAATGCAAAAATCGAAAAGTCGATTTCTCATAAGCAAGCTTTAAAAGAAGAATTGCAGGAGTTGAAATATCAAGCGGGAAAAATAGAAGATCTTTCAAGCTCAGTCATTGAAGAATTAAATATATTTGCAACCTGGAATAATGAAGACTGGGACAAATATAAAACTTCACTCAAAGAAAAATTGAAATTGAATAATTTAAATTTGAGTAAAAATGTTATCCAACAAGCACATACAGAAAAATTAAAAATTGCTTTATACAGAATTCTCCATGAAGTTGACAGCATTCAAGAACAATTTAAAAATGCTGATCTTGAAAAAGGTGAAAAATATACTCTGTTTTACATATCTGATCTTGGCTCTTTAATTACTGAAAGAATAACATATGACAGTTACCGGCCAACTAAATATGCCCAATATGATAATGCAGTCAAGTTGACATACCGTCCTGAAAGTAAAAGAAAATTATATTATCGTCACTTCTATTCAGAATTATTGATGTTCAAAGGGTGGCACTCACTTCCCGAAACAGTATTGAATAATGTAGAGGTTAAACCAGGTGGAATGAAAATAATTCATAGTAAGTACCACTCTTGTGACAAAAGACAATTTGATGAGGTTTTAGGTTACTTAAATAAAAAAAGCTTCAAACCAATAATCAACACGTACAAGCCTAATTTATAAACTTATAGGGGATGGGAAAACATCTCATTCCCTAAAAAGGGAGAATAAAAAATGTTTAAAGATAATCCGGATTTTTATCCGACACCACCACAGTTAATCCGAAAAATGACATCTAAAGTAGAATGGAAGTACATTAACTCCGTTTTGGAGCCGTCAGCAGGTAAAGGAAACTTAGTAGAAGCTATTCACAATCAATTTAAAAACACCAGCAACTATAGAAGGAATTCGAAATATGACATTGATGCAATTGAACAAGATGAAAACTTACGACACATACTTAAAGGCAAAGATTACAGAGTGATAGCAGACGATTTTCTGACGTTTAACACTTACAAGAAGTATGATTTGATTTTTATGAATCCACCTTTTAGTAGCGGTGTTAAACATTTATTAAAGGCGATTGAATTAATTGAAAAGCAACAAAGATCCGGCCAAATTGTTTGCTTACTAAATGCCGAAACATTAAAAAATCCGTATTCAAATGACAGGAAATTTCTTATACGTAAGCTAGAGGAAATAAATGCAGAAGTTGAATACATTCAAAACGCTTTTTCAAACTCAGAGCGAAACACAGAAGTTGAAACGGCGCTAATTTACATAAGCATTGAAAAACAAGAATATGACAGTGTTCTAATAGAAGAATTGAAAAAAGATGAGTCCCATAAAATTAGTGCCGATTATAAAGCAACACAGTTAGTGAATGCAGACTTTATAAAAGGAATTGTAGAACAGTTCAATTATGAAATCAAAGCGGGTTTAAAATTAATCAATGAATATAACAGTTTAAAACCATTAATGCTGCATAGTTTCAATGATGACAGTACTCCAATATTGAAACTACAAATTGATAAGAATACCGAAGAAAATGACATAGAGAATACATATATAAAACAAATTAGAGCGAAGTATTGGAACACGTTGTTTAACAATGATCAGTTTATGGGGCTCTTTACAAGCAACCTAAAACAAAAATACTTGCAGCACGTTGAGGAATTAAAAGATTATGACTTTTCTTTGTTCAATATCTATACATTAAGAATTCAGATGAGCAAAGAGATGACGCAGGGCGTAGAAGATACAATACTTAATCTTTTTGAAGAATTTAGTCACAAGCATTACTATGATGAATCATCAAAAAATGTGCACTTATATAATGGGTGGAAAACAAATAAATCATATAAAATTAATAAAAAAATAATTATACCACTAAACGGGTATTGTAGTTGGCTCGGTCACTATAGTCCAACAGACTACAAGGTCTTAGAAAAGTTGAAAGATATTGAAAAAGTTTTCAATTACCTTGACATTGGGTTAACAGAAGACATTAACATAGATGAATCTCTAAAACTAGCTAAGCATTACGGTGAAACGAAAAAAATAGAATTAAAGTACTTCTATGTAACTTTCTATAAAAAAGGAACATGTCACATCGAGTTTAAAGATATGGAAATTCTCAAGAAATTTAATATCTTTGGCAGTCAAAAGAAAAACTGGCTTCCTCCTTCGTATGGTAAGGTAAAATATCAGGATATGACAACAGAAGAAAAAGACGTAATCAATAATTTTGAGGGTGCACAATCTTACAATGAAACGGTAAATAACGCTTCTTATTATATCCTGGATACATCGAAGCTTCTCATGCTTACATCATAACAAAATACGCGCTTTTATAATAAAAATAAAATAGGTATTGATTATTTAAAATAGTCATGCTATACTTAAATCAAGTTAAAACAACAGCGGAGTATACATATTTTAAGAATAAAAATAAAATAGTTAATAGGGGTGGCGGAGATGGCAAATGAAAAAGTAATCATGACAAAAAGTTTGAATTTATCTGCTCAAAGAGAAGAGAATATGAAAAAAGAAAAAATAGGTCAATTGGTCGAAGTCACATACTCAAACGGTCAAACATACAGAGGACGCATTACAAAGATAGACAAATATACTATTGAGTTCCTTGATGAAAAAACCAACCTAGAAATCAGTGACGTTGTACGTGGTTTCGCTACAATAATTGAGGAAAAAGAGGAAGTATCTAATGATGGTACTCATGTAATAGAACACTTCCTTGAAGAATGGAAAAAGAAAGTTTACAAATGGTATATCAACCAAAGAGAATTGTTTGAAAAGGAAAAGCGTAAAATAGCTCAAAGAGTGAAGCTTTCAAAAGAGGAAATTTTAAAAATAAACAGTGACCTAATAGCTAATCAAGTTGAGCGTAGACGAGCATACAAAGAAGAACAAAAATATTTAAAAGACTTGGAGTTTAGTAAAGTAGCAATAGATTTTATTGAGATGCATCCTAAATATTTCGAGAAGAATATAAAGTCTTACTTAAATAGTGAAGCGTATGTTAAAAAAGTTAAACTGATGAGTCGTATTAAGAAAGAAGTTGGACAAATCACAAACGCAGCTGACTTACATATTAGCAACAATGGAGAGATAAACGGAATCGTGCACGGTGAAAAAGGAGCGGTTAACGTTGAAACAATAAGCGCAGGTGGGTTCAATGTACAGTGCTTTCACTATCGAGTTTTAGTTAAGCCAGTTAGATAACGAATCCCCTAAAAGGGTTTTGTTAAAATGCATATTTTAAACAGAATGGAGAGATTGAAATGAAAGAAGTTAGCCACAACGAATGGATGAATACGGTTAAGAAGTTGAATGAAGGGCAACCAAGTGTTGTTGATCTGGTTAATCAGCAAATTGAATCATATGAGAATGATAAAGAGGGCAGGGATGAAAATGAATGAGAGTACAGTGAAACAATACCTTGAAACATTTTTTTAATTGGATGGGCTAGAATTTATATTTAATGATGGTCAAAGGATTGTTTTTTCTGGTCCGATGGGTGATATTGTTTATACTTAGACAAAAAAGTTGATGTCAGAGGAAAGTTTAATAGGTGTGATCAGTAAAGTATATAACATGAAGTAAAAGGTGGTAGTCTGAATGAAATATAGTAAAGACGAAGAGTTTAAAAACACTGTAGCTAGTTGGACTGTTTTTTTCTTATTGAAACCATTAACAACTGTACATACAACTTTGTTAACAAATAAAGAGGACGTTGAAGAAGAGACAATAATTAAACTAGCAAAGGCGAAGATACAGACTGAATTAGGTCTTGATATTGATCAGGTTGGAAAAAGGTTAGGGACTAATGATAACTTTGGAGAAGGCTGGATTATCGTAGAACAAAATGACAATTCTGCTACTGATAAGGAACTTGAGTTATTGCCTATTAATAAAATTTAATCAAAATAGAAATATATTTGCTAATAGAAATGTTATGGACATTTAGGGAACTTTCATAAGAAATAACAATACTTTTAGCAGAGGTGGCTTTTGCTCTTTAATATTACCCTTAACTAAAGTCAGGTATCTGAACTATTAGTTAAACTAAATAAAACAACAATTTGAAATAGAACGGGGAGAATTAATTTGGATAAAAGTCAATTAATAAAGGTTGGTTCAACAGTATATCTTAAACCAATCAATAATGCCGCACGATATGGAAGAAAAGATATTCTAGAGAAAGTTGTGTTAAAAAAAGGAAGGAAATATTTCTATGTTGGAAATACAGGAGAGACAGAAATAAGACGCATGTTTAAGTTTTCTTTAGAGGATATGACAGAAGTGACAGAATATAGTCCTGACTGGGAACTTTATTTGTCCAAACAAGATATTATTGATAAGGAAGAGAAGAAAAAGTTAATTTTCGATATACGCTCAGTCTTTGATAGATGGTCATCGGTTGATTTAACGTTAGATCAATTAAGAAGGATAAATGCAATCATATCTGAATAAAACAGCAGTTTTGATGAGAGGAGAATAAAGCATGACAAAATCAAAATTAAATGAAAACATCCTTCAATTCTTACTGGACAACGGCTTTAAACTAAAGGAATATGAAGATCAGGGGTTGACATTTTATTCTAAGGAAATAAAAGACGGTCAAACATTGAAAAGATTAATTGAACATCATTATGAACTCGAGGAAGATGAAGAGATTAATACAAAAGGAGTAAGCTTTACTGTAGAGATACAGACAAATGGGGAGTCACCTCAATGGGTCTTTACTGGTAGGCATGAAATGTTTGGCATTCTTGAAGGTCAACAGCAGTTTTTTGAATATGTAAAAGAAATTAAGCCATTAATTAGTTAGGCAACTGAGTAGCTAAAGAGAGGGGAAATATAGCCATGAAGGTTAAACAATTAATTGATTCATTGCAAACCATGTTGGAGAAAGGTGAAATAAAGGAGGAAACACAGATCCTACTCAATACATATGACGACTGTATGTACGAAGTAGCATGTGTTGAGTCACTGGGAGAGTTTGTACAAATAGAAGCTGAGATTAAATAAAACATGTGCAAGAAAGGTGATTAACATGAAGAAATGGATTAAATTTGACTACGATGATGGAGCGGAAGTTTCTTATAAGATAAACAACCCTGACCCTAACAGAGAGATTACCATTGATTTTAAGGTGAAACAGTCAGAAGAAGACGTTAAAGAGTTTCAGCTATACGATGATGAATTAGAACAAGTATACAATCAATTACAAGAAATGAAAAAAGGGTTGTAATGGGATATAGCAAAGATTTTGCAATCAATCTTGCAAATGAGAGAGCAAACAAACTTGGGTTTAAGCATCATGTCATTCATAATCCTAAAGATTATAGAGAAATTTTTAATAATACAGGCTTTGTTGTGGCACAGACAGTAAATGAAAAGACATCTGTTGTTTACGAAACAGAATAAAAAGGGGAGATAAAACAATGGATAACTTACTTATCACGTGTGAAGAGTGTGGATATAAATGGAATGGCGATGACTTTGATGAAGACTGTCCATCATGTGAAAGCGAAAATATCAAAGTTATTGGATGAAACGTTAGTATTCCAAAGCCTATTTTAAATAAAAACACCATTTAATTCGAAACGCTTCTTTATCATCGCAAAGAAAAAATGTAAAATCCACCTATAGGCATGAGTTGTCAATGATATTGAGACGTCCTTGGGGGGAGAAATTTGAAAAATAAACTTGAAAAATTGCTTCTTGAAAAGGGTTTATGTGAATTTCATATTAAGGAAATGAAGGAAACCAAAAATATAAGTGAGTATCCATATGAATTGTATTATGATGAAGTCGGAAACAGCGAAAAACTATATCGGGATGTTCCGTTAAAAAAAATTAAGAGTTTAGGATTCAGGGGAACCAGTGGTGTGTCTTGGTTTGATCACGCGTGTTATAACGGTACAGATAATATTGACATTGGCCGATGTGAAAAAGCTTTTGAATTCTTGAAAAAACAAAGTCTAGAAGAATTTCACACTTATTATCAACACTCACCAGTGAAATTGGTTCATTATGAAGATGATGACTTTTATGCTGTTTACGGTGATGGAACACACCGTACAATTTGGGCCAAGATAACAGGAGCTCCAACAATTTATGCTCAAGTAACTAGAGCAAGAAAGAATCCTTCCTTATATAAATCATACTTAAGATTTAAAGAATTAGAATCACAGATTAATAGGTATTTTAAGGAGAATGACCTTAGCTGGGGAGTTAAAAAAAGTCAACACTATTCAGAAATCCTTTACAAAGGTATGCCAGTAACACTCTATTCTATAGATCCGCCTTACTCATTTAAGCGATCTTCCTACAGTCTCAATGATCAAAAGTTGGATACATGGAATAAGGAATTAAATGAATTTATGATTGAGTTTGAAGAGAGTTTACGCTATAGGAAAATCTTTCGCAATGTTATGAAGATTACGCCCGGAAAATTAGAGCACAAACTTTTTTCTTTTATTGAAAAGATAAGTGAAAGTTGGTCTGCAGCTAATGGAAAGGCAAGAATTATAAAACAAGGATTCGATATGTATTGTATCGATAAACAAATCATTTAAGTTACTTTAAAATATGTACAACAGCATGAGGGATGACGAAGAAACTAAAGGAGAAGTGATGAAAAAGTTAATAATTTTATGTTTGGGTATTATCGGGGTATTTCTTATAGTTCAGTGTAGTAAATTTAACAACAATACAGAAGTTTATGTGGATACTCAATTAGAGGGAAATCACGATGATGAAAATGAAAGAAAAAGTTATTATGACAATGATTCAAGTCAAGAAAGTGAAGCGCTTAATGACAAATATTTAAACCGAGAAGAGAATAAGGAATATGACATTTACGCATATGATTTAACAACTAGGGAAATTCAATCACGTAATGGACAAGACGAATATGTTTATAGAGGCAACGTGATCTCTAGTAGTCAAGCCGAAAGCTATGGTTATCACACAACACCAATTACTAAGGAAGTAGCTAAATCAATTAAATTTTGGAGGAACGATGTAGATTTTGTTCCTAAAAAGGGTGAGATTGTTCTGGTTAAATTTCCTAAGGGTAATTATAAAACCTATATTGATATTGAGCTTATGTATAAGCCAACTGGAGATTGGAATTGGTGAACAAAACATCAACGGGATTCGGGCTGCTCACATGAGAACAGCCCTTGCAGTTAGCTCGCAATCCTTGTTTTGACTGGTTTGTTTTTCTTGATATTACGTAATTTAAGAGCGGGTTTTTCCACTATTCTGTACGAAAGAAATGCGGATGCAGCAGTAACAGCAATTAGGGCTATGATCAGCGGGTAATCAGACAATGTTTTATTAATTCCAGTGTATAAGAAGATGTTGATGATCACCATGTGCCATATGAAAATCCCCATACTGATATCATCTAACCGGTTCAGCTGCCACAATATCTTCGGCCCATTGTACCCGAACCAAATAATTGCATAGCTCAAAGGAATGAACCATAAAAAGCTCCATAGTGTACTGTTTATTGAACTGAGATGTAGAAGGTCAAATTTAAAGAATAAAAATAAAATTATAGAGCAGAAAAATAAAACGATATGCTGCGGTGACTTTCTCCATGCCTTTGCCCAGAAGATGCCCAAAGTGAAATAAAACATCTGTGGCAGGAAAGAATGTAAGTACAGGTTACCGATCAAACTGTCAGGCGAGTACTTCAATGTTATAAAAGAAACCAACACACTGAAAGCGGAAACAGCAAAAGAGCAAAGAATCATTTTTTTGAATCCGAAACGTTTATAAAACCAATAAATTGCGGGTAACACAAGGTAAAAGCTAATCTGAACAGGAATTGTCCAAAGTGAATCGTTAAGGCGACCTGTGCCAATGTGATGGAATATGTCAGGGAAGTATTGAGGATATAACACAAAATTGCTAAGAAGCCATGTCCAGTACTCTTTAGTAGTGAATACTGTTAATGAAAGAGCTCCTAGAATAATTAGCAGTACAGTGGAGGCAAGAGCATAGGTGTATATTGCGGGTGCGATCCTGATAATTCGGCTCCAATAAAAATCAGTTACATTATTCCCTTTAAGCTTGGATCTTTCATAGGAAGTGAAAAGAAAAAATGCGCTTAGAAAAAAGAAAATTGATATGCCGGTGTGAAATATTGCTTTACTCTCTGGGGTATAACCAAAGACAGAAATGTTAAGATCTCTTGTAGCGTGACCAATCAACACACAAAGCGCAGCAAAAAGCCTGACAAAAAAGAAACAATTAGAGTGTTTTACATTCATTAAAAGAACCTCTTTCCTATACCATATGGCGAATAAGCAGTAAGGCTGCCTATAAGCAGTGATGATTATATCATAAAAATGGAAGATACGTTCTTGAAAATGAACTAAAATAAATATTTTTGTTCTCAATAAGGTATATTTGTGTGATATAGGGAGGTGTAGATACTTATAAATACACGTATATATTCATAGATGCATGTATATCTAGCTATATCATGAAGAATACAGATAAATCAAGAAGTACCTGCCTGTTCTTTCGCCTTTATTTCAAATATAGTATAATTTGGAAAAGGGGGAGAGGAAATGAAAAAACTATTCTTTTTGGCTGTGATTTGCGTTGGTTCTATATTGAGTTTCAACGTACCGAGTGCTGAGGCGAAGCTTACACTAGACTACAAAAATGTTAATTTCCACATGAGTGAGGATTCAGAGAGTTTTTCAATGGCAGATTATTTTGATCGGAATTATGATCGTACGTGGCTCTTCTACAAATTCACAATCAGCAATGCTGAAGGATGTACTCTAAATATGAAAATCAGTAGGATAACTCTTGCTGGCTGGGTATTCCCACGTAGTGAAAAGCAGTTTGTAGGAAACTATGCTGACTATACTGCTACAGATCGAGTAGAGGGAGATGCAAATCGTAATCATGTGTTAGAGATTACAAAGAATCCAGACTGCGGAGATGTGTGGATTAAAGGTATATATGGATTTGAACATGAAGATTTATTTGATTGGGAAGCTTAATACATAGTCAAGGTATATCCTTGACCTTTTTTATGGATATAATGATAATTTAAAGTGGTCATACATAATGAATGCGAGGTAGTAATATTGATTAAATCAAATTTAAAGCCAATATTAGACGAAAGGAATATCAGTATTCGAAAGCTGTCCAATGATATTGATCATGGTTTTAACACAGTTAGGAAGCTGTATCATGACGAAATGGAGCGGTACCCAAGGGACCTGTTGGATAAAGTCTGTACATATTTAGATATTGAGCTGCATGAGCTGTTGACTTACAAAAAAGATTAAAACGCTTAATGTTTCCAATGTGCATTTCTTACTAAAAAATAAAGGGAGATTCAAAATGATTGAATTCAAATTAAAGCAACTAGCTGAAGAAAAAGGAATAAGCGGTATAAGGGAACTGTCGAGGGTTCTTGAACACGATTATAAAAGTGTACGTTTGATGTGGATGGGTGAAATAAAGCGAGTTCCGACAGATCTAATTGAAAAAGTGTGCTCCTATTTTGACGTTACAATTAATGAACTAATGGAATTTAAAAAAGAAGAAAATAATTAGAAAAAGTATTGATCCTTTTTAGGGATCATGATATACTGAAGTTACAAGTTAAGGAAAATAAATACGGGAATTTAAAGGGAGATATACAATGAAAACAACACTTAAAAAATTGTCTCAAAAAGAACTTCATAATCTAATAGGAAGTGCAGTTATATTAACAGAAAATCACACAACGATTTCTGGGGATAGAGTTTTAAAGAAAAAAGGATCTCAAGGGATACTGGTTGATTATCAAATGTTTTGGGGCGAGGCCACCATTCAATTTGGCAAAAGAAATTACAAAGTTAGCATGGGCATTGTTCAGCTTTTAGAGCAATCAGAAGAAATCGAACAAGAGAGTAGCGTTGTATCCAAAAAAGCAGAAACAGAAAAAGCTACTGATATAAAAGACGGGTACATTTTCACGGAGACAAAAACAATAGATCAAATTCTTGATGAACATAATGATTATATGTCTTTGTACAGAATTTTTAATGATGATGCTTATTTAGAAAAAGCAAGACAAACGTTACAGCAACTGAAAAGCCATGAATAAATAAAATCGTACTTTTAATCAGAAGGGAACTGACACTATGATAGTGGCTCATTTAATAGGTGGAAATGAAATAGAAGGTATTAGTAACGGGGGTGTAATCATTAACGGCGAAAAGTTAGACGCGAGCTATGAGGATTTAGCTTCTGTCTGCGGGAGTATAGAATTGGGAGATTTAAATACAAGTATTACCATTCGTAGAAGTAGTGAAGATGTACTAAGAGATTATATTAAGTTGGTGCAAGATTTTGATGCCGAACTAGGCGAAGAATTTGTAATTAACAATCATTTAACAGAAGAAGTTCGTTGTAGCACATATCAAGTTAATTTTGAAGATAAAACACTAACATTGATAATTGATACATATGAATAAAATGTTGATTGACTGAGTGATGGAGAGTTTACTACGAAACGAACCTTGGTAAGTTTGTTGAAAGGGAATAAAATTAAGGAGGATTCTTTATAAAATCATTCTTTTAAAGAGAGAAGGACAATCGTGAATGAGCACAAAGTTATATGAAAAATCTAAATACCTAAAAAAGAAACTAGCACAAAGTGATAAGATTGATGAGTCTATAAAGAGCTTTTCTTATGACATTTATGATTCGTTAGATCATAAGCCTGATTTCAAAAACGCACCAATTGGTATTAAACCATCTTCAGGAGAAAAGATAAGTGTTGACTTCTTTGCGGAAAAAGAGCGAATAGAAATGCTGATCGATTGGACATTAGAAATTTATCCAATAATACTCATACTTGAGAATGAATGTAAATTACCTATTGAGAGGGATGTTTCAGAGGATTTAGATGTTTTTTTAAATAATGTGTATGATAAATTTATAAATGCATTAAATAGTTTGCCTTGTGAACAAACATTTGAACTCTCAAAGGTTGAATCAATTGATAAATTGAGAAACATGATTTCAGAATCTCTGCAGCAGAGCTTAAATGGTTCAGCAGGATCAGCTTATGAAAAATTCAAAAACGGAATGGATTACTTTATAAACGAATTAGGTGATTTGAGTGGTTTGTCATTATTAGTTGAAGAAATTCGTACTTATGACACTTTGTTTAGGATGAGAAAGGGAGAAAACGAGAATCAAGTTTTTTTAAAAGAGGATATGTTTCATGTTCCGTTTGAAAAAAGAGGGAGAATAGGTTCAAATAGATTTAGTTTGCTGGGATTTCCAAGCTTATACCTAGGAAGTTCTTTGGCAGTATGTAAGGAAGAATTGTGCGAATCAACAGCGGATTTGGAAAGCATGCAAGCTTCAGCAATAAGAATTAATGATATTGAAAATGTTCAAATACTTGATATTAGTTTACCATCATCAGTGATATCTAAAAGGTTAGGATTTTTATTTGAGTCAACTTACAAAGGAAAAACAAGTTTTAATTTTAATAACTTATTTTTACTTTGGGTTGTAAGTGCAGCTTGTTCCCTAAAAGTTAAAAACCCTCATGATAAGTTTAAACCAGAATATATAATTCCACAATTTTTAACTGAGTGGGTTAAATGCAGTTCTGAATATGCAGGTATTTGTTATATGTCAACTAAGGTAAGCGCATTGACCACTGAAAACGTGGGCTTATATAAGAATTATGTTTTCCCAATCAAAGAAAGAAAAAGTAAAGGACACTGTCCTTATTTAAGCAGTTTATTTGAAGTGTCACAACCTAAGAGTTTTTATAATTCGAACGATCTGCTTGAATGCACTTATAATAAGGTCTCGATTTACTTAGATGAATCCATAGATAAGGATACAGAAGGAAATTCAATTCCCTACGAAAACACTGATTTAGGGAGAATGGAGGCCGTATTAATTAGCTCGTTTAGGAATAGTGACATTTAATAAAACAACGATTTTCAGGGATGGAGGACTTATGACAGCCAAAATGATAACTGTCTGGTACAAATACGATGATAAAGGCAACGAAGTCAAACTGAATCACATTGAAGATGGATGGGTGAATGGAGAATATCCAAAGCCTTTAGATCCGTCATTCACAAATCAAGAAGCATGGAAGAAAAGTGATTGGGAAAGGAAACATGCTTACTTGGATGAACAATATCAAGCATTGAGCGTTCCACCAGCAAATTGGATTAGATGATGATCTGGAGATTTGGAGGGGAGTACACATGATCAAGGTTTATACAAGAGGTCATAAGATACCAGAAAAGATTAAGTCTTGCATCTCTGAATGGAATTATTGGTCTTGGATTGTAGTTGCCAATACTGCAAAGAGGAATAAGGATGCGAAACGACTAATAGAGAAGATTGAAGCTGAACCAGACAGGATAGCGGAATATAAAACTGAAGACGGAATTGAAGTATATGTAAGCTACATGGATCCAGTGAAATAAAAAAGAGCATTAAACTAAATGCTCTTCTTCATACCACACCTACGACACTCACGTAAAAACACACCACTTTTCACTGAACTCTTGAACAAAGCATAATCACAGTTGTCACAGCGGCCATATTTAACATCGGGATACTCCTTATAATCATAAACAACAGTTACATCGTACCCGTTAGTCTCAAAATCTTTCTCTTCCATTAAATTTCACCTACACAAAGTATTTAACACTACTATAATACCAGACGATGTATATAAGGAGGAGTTTTATTTGATTGGAATAGCATATTTCTTAATACTCTGGCTGGGTATTGGCTTTCTAACGGGATTTAAGGCCTTATTTGTTGATCAGGTTTATGATGAAGAGTTTAAGCAGGAACTGATTGACTCATTTTCACCAGGTATGGAGCAGAATATGATTGAACTGTTCTTTAAGAATAAAATAAATATCATGGTGTTTTACATACTCATTGGGTTGCTGCCACTGGCAATGAAAATTGCTGGTCTGCTGAAGAGGCGTTAGCTATGCCGGTTATCGATACCTTTTTTGTTATTCAATTTGAAAATGATGATTAATTCAAGTCATTTAAATTAGATGGAAGTGGTTATATAGTATCTAAGGGGCTACATGGCGCTTCTAAATTTACTACAATGTCAGAAGCTTTAGTGATCGCAAACGAGCTGCATACAGAGTTTAAAGCCATTTCTGCCATAAGACAAATTGAAGTTATTACTAGGTGAGGAGTGTTCAGGTGTACTGGATTGAATGGATTGAGGATGGGGAGAAGAAAAGCATTGTTGCGGACGGCTGGGTTGAATGGGCCGCAATCCTGGAAGACCTTTATCAGCAACGATTTGAATATGTTGAATGGAAGCGGCTTTGAAGAAAGAGTCGTCTTTTACTAAGTGTATTGGGAAACATTTAAAGATAAAATCAAAAAATTGTTGGAGGAATTAAGTATGAATAACCTAGAGGATTTACAGAGCTATTTGGAAGTAATCACAGGGAAAAATTTCATTAAATCTGCTGCATATATTGAAGCACAGGAAACACTTCTCATTAATTATTATCAATCCTTTGAAGAAGCATTTGAATATGATTTCAATGTAAGTAAATCAGATTATGAAAACTATTTTACACAGTCAAAAATTGAAAAATTAATTGTTGAAGAAACTGCAAGATTGCTTAGGAAGTACCCATTTGTTCAGGTTATAGCTATCGATTTAAAGTTTGGTGGAAACGATTTTAGCGCGGAGGTTTCAAGAGAAAAATTTAATTCATTAACACAAACAAAACTAGAAGAATTGTCATTAGATGATGGCACTTGGCAAGAATTCCAGAACAAGTTTACATCAGGAGTGAAAAATGCGAATAGAATCACTCTTTTTAATGAATTTATAAAAAAATAATTTTGTTGAATGGAGACATATGGATAAATACTCAAACTTCAAACTAAAGATTGCTGCAAAACCTTCTTTATTTCATGGAAGAACTGTAAGGAAAGCAGTTGGTCAATCACTTTGGTATAGAATCAGGGATCATATATTACAAAAGGATACACCTGTATGTAGCATTTGTGGATTTTCCCCTCAGCCAGACGAAATGCGGAATCTTCATCTTCACGAGATCGAGGACTATGACTTTGAAAATATTGTGGTTACCTTAAGTGGATTAATTTAATTTGTGCAAACTGTCACGCTTTTCATCACTTTGGTTTCACACAATTGTATTCGAGTAAGGAAATAATGGAACGATTAATTGAACATTTTGCAAAAGTCAATGAATGCGAAATAAACGACTTTAAAGATTACAGAAGGAGTTTACTATTTAGACGCCAACCGGAAGCAGAAACCAAGAAAACAAAAACCAATCTGTCTTTTCAAGATATCAAAGCAGGTAACTATACAGTTAGATATGCAATAATCGGAGATATACCATTCAAAGACGAAGTTATTGATAAGCTAAACAAGAAGGGTGTTTATTACCAATACAAATAACTGACATGACCTCTATTAAGAGGATCATGTCTTTATAAAATACGAATTTTAAACAGATAAGTATTCCTTAAAAAATAATTAGAATAAAAATAAAATAAATACTTGTAATTCTGACAACTCTAATGTATATTATAAACAAGGGAACATTAGTTGGGAAGGGGTGGAGTAACCAATGAATCTTAAGCAGATGATTAAGAATGAATGTGAAAAAGACAACCAGCTCGCAGCGAAACTCTCAAAAATAGCAGGGTACGAAAAGGTTAATGGTTTTTACAAATTCATCAACACCCCAGAGAAAGAAATGGACAACTTAGGCGGTTTAATTAATATTGTTAAGAGCTTGTTTCCGGATAATGAAGAGCAGCTTCTAAGTGACTACTTCTTATCATTGGATCCCAATAAAAAAAGCGCAAGACAGTCTGTCGAGTATGCAGATTTAAACCAATGGAATGCATTGACTGATAAGATCGTAAGCAATCTTTGCGAATCATCTAATTCAATAAGTCGTGAATGGGGACAGGTTTATTCCCTCCATAGAAAACTGAATAATAATAAAATTTCTATAAATGAAGCAATCCGGGAAACTGGGAAATATAGAATTAAATCTCCTGAAATGTATTCATTTTCGAATATTATGATTATGTACGAATACTTGAAAATTGGAGAATTTGGCTTAATGAAAAGTACAGCTCAGTTTCTGGAGATTGACGAACTGTCTGATGGATTTATAAAAGATTCGTACAGTGGTCGAATTGAACTGTTAAAGGCCAATATAAGCTTAAATGATTATGAACTAGAAGAAACCCGAAAACATTGTAGCGCTGTAATTGAAGAATGCAATAATAACAGGTTGATTGTATTTAGTTATTTAACACTTGGGAATACATACATTTTTGAAGATTATGCTAAAGCAAAACTATGCTATGAAAAAGGCTTGAACTTTGCAAAAGACAATAGCCATCATCATTATAAATTACGACTCGCACTTTGCTTTTTAGATAATGTCTGGGCGAGAGAAAACAAATGGGTAGATTTCGAGTCTCAAGAAATACCGGATATGATTGAAGCTGCTTTTTATTTGACTAATACTAAAGAAACTAAGAAAGCAGAAGATGTTATTAAAAAAATTGAAGAACATGATGTTCTGGATGATGATTTAGGGTTTCTTTATCACGTTAAGGGCTTGCTGTATAATGATATGTCCCATTTTCACGAGAGTATAAAGAAATTCAAAAAGTCAGGCGATAGGCTCTGTCTAAATCTACCTTTGATTGAATTGAAAAAGCGTGGATACTCAGATGAAATATTAAATTTAATTGCGCTATAGTTTTCTTCACTTGAAAGGAGGTGAAAGAATGAAGAAATTTAATTGCGCGATTGTCATTTTACTAGCTTTAACTGTAGGATTTGTAAGTGGACAACAATCAGTCCAAACTGCTAACGGAGATATCACAGTGGCTTCAGCTAGCAGAGGAGCATAACACAACTAGGAATTTACATAGTCAACGGTTAGACGTTTGATCCAAAGGATCAGGCGTCTTTTCTAATTTAAAGGGGAAGTTCCTATATTTTATAAAACCAAATATAAGACCATGGGGGAATTAAAATGAAAAAGCATTTCGGAAAAGCACTTTCTTATGAGGAAATGGCTAAGGGATACATGGAAATGGGAGATATTAATTTAGAAATTTCCCAGGAGGATAATCATCTTGAAAATGAAGCAGAAATGATTAGATCAAAATATAAAGCAAAGGTATCCTAATGAGGATTAAAGACAAATCAGCAGACATTTTAACACATACATAGGGGATGTGTTATTTGTCGTGAATAAAAATAAAATAAATTATTGCATATTATTGTAGCAACATATATAATGAAGTTACAAGATGAACGTTGTTGGGAGATGAAACAATGGAAACAACCAGTGCCACTCAAAAGGAAGAGTTGAAGATTACATCATTAAGACAATATCAATACATAAAACAACTAAAGAACTTCACACGAGTCAATCTCCACCTAGAGGATCCAGATGTGTTTACACCTAATAATGTAACTACAATGAGAAAAAACTATAAAGAATACAACCTCATTAAAGAACAAAAAAATTCTATAAAATGTATTTAAGGAGTAAAAATAAAATGAATAATAAATATTATACAGAAGAAAACAAGGCTAAGGTTTGGAAAAAGCATATGATCGTTTTAAAGTTTTTAGAGCAGCCTGAGATAGCAATTGCTTATAATGAGTTCCTACGAAGAGAAGCAACAAGTGATGAATGGGTTGGGTTCGAAGAGGAACTTTATGAGGAACTGACGGGGATGCCAATTATAAACGTCTGTAAGGACGAAAGGGTAAATGTCCTAAACTAAATTTTATTATAGGATAAAAATAAATTAGGTGTGATAAAATGAATACAGACATTTTAATTAACGCTCTTAAAGAATACGACATGCTAAAGCAAATTGAAATCTGTAACGCTAATTTAATGCTGCTGAGTAATATTGAAGGGGAAAATGAATGGATTGTTGCATGGAAAGAATTTGATCAATACTTAATGAAAAAAATGATATGAGGTGTCATTATGGAAGCTCAAAAGAAAGCGTCAACACTAAGGGATTATTCAATATACAATAACATAAATAGGTGGTTTGATGAATTAGATTTAAGAAACAGGGATCGAGAAACTGGAGAAATTGAAAAGTCTAATACTAGAGCCACGTATGAAAGGCATGTAAGGGAGTTTTTCAACCACTATGCTGCCAAGGATATTGAATATTTAACTGAGAGTGACCTGGCGATTAAGAAGAGTGACCTGTATGATTATCGAACCCATTTGGCTAAAAATAAAAGCAACTCCAATTCAACAATTAACAATAAGATTGCCGCACTGAAAAGTATGATTAAGTACCTTGAATCTGAACATGAGTGTGATGCATCTGTATTTAATTTTAGACCTCTTCCAACAGAAAAGAACCCAGCAGGCTCTTTTGAAGGAATATCTGAAGCTGATGAATTTGCTGAGGTAGCGTATGTTACTGAGCGTCAGAACAGATTAATGAAAAAGATGTTTATTTTGTTTAGTGCACGTACTGGTGGGCGTAAATCAGAGGTGCTTAGAGTTGGGTGGGATGATATTACTTATTCAGAAAAGCACCAATGCTATCTCGTCAACTTTAAAAAAACTAAGCAAAAAAAGGCTAGACCAGTTGGGATTTCCACTGCTTTTTATGAAGAGTTGTTGCTGTTAAAGCAAGAGTATGGGGAACATGAGCTTTTATTTCATAAGTTAACAGTTGATTCAATACAGGATATGTGGAATCGCGTATGTAGAGTTATGGGCATTCCCAAAGAAAGAAAGATAACTCCGCATAGTTTACGCAATACTGCAACAAACTTTTCTTACAGCGTTAATGGTGATATTAAAAAAGTGGCAGCGTTCTCTGGCCACAGTAATATCAATACTTTAAATGACCATTATTTAGTCAATGAAAGGGATTATTCTCAAGATCCAGGGGTTTTGGTTGATCAAAAAGAAGACATGTCCTTTTTAGATGATGTTACCTTAGAGCAATATAAAGAATTCTTTTTAAAATCAGACATGTATATACAGAGTAAACTTAAAATGTTTTTGAACAAGTGATATAAATAATCACATAAAAGCTTTACTTGCTTATGAAAATAATGATAAATTTAATATGATTATGTGAGGTGATAATGTGTCTGAAGTTTTGTTAACAACGGATAAACTTTATAAGTTAAAAACTGAAATAGAGAAAAATCTTATTGATATTAAAAGTGATTCCAATATGGTGAAGGAATTAAAAGCCACAATGGCGGACAAATACAAGGCACTCCCTGGTTATATCCAAGAAATTTTAAATAATAATGATAACAACGTACAGCGTTTAAACGAAAAAGAAGTGTACATTGTTTCAAAAGAGATGTATTCAATTCTTGGGGCTCCAGCTTTAGATCCCTCAAATTATTTTCCAACCAGATTGGCAAAAGAGCTTGAAGGTGGGAGAGTATTCGCCGGTGAAGAAGTAGTTAAGCTACCATACAAGTTCAAAAATGTGATTAAAATTAAAGAGGATAACTATGTCACTTCCATTACTGCCAAGGAACTTAGTGAGTTATATAATAGCTCCATCCTGCAGTACAATTACAATACTCAGCGTGAAGGAAAATACATTAAGGGCAGCCTTATCCCTGTACCTAAAACAAACCCTAAATCAGTTGATGAGATCAAAGAATTGTTTATTAAAGGCGATTTAATTGTATCAATGTTAACTTTTAACGCTCGTCTTGGAACATCTGATGGTGATGAAGAAGTTGAATATGATCCAAGCGACCAAACCCTCACTGTAACACGAGGAACCTTATTAGATGCTCTTGATGGATATCATCGAATTTCAGGTATTGTTAAGGCCATTGCTGAAGTCCCTGAATTAGATCAACCATTCATTTTAAATGTGCTCAATTACGATGAAGAAAAGGCTAAGGTTCACTTTGCTCAAATGAATACCATAAACCCAGTTGAAAAATCCAGAATTGAAGAATTGGGACAAAAACGGTATTCTTCAACCGTTGTCGAGCAGCTGAAATTTAAAAGTGAACTTAAAAATAAAATAAGTCCACAAAGTGAAATTGGTATCGATAGCAATTTCCTTGTAACATATTATACTTTATCAGAAGCTATAGACGATGCATTTGAGCTGAAATCTCGAAAAGATGCGTTGAAAATTGCGAAATACTTGGTAGACTTTTTTGATAACCTTTTTTATGCCTTCCCAGACGAATTTCTTGAAGATGATTTATCGTCCATTAGAAAGCAATCATACATTAATCATAACGTAATGTTTTACGGTTATGTTTATTTGGCCAAGAAGATGAAGGAAAACAATGTAGAACTAAACAAGCTTGAAAATATCCTTAATACGATTGACTTTAGTAAAAGCGGAAGAGTGTTTGAAGAATTAGGAAGACAAAATAATGAGAATCAACTAAAGAATATTATGAAGAAGAAACTTAAGCGAATGTTTTATGATGAAATTGCTGTTGTTTAAAGCCTAAAGGAGAATTTAATATGAGTGAAATATATAATGCTGAATTGAAGGAAAAGTTTTTAGAGAAATACGAAAGTGAAGCAACAAGAAACCATTATTGGCTAAGGCTAAGGGATTTCTCAGCTACAGAAAAAATACTTCAAAAAGACATATTTAATTTTTCTTTGGAAGAGCTGCGTACGTTATTTTTCGATTTGGATAGCAAATCTATAGACTCATTAAGAGGAGCACGAGCTGTAATTGGACAATACACAACCTGGGCAATGGAAAATGGCTTGGCAAACAGTAACATCAACAAAGTGTATCAGATACAGGATGGTGACTTAAAGCAGTTTATAGATAAAAACAAAAAAACACTATTCACCAATAAAGAAGTAGAAGAGTATGTTGATTTTATGATTAATTATCAGGATAAGGCCATGATACAGGCTATTTATGAAGGTATAGATGGTTATCAGCATTCAGAGTTACTGAATTTAACAGGTGACGATTTACTCGATGATAACAAGGTAAAGCTAGTAGATGATAAACATGGTGTAAGAATAATTACTGTAAGCGATAAATGTTATGAGTTACTTAAGCGTGCTAATGACCAAAGAACATATCATCTTAGCAATGGTTCGCCAGATAGTAGCCTTAAAAACAAATTTGCCACATTAGTTAAAAGCGAAAATATTTTTAGGCTAAAATATAAGAGCTCTAATCAGAGTATGAAAGCTGACAAATTTTTAGTTCATCGTTCTTTTAGTCAGTTTCAAAAATTTTTAGAAGAACCCTTCTTTACACCTAAAAATCTTATCAATTCAGGAAAGCTCAACATGGCGTATGCGATATATAAAGAGAAGGGTGAATTAAAAGTACCTGATTATAAACAAATAACTCGACAATATGGGTTCTTGAATGAAGACTCGGAGTTTAATTCACAAACACTGAGGAAAGTAGTGAATATGGAGAACTTAGAAAAATATTGTGTCAAGTCTGAAGTAATTGAGACTAATTCTTAATCCCTGTTACAGGGATTAACTTTACATAACTTTCAGAGTAAAAATAAAACAAATGTGAGTTAACTCGTGGTATTTTTAAAAAAATATCAGGATTTTGTTCATATTTTTCAGAATTCGACAAAGTTAGACAGAGACAAATTTGTACATATGCAGTAAAATAGTTCTATACACTAAAAAGGGTACAAGGAGGTTCGCTAGGTCAAACTCCCTAGCGATTAAGTCAATGTTTGATTTTCCATTCATAGAGGTCTTCAATCGAACAGTTTAGGGCAATAGCAATGATTCTCGCTGTTTTTATATTCATAGAAGGTCTAACGCCATTAGCGTAATCACTTAACCTTTGCTTACTGATGCCTGTTAGGTTCGAAAGTTGCCCTAGGGACATTCCTCTACGTTCAAGGAGAATGGATATCAAACATTGTCCGATTTCAACCTCAAGCATCGGACAACCTCCTGATATAGTATTGCTTATCATACTATATCAATTCTTTCCAAGTTTTTAAATGAAAGAAAAAAGATTTGCCACTAACTAGGTAAAAGGTTATAATTAAGTCAACAAAAAAGGGAACGTAGGTTCGGTTAATTACTACCAGAGAGAGGGAAACGTATGTCAGAAAAGGATTATTTCATTCAAGGGGAGCTGTGCATACCTTTTTTCGGCAGAATAAAAGCCAAGAATGAAGAGGAAGCACTTTTGTTCGCATATCAATCAATTAAAAAGAAATTAAGAAATAAAACAGGGAAAATGGGGTTTCTTCAAAAAGATCAAGAAAAATATGAGGCACTATTTGATGTAGATATCATGTGTACAGAGGATGCTGAATTAACAACCTCTTATGCCGAAGAAATAGACGATTCGTTTGAAAATGAGGATTATAAATCTTCACAATTGTTATCATCGAAGTAAAAATACATACACATCTTGTCAGTCATCATGAGACATAAAAAATTGGTGACTTTTTAGTCAGACTGGAGCATACAATGGATTTTAATCTTGAAATTGACTTGAAAGACATTATGAGATCAGTTTCCATGAGTGTTGGTTCTAAGAACATCCAAAGTGGAGAGTACTACATAGACATTATTTTTAAAAACAATGGGGATTGTTTGAGGATTAGAATGGATCATGCTTCAGTTTTAGAATTTAGAGATAAAATAAATGAAACTCTTTGGAAATTGGATGGCATGAAGACGTATATGAAGACAGCAGCTTTACAGTATGAGTAAAGCTGATTTTTTTAAAATTATTTAGAGTAAAAATAAAATAAGTATTTACAACATATGGTTAAGGTTATATAATCGAATTAGAATCAGGAAAGGAGATCGCTTTAATTATTGATTAATGAACCAACTAACAATCAAATAAGAACTATGGTTTTAAGGAAATATGTAAAGCTTTTAGCATCATGTGAAAGGTCTTTACGCAGCATAGAGAATAATGAAATCAGAATGGCAATTGGAGACCTGGACTTTGTTAAAGACAATTTAGAGGAAATACAATACATACTTCGTGATGTTGTGAATCAGAATGAATATTTCAAGAGTAAAAATAAAATGTAAGTTTTATTTAGAATTTAAATTAAGGAGGACACAGATTGAATAGATTAAATGGACTGATTACAGATAAATACGGTGATGCAATGTATAGAAGTGGTTTTTGTATAACCATTGAAGAGAATTCAAATTCTAATATGATAACGGCCGATTTCACATTGAATAAAAGTCACCTTCCGTTTTTAAAAGATATTGTAAAAGACTTAGAGGAGGGTACAGAGTGAGTGAGCCAAAATTTAAGGGATTTGTGGTCTATCGTAAACGTAAGACGGATGGAAAGTTAATACCGTTTTACAGTTTCAAATATGACGATATTGAAAGCATTACTGACATAGAAGACGGGTGCAAAGTATCGTTCAAAAATGGCGATTCATTCGTTACGAAAGGTACGGCAGTAGAGTATAAGAAAAAGATCGGATGGGAGGGTTCGGAGTGATGAACATGAAAAGGAAGCCAGCACGTGTTTTTGATACAAGAAACAACGTCACATTTTTCACAGGGACAGAATGGGAATGTATGGAGTTTGCATTAAAAAATTATCCTCGTGAAGAATTTCCTCATGTTTTAGTCGGTGTAAATGATGAAGATGAAGGGGAGGGTACGGAGTGACTGATATAGCACCATGTATCCAATGCGGAAAGATGACGAGTGTAGATATAACCATGTGCTGTGATGGCTACATGTGCGGATGTAAGGGGCTTCCCATTCACCCGCCCTTATGTGAAGAGTGTGAGAAGACATTTTTTAAGCACGGAATGAAGGAATTTCACTTACACAAATATCCTGTGACATCAGTTGAAGGTAATGAGTATGCCGTTAGCATTTATAACGATAGATACTCAAAAGGTTTTGTCAAAGTATCTTTATATAAAAAGGTACGCGGTTTTTTCAGAAAAGAAAAGTTTAAGTGTCTTACAAGAGAAGGAGATTTTGCTCCAAGTTATTTCGAAGCAAAGTGGGATTACAATTACATACAGATGGCAATCAATGAAGAAGTCATTATCTATGAAAATTCCCATACAGGAGCAAATTAATCATGAAAATAAACAAAAGGCAGCCATAGAGAAATTTGAAGCATGGAGTGAACAAGAATAACCTTATAAGTTTAACCGGTTAAAAGATGCATTTTAAAGTGTTTCAAGGGGAGTGATGAAATTGGAAAAAGGATGATTTGAAAAAAGCACTTGAATACAAATTAACGGGAGGTAAAACGATGAAAATTATTAACGTTTACGGAGACGGAGATTGTGCAGCGTTGTTTATTGAGGATGAGTATGGGATTGAACGTGCCTATAAAGAAGCGGTTACAAACGGCGGAAAAGTAAGCATTGAAGGGGACGATCATCAACAGGTTTACGTTGAGGTTCTGGAATTTGGCGCTGTTGACGAAAAATTTATCGCTTATATTCGAGATAAGCAAGATGACGACATGGCTAAGGACAGCAACTTTTTCGTTATTGATGAGTCGTAATAAATCCGATAACTAAATCAACTCTGTGTAAAAGTTGCGAAGGAATGCTTGATCACAGTGTTGCGGGCAATGTCCCTTGGAGAGAGCAGTTTGGATAAAAATAAAAAATAAAAAGGTTGATAGAATGTGCAAAAAATGCTTTGTGCTTGTAAAGATGAATTAACACAACATGATTATTTAGTTGATCATAATAGATTTGAAGAAGGGTATCTATGTCTGGATTGCAGTACATTTAAACTCCTAGATGCCAATGGTGAATTTGATGTTTTGAAGCACTATAAACTAATGAAGTTCACAGCCAGTGACAATTGATTACCTACATAAATACATAGACATTGATGAACGTACACAATTCATAAACTTTATAGAAGTAAAATTTCATTGACATAGAAAGGAAGAGATTTTTTGACACATTACAAGTACATTTGCAGAACTGGCTGCGGCCATACCACTATTATTGATAAATTTTATAAGAGACAGAGAGCGTTTTGTGGAATATGCGGGACTCGTTCAACAATGGAGTACATGGGTGAGGTTGAACTTAAAGAGGATTCCTTAGAATTAAGCATTGAAAAGAGATTAAGCACTATTCAAAACAACTTGAACGATTAGCAAGCTTGAATACGGAGGACGGCGAAGAAATCTTAAAGGATAAGCTGTTTGAAATTGATCAGATTTCAACAGATATAAACGAGTGGTGTAAAACCATTTTAGGAGATATGTAAAATTGAAAATTTTAATGGAAAGAGGAGCTATATGAGAAGATATCAAACACAGGAACAAGTTGCATTAAACTTCTTGCTTTCAGAGGCCAAAGAAGAGCTTAGATTATGTGAGGAAAGAATCGAGTTTCATGCAAAACATAGAGAGTATGCTCTCATGAGGATGGAGAAAGAAATTGAGGCAAAGGCAAATGCGAAAATTGAAAAATTATCTTCGTTGCTTGAGATGGGAAGAGAGTCTTGGTCAAACTTACCTTCTCTTTTACAAATTGGAATAGTGAACACTGAGGGAGAATCTGTAATTCAAGAAGAGCGTTTTTCTGAAGAAATTGAATGAAGTTGAAGTTTTAAAGAAAAAGGAGCTGTTTTAAAGTGAAAGATATCCGTGTGATATATGACAGAAACAAAACTTTGGAAGCGGTCGTTGTCCAGTTTGGAGATTATATGTGTGAGCTAACAGATTCACAAGTAATTGATGAAGAAAATCAAGAATTTGATGTACTTAATGATGAATATCAAGGAACTTGGAAATATGAAAATGGAGAACACTGCGAAGTCGAAATTTATGATGGTGTAGACAAGTGGGTCTGTCAAGCATTCTTACACTGAATAAAAAGGATTATTTCATTGAAAGGAGGAAGGCACATAGGCTATTTAAAGCACATAATTGATACAGCTTGGTTTAACTTAGTTTGGTTTAAATGGCATCTTGGAGCGGATATAAGCATATTTGATGGCTGCGGATGGAATACATATAAATATTTAAAGGGTAAAAATAAAATAAGTGGAGGTTATAAGGGTGATAAAAAGGAATCTACTTAGCAACCACGTTGATGAGATTATTGGTGAATATTACGCTGGAAAAGGATATTCAGTCCATAGCATTGAACGCCAGGAAAATGGACAACTGATCGTAGTTACGGAGCGAGCAGCAGAGGAGAAACAACCGGTAAAAGTTGATATTGCTTTTGATTTTGTACATAGAAGACCACATAAGAAGAAGTATTTAGCTTAAAAAAGGCAAAGAGTCAAAGCTCTTTACCGTTAGGTGATTTCCTTAACCGATTCGCAATGTACTTCATTACGTTTACTGCAATCGACACTAATGCAATAATCAATGCTATTTCAAATAAGAGGATGTATCCAAAATTCACATTAAGCTTTTCAAAGTACTCGCTGGTAATAGAGAGGATTTTATAAATCCCTACCATAAAAACAATAAAGGAAACTCCTAAAATTACAAGTGACTTTTTAGAATAATCTTTAGTATGTTCAAAATTATAAATCATTATTGATAAAAATAACAAACCCGTAGCAATCTTGTGGGATAGCGAATCATCGGCCGAAAATGATTGCACTACTATACTGATGATTAATCCAGTAATACCGATTGTTTTATTCAAGGAATCACCCACTCGTATGTAAGTTAGGTATGAGTTTACCAATTAAAGGGGATTTTCTCAAGGCAATAAACATTAAAGTTAAATTAGAATCGTGATTTAAACGGAATAGGAGGAAGCAAATGAGTATCTTAGATCACCTTAAATCAAAGAATGAAAAGATTGAAGCTTTAAAGGAGGAAATGTATGAGTTGAAACATGAATTGGATGGAGCTGAAACTACCTATAACAATAACAACGCCACTATTGTACACGTTGATTGGGAAGGTAAGGCTGTATTATTGAACATTGACGATGGAAAAGAAGAATGGGAAGAGTGGATTTCTTTTGAATAAATATAAGGAGGTGCGGATGTGAAATACAAAACGAAGCCTGTTTCGGTTGAAGCTGTTAAATGGACAGGGACAATAAGGTCTTTTTTAAAAATTTCAATTTTCTGCGGTAGTAAAAGGAATGTAAAACAATATTGTGAAAAACTCTATGTTAAGACTCTTGAGGGTGATGTGATGGCATCAATTGGCGACTACATCATCAAAGACGTTGATGGAGAGTTTTACCCTTGCAGCCCAGAAATATTGAACAGATATTTTGAAGAAATTTAGTTGAAAGATAGTTTTCAAAGTGAAAATGGGGGGAAGTAACAATGAAAAAATTTGAAGAAATCATTAAGCAAAAATCAGTACTCCTGAACGAATGGGAAGGAAAAGAAAAGGTTGACGTTTTGTCAGACTTTGAAGAAAAAGAAACTGATGTAAACATTCTGTTTGCCTCTTATGATGGCGACATTTGTGAAGGGCACGCTTGGGTTCTATTTGAAGAGAGAGGGAAATTGTTCGAGGTTAATGGTTCCCACTGTTCATGCCACGGTTTAGAAGATCAGTGGGAACCTGAAGAGGTTGCTCTCAATGTTTTGGAACACAGGTTGATGAATGGAACATTTGGAGAACCGGATTTTAAGGAAGAGCTATGTGACTTTTTGGGTGTTGAATTTAAATTAAACCGATAGGAGATCGCTATCTAGCGCTGCAACCATAAAGATAACGATCATATAAGAGAATATCAATCTCTATATTGGCGTCTTTTCTCGAAATAATCCGGATACTTATTCTGCTTTGATCTGGATTTAAATACAAACCAAATTACAGCTCCTAGTGAATAATCCATGACTTTATCAAAAATCCAAGTTATGAAAAGATCCATTAGAATTTTCATTACCTTTCACCTCCTGAGACAAAAATGTCCTATCTCTCTTAGATGGCATGTGTATGACACGCATCTATTAATAAAAGAGTGAAAAGCAATATGAAAATCAAAAAAAAGAATTGAAAAAAACATAAAAAATATAGAGGTGGAGTAAATGGCAGAAACTAAGGCGAACACAAACACAAAGATTCACGTATTGACTGATGAAACACTTGGCGACATCAAGCGGGAATACATCGAGGTCGATCGGAAGGCGGAAGTAGGCGAGAGAATTATCCTCAGAGATGATGATGAGATAGGTACGTTTCTCGGAAGCAATTCAAGTTTTGTTTACTTAGATTTAGGAGGCTATAGGAACGGAGTTGCTTGCGATCCAGCCTGTTGCCGTGTACTCGAACCGACCGACATCGTTCACATTGACGGTCGACGTTACGAAATGGTCGAACGTGAGGGGGAAGTAGGCGATAAAGTTATTCATGTTTATAAAGGAGAGTCGAATGGCATTGTCCGAGTTGTTCGCAAAGTCGCCGACGATGGAGTGGATGTTGATACATTCGAAGATGAGGGAGAATTATATAGCGGTTTTTATCATGGACATTATTACGTTCTCGTCCCACTAGATATACAAGAGAAGACCCTTGAAAATAAAAATAGTGTATACAAAGAGGTCAAAAACTACATACATAATGAATTAGGTATTTCAAGGCAAGACATACAAGAAATGATTAGTATTGCGGTTTCTAATGAAGTTCAGAAGATGTCTGAGTCAGGAAAACTGGATAGAATTGCGGGAGAGAAGATTGAATCACTTATTGAAGAAGGTTTTAGGGACGGAAGTCGATTGCTTTATGGATTTAAAGAAAGAGTATCAGAAACAGTTTCCGAAGAAGTAGGTAAACGAATTGCAAACGTTTTAAATATTAATGTGGAATTAAAGGAGGAAGGGAATTGACCAAGAACGAACGGGAAGGTTATTTAAACAGACTTGCTGAATACGGATTAATAGAAGAAGAGAAAATGACGAATATTTTAAATTGTTTTGTGGGCTACGATATTTGGTGATTATTATGGAATCAAAATAAAATAGTTATTTTATTTAAAAGGAGAGAACAGATGAATTTTCAACGAGAGTACTTAGGATATTGCATAAATAATACTGCTGACATGCTCTGGTTGTGGTATGACTATCACACTGAAATCTTTGACAGGTCTTTACCATACACGGTAGCAGCTCCAGATGATGAAACTACAGCAATTCCAACCCGGTTCCCATATACAAGTTGGTCTAATAATAATGCACAAAAACTGTTAAACGATATTTATTGGATCGCTAATGCTCATGGAGTATCTGCAGAAGAAATGTTTCGAGCGAAAATGAGCGAAGTTAGAGGGAAAAGCAGTTCACAGGATCGGATTGATTTGTTTTTAAAATTAGATAAAAAAGGGCAATTTGAATTTATAAAAGATGTGAACAATTAAATCACTAAAGATCTTATTCAACAGCAAATAAATTTCAAACTAATTGATTCTTGTACTAAATTTTCATTGAGATTAATTAACTTTGAGCTAAGGAATTATGTAACGGAGAGATTAGACTCTCCAGGATTCGAAGGAAGGTATGCGGAGTTTACCATGCTTAGTCTTAAATCTGTGCTTAACCTTACATAAGATCGGTTCTACAAATACATATTCATCAGTTTCATACTTTACATGTTTTATAGAGTGGAACTTACTTCGTTCCGCATTCGGCATGAATTCCATAAAACCAGCTGCAGTACCATCAGGATAAGACAGAAGAAATTTTATATCCTCTTTGGTGTAGCCAGTGATAAGCACATCTGTGTAATCATAATTAATCACTTTCAGCCAGCTATGGGAACGTTTATTGATTTCATAAGGGGAGTTAGCTTTCTTTAGTACGATTCCTTCAAGATGCTTTTCTTTGGCCAGATTGAAGTAAGCTAATCCGTTTCCTTGCAGGCCTTCGATCACAAAGACATTATCGTGGTCAAGATTAAGGTCTAAAAGTATGCTCTTACGTTCCGTGAGCGGCTTATTAGCGACTGAATGTCCATCAATATAAACTACATCGAATACACAGTAAACCACCTTATGAGCTGATTTCTTAGACATAAAGCGTTCCATTACAGCTTCAAAATCAGGGGCGCCGCCTGGGGCAGCTACAATGATTTCACCGTCTAAAACAGTTCCATTGGGTATATCAAGATCCAACAGTTCTGGGAACTTGCTTGTTACCTCATTGTTGTGACGAGTATAAAGCTTTATCTGATCATTAAACTTGGAGAGGATCAGTCTAATTCCATCAAACTTCAGCTCGGTAATATAATCATCGTCATCAAATGGTTCTTTGATTGAATGCAATAACATTGGCGATACAAACAAAATATCACCTCCTACTTAGAACATAATAGCTAAGCGAAGGTGATATATAAAGCAGAATGACTGTGGTACTTAATGGGATTCAATCAGTTCCGGTGAGTTGTTTTTAGGTGAGTTAACTAAGGATGAAACTTGATAAGCTTCCATGTCATCAGAGTCATACGGCAGCAGAAGACTTTGAAGATAATTCGGATCGGTGTTTTTGGGATTTAGCCATTCCTTTTCATTCTCATCAGTAAGAATAACAGGCATACGATCATGTATGTCCTCCATAAGCTCATTGGGCTTTGTAGTAATGATTGTACAGGTGAATAACGAATTGCCTTCTGGTGTATTCCACTTTTCATATAAGCCGGCAAACGCAAAGAGATTGGAGGATTTTAGCTTAATCCGCATAGGAATCTTAGTCTTCGGATCAAGACGTTTCCATTCATAAAAACTGTCTGCAGGGATAATGCAGCGTTTGCTTACAAGCGGCTTTCTGAAGCTTGCTTTTTCAGCCAATGTTTCAGCGCGAGCATTAATCATTTTATAGCCGATCTTTTTATCCTTAGCCCAAGGAGGAATAAGCCCCCATCTAAGCTTACCCAGGCGGTTGTTTGATCCATCATTAATAATTGTCAGGATGTTTTGTGATGGAGCGACATTATAGCTTGGATAGTATTCGTCTTCAGACAAAAATTGATCTATATTGAACTGTTCGATGATGTCGTCAAACTCAGAAAATAAAGTGAACCTGCCACACATGTTCAGCATCCTTTAGGGTTTTTTGAATATTGTACAGGCTTGATACACGAAAATCAAAAAGGAGGAATGTGATGCAACGGCAAACAGTTGAGGTTAAAGAAGTTGAAGTGTTGATCAGAGGCATATGGACAAAGAAGAAGTTTACGGATATCCAAAAGGGACAAACATTTAAGATTGAGGAAAATGGGAAAGCCAAGAAATACATAGCAAGAACAGATCCCTATTGGGATGAGATGTACGAAGCCTACATAATTGATTTATTTGATAAAAATAAAATAAGTGCATGAGAATCAGAGAGGACAGATAGCATCGATGAAGATAAAACAGAGATTTTATAAAGATAAAAGCAAATTGATTATGGAGGTAGCAGAATGAGATACAAAGCGAAAGTGAAAGCGGTAGCCGAAATGGAAGTATGGGTACATGAAGATGCCGCGGGAAATATCGAAATAGAATACGTTGAATATGTGGATGACATAGAGGATTTTGAAAATGTTAGACCAATGGACGGGAGGTAAGGGGAATGAGGGAAATTAAGTTCAGAGGAATGGGTATTAACGGTGAATGGTATTACGGCAATATATCAATCATCAAACAAAGAATCAAGAGCATGGGCATTGATCCTGGTTCTTATATCTCTAATAAAGCTGGTGTTCCATTTGCTTACAAAGTGAGGCCGGAAACAGTTGGGCAATTCACCGGATTGAAGGATAAGAACGGCCGGGATATTTATGAAGGGGATATACTTCGTGTATGGGAAGAGAATGAACATGTTCCAAATCGTGATAGTGGTGGCGGCATTATCGACTTTGACAAAATCGAAGGGTTTTCACAGTTAGGAGTAGTCGACTTCAAGAGTGCTTGGTTTACTTATGAAACTAAAAAACATCAAAAAGAACGAGAAGAAGATATCTTTGCACCATTAGATTTTACTAATAACTATGAAGTCACTGGGAACATCTATGAAGATTCAGAGCTTATAAAATCTAAATAAAAACGATATTTTACAGAAAGAGGATGAATAAAAATGTTTACTTGTTTCTGCAACGAATGTGAAAAAGTAATTGAAAAAGATGAAGTTGATTTAGTAGAAGTCCCTTGGGAAGGAGATTGGGAACACGTGCATTTAAAATGCGGTAGCATTGTGTCTTGGATTTAACTTGTATGTCTAATTTAAGGGGGTGATAACAATGTGAGTTACCTATGTGATTTGAGTTTTAAGAATAAAACAAAAATAAAAAGGAGTGGTTATTAATTGTTACGGATTAAAAACAGAATAGAGGAATTGCTAAAAAAGACTAAAGGAGCAGAAAAGAGAGACTTTGGACGGTACACTCTAATCTGCCCACCTCACCGCGAAGTGAAGCTATTAAAGTATAACACAGTTAAGAAGACTTTTCCAATCTTGGTGACAGCTTTGGTTTCATTCCTGAATCCAGTGAGTATTTTAGCAGCGGACAAGTATCGGAACTTTGAAGAGCTTAAAGCGAATGAATCACCGTTCAATTTTAGTGTGTTCTCAAAAGAGCAAGACACTGATGTATTAATTCTTGCTCCCCATGGAGGTGGCATAGAAGGGGGGACAAGCGAGCTTGCAAAGGAATTAAGCGAAACATACTCTACATATCTTTTTGAAGCTTTAAAGACACCAGGAGCATTTGATTTACATTTAACCAGTACGAATTTTGATGAACCACAAGCACTTGAAATGTTGAAGGGACATGAGTTCACACTGTCACTTCATGGCTACGCAAGTAATGAGGAACATGTTTTAGTTGGCGGCACAGATCGGAACAAAGCTGAAGCGATAACAAGAACATTAAATAATGCCGGGTACTCTGCAGAGCTTCTTGATGAGGGGACGAGGTTATCCGGTAGCAGTCCAAATAATGTTGCCAATAAAAATAAATCAGGAAAGAGCATTCAACTGGAATTGAGCACTGGACTGCGCAAATCAATGTTTAACACCTTTTCTCTAAAAGGACGCTCAGACACAAGAAACGAGAACTTTTATAACTTTATTGATACTCTGTCAGGGTTTCTCAATGAAAATGTTGAAGGGAAGGGTTTGACAACATGAACATGCAGCAGCCCTTATACTATTTTGTTGATGCTCTGGATTGGGGAATTGATGATAAAGGGTCAAATGCAATTGAAACAACAGAAGGATTAAACCGAGCTTTAGAATACGCAAGCTCAAAATCATTTTATAAAGTACATATTCCAAAAGGTATCTATTTGATCGATGCTGTGAATACGACAAAGCGGTTACCTGAATTCGGTGGAGGTATCAACGTTCCTTCGAATATTGAGCTAATACTTCATCCAGAGGCTATATTTAAAGTGCAGCCAAATGATTATCAAGGTTACTCCTGTTTTTATATCGGCCAAGCAAGTAATGTTACGATTCGTGGCGGTCAAATTATTGGGGATCGACATGAGCATGATTATTCAAAAATTACCTCAATTAAGAAGACGCATGAATGGGGCTTTGGTATCCATGTTAATGGAAGTAGCAATGTGCTAATTGAAAATGTACAAGTTTCTGACTGTATTGGAGACAACATTTGGATAGCGGCTGATGGAATGATGAACACTTCAGGAACATATACGCCTTCAAAGAATGTAACCGTTCGAAAGTGTACGCTTTTAAGAGGAAGAAGAAATAATCTGGCTACCAATGGTTGTGAAGGTCTTCTTGTCGATGACTGTGATATAGAGGAGGCTGGTGGAGGTACAATTGGGCCACAATTAGGAATTGATTTAGAGGGCTTTGGAGAAAACGGAATTAAATACGATCACCCGTATAAATTAACTGTTCGAAACTGCAGGTTTAAAAACAATGGACGTGGATCCGTTACTGCTCACACAAGCGGTAAGGTAATTATTGAAGGAAACTACAGTGACCATGTTATTTCCTATGGATATAGCACGGATGTCAGTATCAAAAATAACAAGATCATCAATGAAAATGAAATTAAGACATATGGGGTTGACTCGGTAGGTGTTTCAAGTACGGAGTCTGGAAATAGAGTTCAAATTGATGGCAATACGATCAGCGGCTTTGAAGTGGGCATTTGTGTAAGAGGAAAGGGTGGCACAGTATCAAATAATACTTTTGAAAAAATAAAAGCATGCCCTATTGCAACACATCAAGCAGAGGACTTTTTAATTACGGACAACAGGATAGAAAACAGTGATTGTGTTCAAGTCCAGGTTAGAAACTCAAATGATATTAAGGTTGTGAATACCAAAGGAAAAGGAACGAGCTCATCATATGCTGCAAAGATAATGGATTCTACCCGAATCAGTCTCGTTAATAATGAGTTTGCTAATGTATACGGTGGAATTTATTGCGAAAGGTCTCAGTCAGTTCGTTTAAAGGGAAATGACTTGTTGTTAAGTGGGAGTGGGTACGGCATCTTTTGGGATAAAGACTCTTCTGTCTCACTACATCGAAATGAAATTCATGAGCCTAGGAATGTTGCAATTAAAGGCACTCCTGAGAAATACAGTTGCCAGATTAGTGAGAATCAGATTTATTTCTGTAAATCATTGATCGCTATTCAACTGACTGGTGGCTCAGAACACATTTTAAAGGATAATGAGATAATGTTTAATCGTTCAGTAGACCAAGGATACGGCGTTTATTTGGAGAATACAGACAAGGTACGTCTCGTAAGGAACGATGTGCGCGGAATTGGAGGCAAGTTATTATCCCACCCTTATTGCACAGATAAAGCAAAGAATACAACCTTAATCCATAACACATATGATAGTGGAACGCTGAAGACTGCAGAAGGAGATATTGTAGTCATTTAAGGCTACGTAAAGCTTTAATATCTTATTATTAAGAAATTTGAGATATAATAAAGATGTAATTACAAAGAAGGGGATTGATAAAAATGGAAAAACGAAAAATACAAGGATTGTTAAGTTTTGAAATTGTTAAGAAAAAAGACGGCTTATTAGGTGAATTGAAATCAGCTTTAAAAGAACTATTTAAAACGTATATTGAAACCACTCCGATTAAAATTGAAAAATTAGAATTTGAAGAAAAGGATAATGAAATCAGAGTTGAATATGAGTTCACAAATGTAATCTTCCATTATAAACATCATTTTAGTGATGACAAATTCCGTGAAAGAACATCAACAGAAAATAATGCAGAGTTTGGACGAGCCATATTTGAATTTTATACCAAACTTCTAGTAGAGAGCTTTTTCAAAGACTATTTGAAGGTTTCAACAAGACATACAGAAATAACATTTTTTAAATTTAAAGGATACGAAACGATTTAGATAAACAAAAAGTTGACAGGGCTTAACCAGCTTTGTCAACTTTATTAGATTAAATAAAATTGTAGTTTTAACAAGATTGGGAGATGGATATATGGCCAATATTTTAAGTAAAGAACAAGATGAAGCAATCCGGTATTTCAAGAACAAACTGAGCTTATCTGAAAAACTGTACATATCCCTAATTAATTTTAATTTGCTTAGAGATAAACACGAAGAGTTTGGTAATAGACTATATGAGCTTTATAAGGTTGATCCCTATCTGTATATCAAAGCGCTCAAAGAAGGTTACGTGGTTGATCAGCCAATTGAATTTAATGAAGCAATTGTGCGGTTCTATGATGGTGAAGAACTTGCTGTAATTCATAAGACCACTGGGAAGAGATATAATGTGAATATAAAAATGAAAAAGCTTCCTGACGGTTTTACGCTACAAACAATGAACATGTGGTCATGGAGTGAAGTTGTTTAATTTTATGAATTTTCACTTGTTTTGATTTGTTATGTCGTAAAGTGGGTACAATTAAGGATTAGCAGGAAAAGGATATCTCATAATAATGCTAAGGAGGTGTTTAATGTGTTGGTGTATGAATATGGCAGAACGAAGCAAGAAGCTCTGTCTAACCTGTGTAGAAAAATGATCCGTGAGTACCCAGATGAAATTTTCACAACAGACTTTGCAAAAGTTTCTGATTACGGTAATGAAGGATCAGATAAGAGATACGTAGCTGAATTTCGGGTATAGGATAGTTTGTTATACAGAAGCGCCTAAGCAAAGGTGCTTCTTAACTCTCAATATCATTTTATAAAATTACACGCGTTATTGGGGGCGGAAAATAAGAAGATCAGTATTCAGAGGCAGCCTGTGCCGCAATTGATAAAGACACTCATTACAAGAGAGAACTGTTTATTATTTATTAGAATAAAAATAAAATAGTTATTGACCATTCCGTTTTGATGATGTAAGATTAAGTTATCCCAAAGAGAGAAAGGAGGAAAGAGATGAAAAAGGAATTAAAGATACTGAAAGTATCTGCCGAAGCCTTACATACCTACAAAAATAATGTCAAAAGGAATTATGACATTGACGAAGACCAAGCAAGAAGAAAATTAACCAGGAATGTAATGTTGGTAAAGGAATTTAAACCAAGAGGAATTAAAAGAGGTCTTTTTTCAAAAACATATTCATATGGAAACTTAAAGATCACAATCCGGCATGGAACAGTAATAAGGATTGAAAATGTAAAAGGTGATCCTGAACCTTGGGACTTTCCAAAAAAGAGATACATAGAATTAAACAAGCTACTTGGTATTAGGGATTGTAAGTTTAGTAGCAAGTCTCATTATAGGCATTTTAAGGATAAAAATAAAATATAATTAAAAAGAAAGAGGTTGATTATTTAAATGGAAGAAAATAAAACAGTATTACGTGAAGCATCAAATGTTGTAACTATTGAGGGGACACTTGCTGAGGTAAGACACACTGAGTGGAAAAGCGGCAAGGGGCTAAATATTGAATTAGACATTGAGGTTGCGCCAAATGAAGTACATACAGTGAAGGGCTTTTCAAAATATAAGAAAGCTGATGGGACAGATAATGCTATTGCCAAAGGTTATCAAACCATTATCAGTGATTATAAGTCCATTGCAGAACACGGGAGAGATCAAGCTGATAAAGTGAGAATTACCCAAGGAAAGATTGGATTAAACGAATATTACTCACAAGGGATTTTAAAGGCGTATCCACAGTTAACGACTAACTTTGTAAATAGACTGGACGCCAATGAAGAATTCAATCCAAGAGCAGAATTTGATGTTGAGCTGTTTGTAAAGAATGTAATCGAAGAAAAAGTAAAAGGTGAAGAAACGGGCAGAGTTAATTTAAATGGTTATATTCCTTTATATGGTGGGAAAGTAATTCCGTTTGAATTTGTAGTCACAAAAGAAGGGTCTCATTACGTTGAAAATAATTATGAAAAAGGGTCTACGGTTAACGTTTTTGGGAAGATTATTAACTTTAAAGAGCAAAAAGTAACGACCAAAACAGCAGCATTTGGCGAAGACAAGAAAGAAATCACTATCAATTCGAAAAGAGAGTACCTAATTACAGGTGGCAATGATCCATATGACGAGGATAGCAAGAATGCTTTTAATGCAGATGCAATTAAAAAAGCGCTGACTGAAAGAGAGATTTACCTAGATGAGCTTAAGAATGAAAGTGGCAATGAGAATAATAAAAAGTCTGGGTTTGGCGGAAGCGCTCCTAATAACAAGCCTTCAAAGCCGGTTGAAATTTCAGAGGATGACCTACCTTTTTAAAGGAAAAAAATAAAATAACTAAACTAAAAAATACATAACTGGGGTGGGCTTTGACTCACCCATCAAATCATAATTAAAGGAGAGTTTAAATGACAATCGATATTTTCAATCCTCAAATTTCAGTAGTAGCACAAGGACTTGAAGGAAAAAAAATACTTGTTTACGGCAGTAACAACTTAGGAAAAACATATCAAGCTTCAAGAATGGAGAAGCCTTACTTCATCGCTTTTGAAAAAGGATTGGCAGCGAGAGATGGCATTCCGTTTTACCCAATTAATCGATGGTCTGATTTTTCAAAAATTGTACGACAATTTGAGAAAAATGCAGAAAAAGCAAAAGAAATATATAAAACAATTGTAATTGATGGTGCAGATATTATGGCAAGATATTGCTCTAAATATATTTGTGATACATACGGTGTAAACAGACTAAAAGAAGGTAACAGTGGGTATGGATTGTGGTCTGAATATGAAACTGAATTATGGGAACAAATTGATAAACTAATATCGCTTGATTTTACAATCGTGTTTATCACTCATGAAACTGAAGATGAAAATGGAAAGATACAGCCAAAAGGCGATAAGAGATTAATGCCAACCATTCGTGATAACTGTGAATTCACTATTTATCTTAAGTCGAATGGAGTAGATGAGAATGGCACTGTAATTAAGTCAAGCGCATACCTTGCTGAAACTGATGAATTCTTCGCTCGATCAAAATTTGACTATGTGCCAACCTTTATTGAGGAGTTTACAGCGGAAAATCTTACAAAGGCTATTGTTGATGGGATTGTTAAACAAGGAGAAATGGAAGGCATTAAACTGGTAACTGAAGAAGAGAAAAAAGAAGTGTATTCCATTGGGGAAAATAATTATGAAATGCTTATGGCTGAGATTAAGGAAGTCGGGATTCGCCTAAATGAAAAAGGCAAACTAGAGGAATTAAATGAAATAGTTGAAAAGCACTTAGGTAAAAATGCAAAAGTAACTGAATGCACTAAGAAACAAGTTGATGTAATGTCAGTTATTTTAGATGATCTTAAAGATCTTCTTGAGGATTAAAAATGAGGGGGTCATCTCCCTCTCTTTATGAGAGGTGACTAAATGGGGAGACAAGTCAAATGTCCATATTGTGAGACTAAATTAGATAAAGATTTGGCAATTCCTTATAAAAAAAGATACTACCATGAACAGTGCTTCAACACGTGGAGACAAGAGGCAGACCATCGAAAAGAGTTACTTCATTACATATGCAACTTATATGGTCTTGCATCTCCAACCGGCATGATGTTAAAACAGATCAAAGAGTTTCAAGAGGATTATGGTTATAAGCTAAAAGGAATCGAGCTTGCGCTTAAGTACTTTTATGAAACACTGGAGAATCATCCAAGAGAAGGTGATGGCATTGGAATCGTCCCTTTTGTATATGACGAGGCTAAGCGACATTACATAAAACAAAAGGCAATCCAAAAATCAGCTGAAGACCCTAAGAATCACAAAAGAGAAGAAATCACGTTAATTATAAAAAAGGGATTGAGAAAGAAAAGGGGACTTGTTGACATCTCAACATTATAGGAAGGAGAGTCCATTTGCTACAAGACAAAAAAGCAATTATACAAGTGTTGGGGAGCATATTAAAGGAACCCTCGCTCTTATCTGAAAGTAACGGATACAACCTATCAAAGGCCGACTTTCCCGAAAGATTTCATTCAATTCTCTTTGCTGCAATGTGTAACTTATTTAATCAAGGCACAGAGGTTATAAATGAAGTTGAGATTGATGGATATCTAAAAAACTATGGAATTCAGTATAAAGTTTTCAATGACAATGACGGTATAAATTATATTCATACAATACAGAATTTGGCGGAAGTCGAAAACTTTGAGTTTTATTATAACCGTTTAAAAAAGTTTAGTTTAATCAGGGAAATGCATGGACTAGGGTTTGACGTCAGAGAAATATACGATCATACAATAATTGATCCTAGAGAGCAAGAGGCTATGCAGGAACGCTTTGATAAGAAGTCAATAGAAGAAATACTTTCACATTACGAAATGAAGATTATTGAAGTAAAAGATAAATTCAAAACAAACTCTCAAAGCAAGGGTATTCAGGCTGGAGAGGGTGTTCATCAGTTTTTAGATAGGTTAAAGCTCTCACCAGATATTGGAGTACCTTTGAACAGTGAAATTCAAACTTCGATTTTTAGGGGATCTCGAAGGAAAAAGTTCTATTTGAGATCGGGTACCACTGGAGGAGGTAAGACAAGAAACATGGTTGCAGATGCCTGCTTCTTAGGCGCAACCCAAATTTACAATATCAAAGAAAAACAATGGCAAGATAACCTTTTTAGAGAGAACGCATCTGTAATTTCAACGGAAATGGTACCTGAGGAACTGCAAAGTATAGCAATAGCATATATCTCAGGTGTACCAGAAGAGAAAATACTTCAAAATTCCGCTACAAAGTCTGAAGAAGAAAGAATTAGAAAGGCGGCAGATATATTAGAGGAATCTCCTATTTGGTTTGAACATTTGCCGGATTTCAATATCAAAGAAATAGAAGAGACTATTGAGAAAAACGTTAGAAAACACAATGTCGGGTATATTTATTTTGATTATATCCATTCCTCTGTAACCATTTTTTCAGAAATGAGCAGAAACAGTGGAATAAGCTTAAGAGAAGACCAAATTTTACTGCTCATGGCTGATAAGTTAAAGGCCTTATGTAATAAATATGATGTTTTTATGATGAGTGCAACGCAGCTGAACGGTGAATGGAAGGACGCTTGGCTAAAAGGCCTACAAATTGATGCTAATTATTTAAGAGGAAGTAAGGCTATTGCAGATAAAACTGACGTAGCGATGATTATTCTTCCATTAAGCAAAAAAGAGAAGGAAGCTGCTTCAGACATAATGAAAAATGGCTTTGGATACAAGATGCCTAACTTTGTTGTCCATGTATTTAAGAATCGTGGGAATAAACATGATAAGCTTAAGATTTTCACATACATAAACATGGATATCATGAGAACGGAAGATTGTTTTACCACAAATATTGATAACGAATTAATTACAGTTGAAAAATTGAATATTAAAGCAGGATAAGGGGTGTAGCACCCTTTGAAATATGATAAGAACAGGATAAAAGAAAGTCTTACGCTTGAGGATATACATAAAATATTAAAAGAATTGGGTAGCGAAAATAATCAATGGGATCAACAAGGAAACCCAATATACAGAACCGTTTGTCATAACGCTTCTGGTGGAAGCTACAAGCTGTATTATTACCACGAAGCAAAGCAGTTTCATTGCTATACAGAATGTGGAGACACATTCGATGTTTTTGAGCTAGTCATACGGGCAAATAGCCAAAAAGGGATCAATATACCTTTCAATCAAGCCATTGAGTATGTTGCAAGGATAGCTGGGAGAACATTTGGCTTTGGTAATAGAGAGACATTCACGAACAATGATTTAATTGATGACTGGGAATGGATGGGGAAGTTCAAAAAGAAGAAAAAGATAGACATTGAGCTTCCCAGTTTCAATGAGACTGTTTTAGATGTGTTTATGCCTTATCCTCATCAAATGTGGTTGGAAGAGGGAATAAGCATGCAAACATTAAATGATTTTGAAATTGGCTACTATTTTAGAACCCACACAGAAGGGATAACCATTCCACATCGGGATTTAAATAATAGATTGATTGGCATACGTAGACGATCACTTATTAAAGAGGAAGTTGATGCCGGTTATAAATATATGCCTTTAAAAGTTGGGAACACCTTGTATAATCATCAGACCATGATGAATTTATATGGATTACATAAAACAAAAGATTCTATTGAAAGGTTTAAAAAAGCTTTAATTTTTGAATCAGAAAAGTCTGTGTTAAAATGCCAGGATTTTTATGGAGAAGCAAATTTCACGTGTGCAGTCTGTTCAAACAACATTTCAAATTTTCACCATGATATCTTACTATCTCTTGGAGTGGAAGAAGTTTTTATTGCTCTAGATAAATATAGACCACCGAAAGAACATGAGACAGAGGAGATGTATCAACGTAAACTGCTAGAGTATCAGAAAAAAATCTTGAAGCTTGCAGCAAAATTCACGCCGTATGTTCGTGTGTATGTTTTATGGGATTTTGAAAACATGTTGGATTATAAAGACAGTCCAGCTGATAAGGGAAAAGACGTTTTAGAGGAGTTGATGAGAAGAAAAATTGAAATCAATACGAATGAAGGAGGGATTTAGTGGCTTATAAGCTCATTGGCAACAATGATTATAATTTCAATCCATTATCGACAATTTTAAAAAACAGAGGGATTGAAAATCCGAAGAGTTTTATTGATGTGAACCAGAGCTCAGTCATTCATTTTTCAAAACTCGATAACATTGATAAAGCATCTGATTGTTTAATAAAGCATTTAGAGGATAAAAATAAAATATTTGTTCAAGTGGATAGCGATGTAGATGGGTACACATCCAGTTCAATCATTATCAATTACATAAAAGCAATTTATCCGAAAGCTGACATACGATACCGGATTCATGAAGATAAAGAGCACGGCATTTTCATTGATACAATTCCTGATGATGTCGACTTAGTTTTAATTCCGGATGCTGGATCAGGTCAATTTGATGAACATGAGGAGCTAAAAAAGAATGGCGTAGATGTAATTGTTATTGACCATCATGAATGTGAAAGAGAATCTAAACACGCTATAGTCGTCAACAATCAGCTCTCGACTGAGTATTCAAACAAAACATTAACGGGTGCTGGAATGGCATATAAGCTTTGCCAGGCCATTGATTATAAGCTAGGCAAAACCAAAGCAGAACAATTTTTAGATCTTGTTTCTATTGGTAATATAGCCGATTCAGCTGATTCAAGAAATCTAGAGACCAGGTACTTTATGAATGAAGGCTTAAGGAACATTAAGCATCCACTAATCAAAAAGCTCTTAAAAAAACAAGAGTTTTCAACCAAGGGTTGCACAAACATACAGAACACACAGTTCTTTATTAATCCATTAATTAACGCAGCTATAAGGGTCGGTAGTAGTGAAGAAAAAGATCAATTGTTGAGATCGTTTCTGTTGTCTAAAGAAAAAGTTCCATATAAGAAACGTGGACAAGATGAAATCAATCTCGTGTCAATTCACGATGACACAGTCAGGATTTTGGGGAACCTTAAAGCTAAACAGAAACGCATTGTTGATGCAGCTACAGTGGAAATTAAAAACAGAATTGAAGAAAAGAATTTGGTAGCTAATAAAGTGCTTATAGTCTACACTGAGGGAATTTTGGATAAAAGCTTGACTGGGCTAGTAGCAAACGTACTTGCAGGTGAATATAAAAAGCCAGTTTTGCTGGCTAGAAAAAGCGATGAAGAAGAAGGGATGTTGAGCGGGTCTATTCGAGGGTATGAGACTGGCTACATCAAAGATTTTAAAAAAGAGCTAACAGATACTGGGCTGTTTGAATTTGTTAAAGGCCATCCAAATGCAGCCGGATTTGCAATCAAGCGTGAAAACTTGATTTTGGTTAATGAAGTTCTAAATGAAAAATTTAAAGATGTAGAGACAGGTGAAGAAGTTCAAAATGTTGACTTTGAGATACCGGCTAATCAACTTAGAAAGGAATTTTTAATTAAGCTGTATAGCTATAAAGATTATTGGGGCTATAAGGTCGAAGAACCATTAGTAGCAATAACAGAACTAGAAATTGATGTTGATCAAATTGAACACATCGGGAAAAAGAACAAGACAACAGTCAAGTTTAAACATGGAGATATTGAATACATACGCTTTAAAAGTGATACAGAGTACTTTGAGAAAATTACTCAATCAAATGGAACTTTAATACTTAATGTTGTTGGTAAGGCAAGGGTAAATGAATATAAGGGCAGACAAACACCTCAAATTGAAATTTATGACTTGGAGGTGGTTCGCACAAAGAAAAAAGAACTTGTGTTTTAAGGGGGATGAAAATTGATTGGATGTCACTGTCACACTGATAAAAGTAACATAAGACTTCTCGATTCAACAAACTCAGTTGGAGAATTGCTTAAGACAGCGGTTCAGATGAATTATAAAGGATTAGCTATTACTGACCATGAGGTTCTTTCAGCGCATTTGGAAGCGATTAAGACTGTCAGAGAAATGAAGAAAAAAGGGGATATGCCTGCAGATTTTAAACTCATACTTGGGAATGAAGCATATTTAGTCGATTCACTGGAAGAAGTTCGTGATAACTATAAGTCAGGACAGACAAAGTTTCCGCACTTTTTAATGTTGGCAATCGATCCTATAGGACATGAGCAGCTAAGAATACTGTCTTCACAAGCCTGGGGAAATTCATTTTACACAGGAACAATGGAAAGAGTGCCAACAGTTAAAAAGGATGTAGAAGAACTGCTTAGCAAAGATCCAGGTCACATTATCGCTACAACAGCTTGTCTCGGCTCTGAGGTGAATATCAATTTACTCAGAATCAAAGAATGCGAAGAAAGTGGAGACATTCAGTCAATCAAGCAGCACAAATTAAAAATTCATGAGTTTATAACATGGTGTGTAAAAGTCTTTGGGAAAGATAAGTTCTTTATTGAGCTTCAGCCAGCTTTAAGTGAAGAGCAGATTTATTGTAATAAGAAACTTGCTGATATAGCTAGCGGCTACGGATTGAAAATGATTGTCACAACTGATGCACACTTTCTTAGACCGGAAGACAGGGCAATTCATCAAGCTTTTTTAAACGCCAAGGATGGAGAGAGAGAAGTCGACTCTTTTTATGAAGCATGTTTTGTTCAGAATGTTGATGAAATTCATGAGAGAATGGACTACATGGACGAAGAGATCATCAATGAGGCCATTGAAAACACATTGCTAATTGGAGAGATGATTGAAGACTATACTATTGAGCACGAACCAATTATTCCGAAAATGGCTTTACCTGAGTTTGAATTATCCCATTTGTTCAAGCCGGCATATGAGAAATATAAATATATAAAATTAATGGCGGAATCTGATGAAGAACAGGACAGGTATTTGTTAAAGCTAATTGAAGATGGTTTTAAGGCAAAGCTAATGAAAAAGGATATGTCTAAAAAAGAATTGCACTCAATTTTAAAACGGATTGATCTAGAATTGGGTGAGCTTTGGGAAATTAGTGAGAAGCTAAAACAGGCCATGTCATCTTATTATGTTACAGTCCGGGAAATCATCAATACAATTTGGGATGATGAATGTGGAGGAGACAGCTTAGTTGGAGCAGCAAGGGGGAGCGCAGCAGGTTTCTTAGTAAATTACTTGTTAGATATTACGCAAATTAACCCAATGCAGTACAACCTTCCTCATTGGCGTCACATACATAAATCGAGACCAGATTTGCCGGATATCGATATTGATACTGAAGGATCTAAGCGTCCAAGAATCTTAAAAGCATTAAGGGACAAGTTTGGAGAAAAAAGAGTACTGCAGATTTGTACTTTTGGAACTGAGAAATCTAAATCCGCACTTCAAACTGCTTGCAGAGGCTTAGGAATTGATAACGATATCTCTCAATATTTAAGTGGAATGATTCCATTTGAAAGGGGAGCAAACTGGACACTCTCCGATTGTTTCTTTGGCAATGAAGAATTAGGAAGAAAGCCTATTAAGGAATTTATTAGAGAGGTCGAGGGATATCCCAATCTGAAAGAAACCTGTCTGAAAATTGAAGGTTTAACTAACAAACGATCTTCTCATGCAGCCGGCGTCCTAATATTCAATGATGAATACACCAAATCAAACGCAATGATGAGGACACCAAAAGGAGCATATATCACACAGTTCAATATGGGCGACAGTGAAGCAATGGGTTCAGTTAAGTATGATCTATTGACTATTGAGGGATTAGATAAAATTCGAGTAGCCTTAGACCAGCTTATCGAAGACAATCAAATAGAGTCCCAAGGAACTTTAAAAAGAACTTATACAAAGTATTTGCATCCAGACACTTTGGAGTATAACTCTAAGAGAATATGGGAAATGGCTGGCGAAGGAGAAATAATGGATTTGTTTCAGTTTGATACAGAAGTGGGCAACCAATCCGTTGTTAAAGTTAAGCCGAAAAACTTATTGGAAACAGCTGTAACAAATTCTTTAATGAGACTGATGTCAGAAGGGGAAGAACAGCCTGTAGATACATATGTAAGATTTAAAAAAGACATCGACCACTGGTATCAAGAAATGAGAAATTACAATTTAAATTCAGAAGAAATGGATGTACTTAAAAAACATCTATATAAACCAGAAGAAGGTCTATACGGGATCGCAGATACACAGGAATCAGTTATGATGCTATCCATGGACAAAGAAATTGCTGGGTTTAGCATTGAAGAATCTAATAAGCTAAGAAAAGGGATAGCCAAAAAAATCAAAAAAATGATTGATGCAATAAAGACAATGTTTTTTGAGAAAGGGCGAAGCTTGGGAACATCTGAAAACCTTTTAAAATATGTCTGGGAAGTACAATTTAAAAGACAATTCGGATACTCGTTCAGCAGCCTGCATACTCTTGCATATTCTATTATTGCTCTTCAAGAATTGAACCTTAACTATAAGTACAACCCATTGTATTGGAGCACAGCTTGTTTAACGGTCAACAGTGGTGGAATTGAGAGCGAAGAAGATCAGGCCACCAAAAAATCAGCCGCCACAAACTATGGTAAAGTGGCTGCAGCTATAGGGAATATCAGAAAAAGAGGAATTAAAGTTGATTTACCTGATATCAATAGCGCAAATTTTGGTTTTAAAGCAGATACGGAAAGTAACTCTATTATATTTGGATTAAAAGGAATGAATGGAATCGGTGACGATGTTGTTCATCAAATAATTGCAAATAGGCCATACAGTGACTTTGACGACTTCATCGAAAGAATGTTCAGAAGTAGCATCCTAAAAAAAGGACAGGTAATCCAACTAATAAAAGGTGGTTGTTTTGATTCTTTTGGTGATAGACAAAAAATAATGGAATCCTTTATTAGTTTGATATCTGAGCCTAAAACTAAACTAACTTTATCGAATTTAAAAATGCTAATTGAAAACAATATTGTTCCCCAGGAATATGCTTTAGAAATTAGATTCTTCCGTTTCAAAGAATACATCAGCAAAAAGGTTTACAAGACAATGAAATCTCCAAAAGACAGGCTTTTCTTATTAGATGATATGTCTTCCGACTTTTACAATCAGCATTTCAGTGAAAGCGGAATCGTTGATATGATTAATGGGCAACTTGTTATATCAGAAAGGTTGTTTAAAAAAGAATATGACAGTAAAATGTCCAAAATCAAAGACTGGATATCGACTGAAGAAGCCTTAAGTGGGCTTAACAATTGCTTACTTAAGAAAGAGTGGTCTAAGTATGCCGATGGATCTCTTGGTAAATGGGAGATGGATTCATTGAGTTATTACTATAACGATCATGAACTTTCTGGTGTTAACTTTGCTAAGTATGATATTGCTGATTTTTATGAGTTGCCAGAAGAGCCAATCAAAGGGAAACCATATCAATGGCGAGGAAAAACTCTGTATGAATATGAAACGACTCGAATTATAGGAACCGTATTAGACAGGGATAAAAACAAGCACACAATCACACTCCTTACACCTACAGGGGTGGTTACAGTTAAACAGTGGGCTGGCAGCTTTGGACATTATAATAAACAGATTTCTCGACCTGTCACTGGCGGCAAAAAAGAGGTTGTTGAGAAGTCATGGTATACCAGAGGAACTTTGCTCATGTTCACTGGATTCAGAAGAGGCAATAACTTTATCCCTAAAGTATATAAGAACAGTATCTATAGCCACACGGTCTGTAGAATTGATCATGTTGATAGGAAAGGGAATATCAGTCTAACAACCAAAAGAGCTGAGGTATAGGAGGGAGGATTATCAATAAAAATTTTATGAATAAAAATAAAATAAAAACACACATTTCCAGATCTGTTTATGGTATGATGATTTTAATTCCCTTAACCACTTTTTCTTACATAAGTTATGAGCAGAATTTGCATAAAACAGAGGGAAATGAAGACTCAATAAAAGAATCATTTTATAAGAAGCCTAGACAGATTAGGATCCCATCAAGTGAGAATATTGTCTTACGGCTATTTAAAAAAGCTCAAACGAACAAAGAACAACAATTAAAAAGGCATACAGAGAAGATTATCTCAGCAAAACTCATTAAACCTAAGCAAAGTAAGAAAAGGCACAGGAAAGGAGGTGAGACGGTAAAGCATAAACTTTTTAAGAATAAAAATAAAATATATAAACACAAAAAAGAAAACAAGACGCCGGCAGCAAAAAAAACTATCCAGGTTAAGCTGAGTGCTTATATTGCCCACTGCCAAGAAGGATGCACAGGAACCACAAGAACAGGTGTTGATGTCACTCGATCAATCTATTACAAAGGGTATCGTGTTATTGCAACCGATCCAAGTGTTATTCCTTTGAATTCAATTGTTGAAGTAAGAATTGGTGGAAAAACATTTAAAGCAATTGCAATTGATACTGGAGGCGCAATAGTTGGAAATAAAGTGGACTTGCTCGTAGCAACCGAGCGTGACGCAATTAATTTTGGCAAGCAAAGTGGGACAATCTCGATTATTAGTTAGGAGGCGGTTAATTGCCGAAGTTTTGGTCTTATCCAGAAGGGTTAAAAGTCATCATAAATGAGAATGCAAAGAACGCTTGTCCTCATCATGTTGGACGGGAGGGGAAAATTATTGAGTTGCTTCACTCTGCGACATATGATTACGCGGTCAGTGATGAAACAGGTGACATTACATTCTTCAAGGAGCATGAATTAAATCCAGCTAAAGGAGGTTAATTGTATGTTTAAAAAGGGAGAGAAGGTGATTGCTGGTTTCACAGGAGAGATTGGTATTGTTGCACAAGTTGATAAAGGACATGAGCAATTAGAAGTTGAGTATCCAGACGGCTCATATAGAGTGATTGGCTTCAGCAATGTGAGAAGGGTGGAAGATAAATGACGATGATTATTTTAGAAGGCGCTGACTGCTGCTACAAATCAACAGTAGCAGATAAGCTGAGCAAAGAACTCGGATATCCGGTAATAAAGGGATCCAGCTTTGAATTGGCCAAGAGCGGTAATGAGAAGCTGTTTGAACACTTTAATAAGCTAGCCGATGAGGACAATGTAATTATTGACCGATACATATATTCAAATTTAGTTTATGCGAGGGAGTTCAAGGATTACTCAATCTTAACGGAAGAGCAGCAAAGGGCAATTGAGGAGAAGATTAGGGGTAAAGCCAATGTGATCTACTTACATGCTGATCCGAAGGTTATTAAACAACGTTTAAGTGAACGCGGTGATGAATACATTAATGATCGTGATATTGAGCCGGTTTTAGAATTATATAGAGAGGTTATGAGCAATGCAGGATTACATACATATTCATGGGATACAGGGCAGTGGGATAGCGATGACATTGTTGAGGATTTAATTCAATTATTTGAGTAAAACAAACAGAGAAGGAGTGAATTAACACTCCTTAGTAAACTAACGTGCTTCTACTGTAATTTTATAAATTACATAATTGTCGTTAATGTCATACGCATAAACCAATGCTGTGCCCAAAGTTGAATGAGAGGATACGACACCACTGGAACTAATGCTTATAAGGTTGCTTCCAGATACAATTTCCCACCGGGTGTAGCCTTTTAATAGAGATACGTTAGAATTCCTAAGCATGTGAAAATCAACTGTACCAAGCGGATCACCTAGCTGCTTAACTTGATCAACTGATTTGACAGGGGTTAAAGCAGAAGCCTGTGATGTGAATGCAGGGAGTACTAGTGCTGTAAGCGATAGAGCAGAAACAATCAATCCTTTGTAAAACTTTTTCATAAGAATTACCTCCTAGGTTTTGATTGTGGTTACACCTCCAGTCTAGCATGTTAAATATTTGAAATGTGTGAAGTGTTTGTGAAACTGTTTGAAATATCTCATTTATTTAGAAAAGGGTGAAAAAATGGGGCTCAAAATAAAATTTAGAGATCAAATATTAGAGTTGCGTAGAAAAATGTCATTGCAATTACATCGGTTATTAGAAGACTTGACATTTTGGACTTTCAATGAATATGAAGTTCAAAAATGTATTGATGAGTATGCATTAGAGTTAGTCGAGAAGAGAACAGGCAATAAATATAAGCTTCAAATTATAGACAAGAACAAAAATGTTTGGGGCGAATTAAAACCTGAAGAGCCAGGTTGTATTGGGTATTTTGTACAATCTACATAAAAGATCAATTTTATCGAAATGAGGTTGTGAAATGGAAGTTAAATGGTTAGTTATTTTTAATGATTGTAAAACCGGCAGTTCTTTGAGTGAGCTTACATATAGTAAGGATGGGGAAGGAAACCACCTAAGATTAGAGTCAATGGTGCCTCGTACAGGTGACTATATTGTAGGAGGAGATCTGTCATCAGATATAAATGATAAGAGGTGCTTTATTGTGAAAAATGTCTTCTGGAATCTAGATAGGAGAGATATAGAGGTTTATCTTTATGAGGTTGACAGGACTGTTTTCCCTTTATATAAATCGCTATAAAATTTGTCTTTTAAAGAGTAAAAATAAAATACAAGAGGTGAATCAATCATATGGTTAACTATCCAGAAAGTTTAAAAGAGGAAGCCGAAAAAATTAAAGATGAAGTAAGAAGCGGCAAATTAGACGAGGGGAAAATAAAAGCCATTGCTAAGTCTGCGGTTGAGTTTTTAAGATCTCAAGAAAAGAGTCATGCTCATTGTGCAGAAGTTGCTGGAGCGATTGCTGCAAACCTAGATGAGTTCTTCAAGTCTTATCTAAAAAAGGATTAATACAACAGGATAACAAGAAAGGATAAAGGGATGTTTATTGAAAAGGTACTATGTTAGATGTAAAGATCACAAAGGCGAAAACGCGTCTTTGGTAATTGAAGCAACGTCTACAGAAGAGGCTAAACGGAAGGCATTAGACATACATAAGGTAAAGACTGTTTATAACGTGAGCATTGGGGAAGGTAAGGAGACAAATTACCTTCAGAGAAGACATTCGCCGTACATAAAGAATGACAACGGGAAAGCTATAATCATATTCTAGTAGAGGAGGTTTCGGGTAATTAGGGATATTGCCAGGGATATCATTAATAATGACGTAGATGAGATTGAGGAGATACTGGATAAGCTTTGGGTTTACTTAGAGAACAATTTAAGGCCAGAGGATGACCGTATATGGAAAAGGTGTGATTCGGATATTTTGGCTGCAACAGTAAAGCTAAGAAATTTAAAAGAAACTTTTTGAGAATAAAAATAAAATAGTTGTTGATTGTTCGAGAGAATGCGAGTATATTAGAAATATAAGAATCGAGGTGATGCATTGGAGTGTGTTAAATGCAAGGATCACATTGGCAACATCGTATATTACATAAGAATATCCGACAACAAAGAATACAGGGAATTCCCGGTACACAAAGAATGCGGAGAAGCAATCAAGAAAGAATGCATTGAGAAGTGTGAAGACATGAAATTAGAAAAGACATTGGATTACTTGCAGTTACTTTAAGAATAAAAATAAAATATTCCTTTTATAGAGAATCAAATGAAATGGAGAGATGTTAAATGAAACAAGAACAATGGGTAGTAGTGGTTAGACGTGATGGGGAGACAAATAAAGGCAGAGTGTACAACAACTTTGTCACAGGAGAAGATTTGATTTTTGATTCTCTGGAAGTGGCAGAAAAGTTTGCATTGAGGGTTGAGAAAGAAGGAAGAGGAATCTGGACATTAGTGGAACCGTATAGCAAGCATGTATTAACTGAAAAAGCCTTTGATGATAGCTTTGTGGCTACAATGAAAGCTAATCGCGAATCAACTCATGAGTAGATAAGGAGATAATGTGCGATGAATGTAATTTCATATTTGATACTGGGTCTGATCTTGTTCGGATCAATATTCTTAGGCAATGGAATGGCATGTTTGGTTGAGAATAAGAACTTTAAAGAAGGCAAACCATTTTATCTTACGGTTTTCTTAATCGGAGGATGTTCACTCCTTCTCGGAGTTATTCTTATAGTGATATGAACAAGAGCAAGGAAAATGTTCAGAAGGAATATTCATAATTTCCCGGGCAAGCGCAGTATACGACAAATCAAAACAAATAATGAGGAGAGAATAATCATGAACAATGAAAAATGGGTAGTTGAGGTCTATGCAGGTAAAGAATTCGTTGGAAAGATGACTGGCTTAGATGGAAAGTTAGCAGTATTTAATAAAGGAGAGCAAGCAATGACTGCAGCTCAAGAACTGAAAGCAGGAGGCTCATTAGGAGTATGGTGCAAGCTTGCAAAACTGGATGGGTGTGAAAATATTGCAGCTAGTCATTAACATTCTTGAAATCACGGGTCTTTTGTTGATTGGAATAGTTTCACTAGATACATATGGAACTAAAAGGAGAATAAAACCTCAAATAGCTCTAGGATTATTAGTTCTAGCTGGTTTGTTATTCTTGGCAGGTTTGGTTTTACTGATTATCAACAATGTCTAAATAAAATTCAATTTTTTTTTATAAAGAAAGGAGAAAACCATGAGAGACATTACATCCGAATTCACATTAAGAGGAGTAAACAGAAAAACTCTGAAACTCCTGGCAACTAAGAGTATTGATTATCCAGATACATGGGTAAAAGTGCAAATTGGAGATCAAATGGCAGAAGTTGAGGCCAAACAACTATTGGTGGCAATAACGGCATTTAATGAAATGTGAGAAGGGGGGTAACTGAAATGCAGGATAAATTAACGTCAACAATTCACTTTATTGAGGTCAATCGGGATGAAATGGGTGACAAGAAATCACTAAACATGCTTTTAAAAGCCTTAAAGAAAATCATCAATGAGGAAGAAAAATGAGGTTTCACATACTTGAAGAGAAACAAATGAGGGATATCGGTTTTACAGATCACGTGAAATCAAAGTGGTACTTCATAAAAACAATCCAGCCTAACATCACCTTTAATTTAACAATACATAAAAACAGTCTAAAAGGTGAAATTGATGTTCTAAATGAAAGATGTTTGCAACCTTATGATTATCAGTACTACATGAATGCTAACACAAGAGAAAAACTTGAATTTCCACATATCATACATGATAAAGTCCAAGAAATTATGTCCTACTTAATTGAAGAGGGAATTATCTCAGATTACACATTAGGCAGTTACATTTAAGGAGGTGAATAAGTGGTACGCCATAAAGCAACATTTGAAGGGAAGATAATCAAGAAAAGTTGGACATTAGGTCTATGTGATGCCCTTATCCCAATTGAACAGCAATGTGAATATCAGACATTTTTTGAAGGAGTCATCGACTTAGACCCAATTGAAGTCGGAGGGAAAGTGTATATCCCAGGGTTTAACGAATATGTAGTCGTAACAGACAGGCAGCGCAACACAAAAAATGAATGGACATATCAGACTGACAAGGTAATTAAAACAATTGAAGATAAAGAGAGCCTTGAAAAAGCGATTCAAACACAAGAAGAAATACAGAAATGGAATCAACAAGTTAAAGAAAACTATGAACGCTTTAAAGAGGAAGAAGAAAAACGTAAAGCTTCTTGGTGGAAGAGGCTAATTAAAAAAGACTAAAGGAGAGATATTTATTGAATAAGGATGCAAAAGATGTTTGGAACGGTTTCTTTATCGGATCAGGTTCTCTGGTTGTAGTTGGGTTACTCATTTTTGTTGAAGCATTGACTATGTCACTAGTTGTCTATTATGGATTGAATCACGTATTAAATCCTTTGCTTATTGATACATACAACATTCAAAATGTCCATGTCACTTTACCTCATTCATTTGTTATTGGTGTTTTACTCAACGTATTTGTCAAAGGTGTAAAACGGTCAGATCAGGAAAAAGATGAGAACATTTTAAAGAAAGCCGGTAAGTCTTTACTTCATTCAGCTTTTGCATTGATTGTTCTGTATGTCAGTACATTGTTTATTTAACGAGGAGAAACTTGCATGAACTTAAATACATGGAGAGTGATGTTATGGAATTAACAAAGAAGATTACAACAGCTAGAGGTACATATGAAATTAAATTGTTAGTTGAAGAAGGAAAAATTTTAAGATGGAACATCCTGGAATGGGAGGTTAAGGATCTTGCTACGGGGAGTATACTGGCTGCGGGGAATGGAGTCCCTGGATTAGCCATGCAGTTAGATTTAGGGAAATTGAGTTTAATAACACAAGTTAAAAAAATTATTGAAAAAGTAGAAGCGGATGAATTGCGAAAGAAAAATAGGAAGGAAGACATTGAAGAATTTAATGGCTGGAGCGGTGTTCTGAACGCATAACTGGATAAAGATTGAGGAGGATTGTAATGAGAGGAATAAAGTTCCGTTCTTGGATTAAGGACAAAAAAGAGATGATTTATGAATTTACTTTAAAGCAGCCAACGACCAGTCATTGTAAGAAAAACATCCTTATGCAGTACACGGGACTTAAGGATAAGTACGGTCGGCATATTTATGAGGGGGACATCATCCAAACATCTTATATGAAAACTAGAGGTTGCGCTTACCGTTGTGTTTTCTCTGCAGAGTTCGGCGGATACTTATTTGAGCCTTTTGTTATTGGAGATAAAGATGCTCCTCTAATAGGTGTCGAGGAATTTGCCCAACAGTGGGAAGATGTCAAACACGGTGAAGTTATCGGAAATATTTATGAAGATCCAGAGATTTTAAGTAATTGAATAAAAGTTTTATTTTAAACAGAAGAGGAGTTTTAATATGACAAACGTAAACATTACCTTTTATACGGAAAAGGTAAATAAATATCTGGCAAATGAGTATCGATTAATAACTGAAATAACCTCAAAAGCTAAAGAAGAAAATGATGAGCTTCTTCTTTTGAGAGTTTCAGAGGCAGATGTAGAAAAGGTAAAGGACTGTCTGAATACTGGTAAACGGGTCATTCTTAAACTGAAAGAAGACAAGGATGAAAATGAGAAGTGGTTCAAACTAATTCAATTTAAAGCAGAATATTTAGCAATGTTCATTTGTAAAGCTTCATTAAATCTAGAAGAAATCTTAGGGGTGCAAATTGACATAAAAAGATGATTTTAAAGGGATAAGGAGGAAGCAAATGTATTTTATAACAGAACCGAATGATCTGGTTGGCAAAGAAATTGGATTTATTCATGCAAACCGATTTTGTGATAGCACTACAATCGTAACCAAAGATGGTGGAGTGTTGATAGTAAAACAGGTTTTTGATTTGGACGAAGATCAAACCAATACCATTGTATTTAATGAATGCCGGGCAAAAAAAGAGCTATATGAGAACAGATATGCAAAACATGAACTTAATAGACTAAAAATCATTACAAAAAAGGATTGGGCTGATTATGAGCTGAAGATTAAAAAAGCAGAAGAAGCTCGTCAAATTGAATACCAGAAGAAAAAAGAAGAGCAGGAAAGATTAGAATATGAACGACTAAAACTGAAATTTGAGGGGCAATAAATTCAAATGGATACATACGAAGTAGTCGGTTGCTGGTTTAGACATTATAAAGGCGGTCTGTATAAGGTTATAGGAGAGGTCATTCACACTGAAACAGAAGAAAAGCTGGTTACATATGAAGATCAATACGCTGTTCTTTGGGCAAGACCTAAAGAAATGTTCTTTGGAAAAGTGATTATTGATGGCAAAAAGATTAAGAGATTCACAAAAATAGATTAAAAGGAGCATTAAGCTATGGGAATTAAAGCAGCAGTTTTTGAAATAAAAGCAGCTTGTTACGCTCATAAAGGATTTAATGACGAAAGTCCATCTGTTCAAGGGGCTGCGTTAGAACAACTAGGCAAGGACATCGTAAATCATTTGCTCGAAAACGGTGTTGATGATGTGAAAATTAAAGGCGATTACGTTGAGGAATTGGAAGTTGAGAAGCCCGTTATGAAGTACTTCGAAGTGAGAGATCCCTATTATGCGTTAATTAAAGCTTATACAAAAGAAAAGGCAATGACGCTATATACAAAAGAAGTTGCTGATGATGACGGAGAATTAAGTGATGAGATGACTGAAGTTGGGTAAGTTTATGCGGCAATACGACAAGGAAGGGCACTAGGAGAAGATAAAGAGCTTATGCCGTTTAAACAGGTTCTAGAAGAGATTTCTAATGATGAAGAAATGGTATTACTTATCGAGGGCAATTTACTTTAACGGATAAAAATACAAGGAGGTGAACTCATTTGGGAATAAGTCAAAGACAGGGAAAATATATCATGGAATCGATTAATGAAACAAATTCAATTGCAGAAATAATTGGTCATGATAAAGCTGTCAGTGAAGTGTTGCTTCTATTGCAGGAAAGAGTGTTGCTTCTTCAAAGCCAATACGATTATGAAGAAGTGGAAATAAGATTAAATGAGCTCATGGAGCTGTATGAAAGCATCAATAAACTTCATAGAACAGGAAAGGATGATGAAAATGAATAAAAAATACGGACTTTATTGCATGGGAACACTTGTTAACACTTATGATGACGCTATTGAGGCTCATAATGATGCTGTATATGCTCAAGAAGAAAGCGGAGTACCGCATGAAGTAAGAGAAATTCAATAAAAATAAGAGGAGGATATTATATGATTCAAGGGTTTTATAAAGATCAGAAACTTCACCTTCTAGAAGATCCTATGCAGCAGTACACCGTCATGAAAGTTGAAGAAAATGCAGTATGTGTTTACCGGTGGATCGATGATTATAGACACAAGATTGAAAGATTCACAGATGTTGAAGAGGCTAAAAAACTCCTTGGAGAAGGGTGGCCGAAACAATAACAAAGGAAGACACAATGAAATTTATGCAGAAACAATTGGAGGACGAATAGATGTCGCAAAGTAACTATAGACCGTCAGTTCCTAGATGGGTTGGCGATATACTAGAGCTAGACAAGAAAAGAAGACAAAATCAGTACAGAGGCTCACTAACGTCAGGTCAAGAGAAGAAGGACTGGGACGAGTGGAAGCGTAGATATTCAAGAAAATTAAAGTACGCAAGATTAAACGGATGGACGATCGAAGAAGAGTGACAATTCCTAAGGAGGACGAATAGATACGGCTTGAATCTAGATAAAATCACAGTTTCATAGGAAGGGGAAACAAAATGAGTGCAGCAAGAAAGTGGAGAGATTTGAGAAGTAAGCTAATTGGATATAAGGCATTCGGTAAGTTCAGTGATGTTGTTATTGACCATATTCTCAATGATATGGATGAGTTGGACGTAAGACACGAAAAAGATAAAAACAAAAAATAGAGAAAAGGGAGTTGTGGAATGGGAGCTGCTAAACAGTTATACGTGAAGCGTAGTGACTTGGTGATTTTAGATGATGCGAAAGATAATACGAAAATACATATGCAAAATGGTGAGTCGTTTACGGTTTTTAAAGGAGAGCTTATTGCAACTGACTTAGATGGAAACCAAATGGTTATCCCGCAGAGTCAAAAGCATAAATATATACCAGTTGATTTGGAGATGGAGGACTTATCCCCTCTTAGAGCTAAGATGGCCAAAGGCTATGCTGAGATGACTGAGATCAATTTAGAAATGTCTGAAGCTTTCCATCATGCTGAAAATGAAGCAGAAACAACCACCAACACCTTGGTTAACGGGGAATATAAAGAATATTGATTATTACATATGAAAGCAAGACCGGTAATGTGAAAAGGTTTGCTCAAGCATTGCAAAGGGAGTTAAACTTCGACATCATTGAAATTACAGATGATTTAATTGTTGATGAAGAATTCATACATATTACATATACGATAGGCTTTGGGGAAGTGCCCGAAAGGACTTTGAATTTTATTATTAAGAATAAAAATAAAATAAAAGGAGTTGCTGTGAGTGGTAACAAGATTTGGGGTGATAACTATGGTTTAGCTGGGGACAAGCTTTCAGCAATGTTCCACGTACCATTGTTATTAAAGTTTGAACTAAGTGGAACAAAACAAGATTTGCAGAAGATTAATCGGGAGGTACAACTTATTGACAAACACAATACCAAAGTGGATCAAGCTCAATAATGAGATCATGATTCAGAAAGACGGTAAGTTTCAATTTGAGAAGGATAAGGAGGCTGTACACAGCTACTTTGTAGACTATATCAATCAAAACACAGTCTTTTTCCATGATTTAAAAGAGAAACTGGATTATCTGATTAAAAATGATTATTACGAAGAAGAATTCTTAAGCGAATACACATTTGAGCAGATTAAATCGATTTTTAAAATTGCTTACAGTTACAAATTCAGATTTCCATCTTTCATGAGTGCTTTTAAGTTCTACAATGACTATGCATTGAAGACAAACGACAAAACAAAGATTCTGGAAAGATATGAGGATCGTGTCTCAATTGTAGCTCTGTATTGTGCAGATGGTGATTATGAAAAGGCTATTGAGGAAGTACACGCCATGATGAGACAAGAGTATCAGCCGGCAACACCTACTTTTCTTAATGCGGGACGTAAGCGAAGAGGCGAAATGGTGAGCTGTTTCTTACTTGAAGTAGGCGACAGTTTGAATGATATTTCACGTGCTATTGATACCTCTATGCAGCTTTCTAAGCTAGGTGGAGGAGTAGCATTGAATCTAAACAAACTAAGAGCCAAGGGTGAAGCAATTAAAGACGTAGAGAATGCAACTAAAGGTGTCGTAGGTGTTATGAAGCTATTGGATAATGCTTTTAGATATGCCGATCAAATGGGACAAAGGCAAGGGTCTGGAGCAGCTTATCTAAGTGTATTCCATCCAGATATTACAGATTTCCTGGATACCAAAAAAATCTCAGCAGATGAAGATGTCCGAGTTAAAACACTGTCTATTGGTGTAGTGCTTCCTGATAAATTCATTGAATTGGCAAGAGAAGATAAGGATTTTTACATGTTCTATCCTCATTCAGTTTACAAAGAATATGGACAGTATCTTGATGAGATGGATATCAACAAAATGTATGATGAGCTTGTTGAAAACCCTAGGGTTAGAAAAGCAAAAGGGAATGCTCGAAAGCTGTTAGAGCAATTGGCCATTCTAAGAAGTGAATCTGGCTATCCTTATATCATGTTTTCTGACAATGTAAATAAGGTACATCCAAATGAACACATTTCAAAAGTGAAGTTTTCTAATTTGTGCTCTGAAGTCCTCCAAGCATCACAAGTGTCAGTCTATACAGATTACGATCAGGAAGACGAAATTGGTTTAGATATCTCATGTAATCTTGGATCCATGAACATTGTAAACGTAATGAGCAATCAATCAATTGCCTCAACGGTCAGAATAGCAATTGACTCGCTGACAACTGTTACAAGGAAAACAAACATTGTAAATGCCCCAGCTGTTGCGAGAGCAAATACACTAATGAGATCAATTGGCTTAGGGCAGATGAATCTCCATGGTTTTTTGGCTCAAAATAAAATCGCTTATGAAAGTGAAGAAGCTAAGGACTTTGCAAATACATACTTTATGATGGTTAACTTCTACTCCCTGCAACGTTCAATGGAAATTGCAAAAGAAACAGGGGAGACTTACTACAAGTTTGATGGATCAACCTACAAATCAGGCGAGTATTTTGAGAAGTACGTGACAAATGATTATAGCCCTAAATATGAAAAGGTTAAAATCCTGTTTGGAGATCAACATATTCCTAACATTGAAGATTGGATGAAGCTTAAAGAGGATGTTATGAAATATGGCTTGTATCATTCATATAGACAGGCTGTGGCACCTACCGGTAGCATCTCATATGTTCAATCATCTACTGCCGGTGTAATGCCTATTATGGAGAGAATCGAGGAACGTACATACGGAAACAGTAAGACATATTATCCGATGCCAGGTTTATCGGCTCAGAACTGGTTCTTTTTTAAGGAAGCATACGACATGGATATGTTTAAGGTAGTTGATCTCATTGCGACTATTCAGCAGCACGTCGATCAGGGGATTTCATTTACCTTGTTCTTAAAGGATACGATGACGACAAGAGACCTAAATAGAATAGATCTCTACGCTCATCATAAAGGAATTAAAACACTGTATTATGCAAGAACAAAGGATACGACTCAAGAAGGGTGTCTTAGTTGCGTTGTTTAAAGAATGAGTCTCGCTCTTCATCTGAAGGAGCTACTTTATAGGTGAATGTTCCATTATCATCGTTTATCTCAAATTCTGGCCAAGGTAACTTAGCGTATTCGTTTGCAATAGTGTTAGGATCTCCTTTTTTTATATATTCAAGACCAACGCGAGAACCGTTTCTAGGTTTTGGCTTAACAAGATACGACTTGGCAGACTCAAAGCAATGAATCATAAAAATAATAGATTTTTTCTCTTGGATGTTCATAGAGTCAATTTTAATTGGATAAATAACAGTATTACCGCAAGGAGTTTCAGAAGGTAGAGCTCCAGAAATAAACAATACAAAAACCTCTTTTCATTTTATTTATGATAATTATAGCAAATAACAGGGGAGGAAAATCTCATTAATAAAAAAATTCAGTATACAGCAGCAAACTGGTCAAAGCATGAAGATGATTTCACCCAAATGTTTTACAACCAAAACGTAAAGCAGTTTTGGCTTCCGGAAGAGATCGCATTAAACGGCGATCTTCTCACTTGGAAGTATCTTGGAACAAAGGAACAAGATACTTATATGAAAGTTTTAGCTGGGCTTACCTTATTAGACACAGAGCAGGGGAACACGGGCATGCCGATTGTGGCCGAGCACGTTGAGGGACATCAAAGAAAAGCAGTATTAAACTTTATGGCCATGATGGAAAACGCTGTCCATGCGAAGTCTTACAGCAACATCTTTCTAACTTTGGCTCCAACCGAGCAGATCAATGAAGTCTTTGAATGGGTTAAAAACAATAAATTTCTTCAAAAGAAAGCAAGAACAATTGTTTCAATTTATGAAGAAGTTGAGAAAAACGATGAAATTTCACTGTTCAAAGCGATGGTTGCATCTGTGTTTCTGGAGAGTTTCCTTTTCTATTCAGGGTTTTATTATCCACTTTACTTTTATGGACAAGGGAAACTAATGCAGAGCGGGGAAATTGTGAATTTAATTATCCGTGACGAGGCGCTACACGTCGTATACATCGGTTTATTAGCTCAAGAGATATATAAGAAACAAACGCCTCAGAAGCAAAAAGAACTGTATGAATGGGCTTTATGCTTGCTACAAGAGCTTTATGAAAATGAACTGGAGTATACAGAAGATGTTTATGATCAGGTTGGTTTAGCTCCAGATGTAAAGAAATTCATCAGATACAATGCGAATAAAGCTTTAAACAACCTGGGATTTGATCATCTGTTCGAGGAAGAAGACGTTAACCCAATTGTTATTAATGGATTGAGCACAAAGACTAAATCCCATGACTTCTTTTCAATGAAGGGCGTTGGCTATAAAAAAGCAACGGTTGAACCATTAAAGGATTCTGATTTCATTTTCGATAGCAAAGGAGTTATTTCATGAGACTGATTAAATTAGAACAACCGAATTGCAATCCTTGCAAAATGGTATCCAATTATTTAAACGAAGCAGGAGTCGAATATGAGACATTTGATGTAACACAGAAGCCAGAAGTGGCAGCGCAATATGAGGTAATGGGTGTACCGGTGACTATACTGCTTAATGAGCAAGGAGAGGAAGTAAAGCGGAGCATTGGCTTTAAGCCTGATGAGCTTGATAAGTTAGTGAGGGAGGTTGTTTAAAATCACAGAAGAGCAAAAGTCTTTAATTAAGATTGGTGACACACTTAAGTGCCTAAAAGGGGATTGGCATTTTGAAAACAATTGTAATTACACAGTTTATGGAGATAATGCAGACAACACCGGTACACCAGTCATCTGGTGTGATGAAGTATCTCCTCATACAGTAAAGAGTTTGAATTTGGAACAGTGGGAAATCGTTCAGAAAGGATCAATAAATGAGGTTAAATATGAGAGATTATAGAATGTATATTTTAGTTAACGAGGATATCAAAATCAGCAAAGGGAAGTTAGCTGGACAGGTTGGGCATGCAGTAATGAGCTATGTATATCACAAAGCAGTCAAGCCATTAAGTGAAGGAAGAGAAATTAAAAGCCTAGATGAATATATGAAAGAACAAAAGAAAATCATCTTAAAATGCCCCCAATACAAACTTGAAGAGTTAGAACATGCAGGAGGATATACTGTTATTAGAGATAAAGGTTATACACAACTTGAGCCTAATACTCTGACTTGTATTAACTACGGCATTAAGACACCTGAACAGCTTCCTGAATGGGTGATAAATCTTAAACTCTACAATTAAAATATTGTTGGACAAAATAAATTAAAAAAACTAAAGGAGTTAATAAAACATAATGCAAATTAAAATCAAATATTTAGATGATACACAAACAAGGATCAGCAAAATTGAGAAAGGGGATTGGATTGATCTCCGGGCGGCTGAAGATGTAGTAATCAAAAAGGACGAATTTAAACTTATTCCGTTAGGAGTGGCAATGGAGCTGCCAGAAGGATATGAGGCCCATGTCGTCCCTCGTTCAAGCACATTTAAAAACTTCGGCATTATTCAAACAAACTCAATGGGTGTTATCGATGAGTCCTACAAGGGAGACAATGATTTCTGGTTCTTTCCGGCTTATGCATTACGGGATACAGAAATTAAAAAAGGGGAGCGTATCTGTCAGTTCAGAATCATGGAGAAGATGCCTGCAGTTGAATTGATTGAGGTAGATCATTTAGGCAACGATGATCGAGGCGGTCACGGATCGACTGGAACTAAGTAATACAAGCCCTGGCTTTGATCATGATGTTTGTCCAGTGGAGGGTCTCAGCCAGGGTACAACTTAAAATACTCAAAAAGCTCGACAATTATGCCCAACAAAGCGGTTGTTTCATGAAAAGGTTTTAAAAACAGGGGTGTTGATGGAATGCACATCTCTATAAAAGAAGACTTTTATAGAAAAGTGAGGTGAGATTCAGTGAACAATTATGTAGATAAAATTAAAGAACATCTTCATAAAATTGCTGAGCTTGAAAAAGGATTGTCATTATTCAGTGAAGATGAAGAAGAATACATAAGCTTATTAGCTAAGATTCAACATCAGTTTGATTTAATTTCAGATGAATCAATGGAAGGGTTTAAAGAATTAACTTTACATATAAGAAATACAGGTCAGAAAAGAATACAACGAGGAATTGACCAGCTACCTCAGACAATCAAAGAAAGTGTAAGTGAAGAAATCAAAGACATGAAGAGAGCCGGCGAGCTTTTTGATTGATGTTTGAATTTTAAACATGCCTATATAAACAGTGACAAGTATCGATTGGGTGTGAGCTTAAATACAATACATTGAATACTTTGAACAACTGGAGGTCTTAATGTGTTTAGACAATATCCAATATGGTACACACCGTCGCTGTATACTTTGAATTACTTGCCACAATTTTCACCATACATTGCTTACTTGAATAGTGCTGAACGTTGTTTTCAACAATGTATGTACCAAACTCATGGTAATGCTGAATGGTGTCATAGAAACTGCTACGGCCCAATCTATCGATAAACTTAAACAGAGCAGTTGGATTTAATTCCTCTGCTCTAAAAAATAAAATAAGGAGATGTATTGTAATTACATACTTTACGTTAATACTTGCAGCATACTTATTTGCACTAAACATTAATGAAATTAGATTAATTACACGAGGAGAACAGAATGTATACGCTAAAATTACGCATATGCTTTCTAATTCACCGTATAAAGAACTGAAGAAAAATAAGAACTTAGTGTATGTCATTACATTGTTCAAGGGGATTTCGTTCATTATTCCCTTGGCTACTATTGGACTGATTACGCATGGTAATTTGCTAATGTTAGCTTGGACAGCCTTTGCTTTAATCTATACCGGTTTAACAATGTTTAAAATTCTTGATGTTTTGGACGGTGACTCAAACAATAAACAAAACAAGTTCGTGTACATTTTGTTTGTTTGCGGTAATATAGTTTTTTCTCTAATTTTTATTTTTCCTTTTTAGGTCTCTTAAGTGTTAATCACCATCTAAAGCCGAATTTTTTTGGCACTTCATAGCATTTTAGACACTGAGGTTTTACATTGTAAGCATAGTGTCTAGGATTTTTCTTATTGGTCAGAAGGGATGAGTATGGTTTATCCTCACTGGTATGCATGCATGTCGCATAGACGTTTGCTTGATTTGTGGAATTAAATACATCATGTACAGCTTGTCTCTGAATATTGTAGTTCATTTGCTGGTGCTTTAACATTGAAGGTCTACCTCCCCAAGCACATACTACACGTTCAGAAATATCTAAGTGTTTTTCAATAAGTTTATTATTTAGATATAGAATTTTATAATACTTTTTCCCGTAAGTGGCTTTACATTTTTCTAATAGTTCTCCCAATTTGTTGGCGTCTGAAGCATAAAAAGGGAATAAGTTAAGTACTCTGATTTCACCAGCATATTTTTTTGAAAAGAAAAATGAAATAATATTATCAATAGTTGGATCAGATTTTGTTGCTGTTGCTCTAGAAGGATTCATAAGAATAATAGTTATAATGTTTCTTAAATTGTTATTTAATTTTATTTTCAATAAAAATCTAAACGAAATATTAGCACCTAAATGAAAAACTTTGCAATGAACATTTTTAACAAAATCATTATTGGCAAAGGGTATAGCCAAATTAAATCACACCTTTTTTAGAAGTGAAAAAATTATACACTAACTGGAGGATGAAAGCCATAAGCAATTTCACAGATATTATTGTAAAAGAAAATTTAAAGCGGGTTTTAACTGAAGGGAAAACTGAAGCGGGTAGTTCAGTAAGACCTAAATGGAAAGATGGACTTCCAGCTTATTCATTAAAAACCTTCGGAGTTGTTAATCAATACGATCTTCAGAAAAGTTTCCCAATTTCAACACTAAGACCCACTGCTTGGAAAAGTGGATTAAAAGAGATAATGTGGATTTATAATGACGCATCAAATGATGTTGATTTACTGGAAAGAAAATATGGAGTTAAATATTGGAGGAGTTGGGCCAATAGTGAAGGGAATTTAGGATTAGCTTATGGAAGACAAATGCAATATGAGCACAGGTATAAGGAAGGCTATTTTAAACAAATTGAAAGACTGATTTGGGATCTTAAAAAGAATCCGTATAGCAGGAGAATGATAACAAACTTGTACAATCATCAAGACTTATTTGAAATGACTCTCTATCCATGCGCATTTTTAACAATGTGGGACTATGACGGAGAGTATCTGAATATGACATTAGTCCAACGATCTTCAGATTATCTAGTAGCTGGTAACATAAATGTCACCCAGTATGCTTTATTGCAACACATGATTGCACAATCAGTAGGCTACAAAGTGGGAAAATTTCATCACTATATTAATAACCTTCATATTTATGATCGACATGTTAACGTTGCAAAGGAAATTGTTTCACGGGAATCTAAAGATACTCCTAGGCTTATTATTGACGATTCAATAAGGAACTTTTACGATTTTAAACCAGAGCATTTTTCTTTGGAAGGGTATAATCCTCATGAACAAATTACGCTTGAGGTAGCAGTATAATGCTGTCTCTTATTGCTTGCTGCGACAAATCAATGGCCATCGGGTATGAGAATAATTTGCTGTACCATATTCCTGAAGACATGAAACGTTTTAAAGAACTCACTACAGGAAAGCTGTGTATACAGGGAAGGCTTACATACGAATCAATCGTAAACATTACAGGAAAACCACTTCAGAATCGAAGGAATATCATATTAACCAAAAACAAGGATTTCAAGCCTGATCACTCTTCTTTTGTTTATCATTCGGTTGCCGATGTATTAAAGCTTATACGTGGTCAATTGGATACAAATGAAGAAGTAATGGTCATTGGAGGAGGCGCTATATACGAGGCATTCTTACCACATGCTGATAAGGTTTATTTAACGATTGTTGATTCAGTCGCTGCGAATGCAGATACATGTTTTCCAAGGTTAGCTGATGACTGGAGAGTAATTGAAAAGGATCACAGAAAAGCAGAAAACAATACCACATTTAATTATTCATTTGTGACTTACTCAAAATAATTAAGAATAAAAATAAAATAGTTATAGACTTTTGGAAAGTTGAATGATAAGATAAAGACAAGTTAAAAGCTTGTCTTTTTTTACATACTTTTAGAATAAAAATAAAATAATATATAGGAGTGACGATATGAAAACTGCAAAAGATTATCTTGTTTCCATTTCCAAACCTCTTGTTGCAATTGAGGAGACTAAACAACGACTTCAAAATGAAATTGATAACCTTTATAAAGAGCTAGGGAAAGTTGATAAAGAGCTCAATGAATTTTATCACAAGCTAGAAGAGGCAAAATTTAATGCTTCAGAGGGATATCATCTTTCGTTAAAAGGTCAAAGGATATTGAGAAAGAGAAGAAACTTAAAACAAGAGCTCCAATTAATGAACACACTTTTCGGGAGTTTGAACAATAACGGTTGGACTCTTGAATCACTAAAAATTGCAGAGTATAAAATTAGCAAAAAGAAAAACAAGCATTTACAGTATGAATCAGTTTAAAGACATAATCCACATTCACATTGTGAAAACATATTTAATCTTATAGGGAGGTGATAAATTGCAACAAAAAGAGCAAGAATTGCTGTCAAAGGAAGAACAGCTTGAAATTGATGTTTTAGAAAAGGAAGCAGCTTTACTCCGGCTAGAAGTGGAACAAGAAGATTTCAATCTCCACAAAATTGGGGAGATCGGAGTACTTAAAGATTTTCTCTTATACATAAAGAAATACAGAGCAATGTTTACTGTGCAGCAAGCAGAAGAATTTAGAGATATGGATGACCGAATGAAAGAAATTATTAAAGTGCATGATGGACAAGTAATGGTTGATGAAGAAGCTTTAGAGGGGTTCATTTGTGAAATTGAAGATCAAATTAATTTAATTGGAAGTGATGGAGATAAGAATAGTGGTGTAGATGATACACGGTAATGCGCCCGGGTTTTTGGACGCAGAGAATTAGCGTCCAAGAAGGGCGAAAATAGGTTTTCTGAATGCGAAAACAAATGCCGCTGTAAGTGCGATAACTACTTTATCTTCGGTTGATACTTTCATGAATCGAACCTCCTTTCGGTAACTTAGGTATATTGTATCACATAAGTGCGAATGTGTGTTCGGTTTTTGTGAAAATTTCGGGAGGGATTACGTAATGGTATGTCGTTTATGCAAGGAACGCGGAAAAACGTGGGAAGGCTCCGATCCGGTATGCGCTTTTGAAAACGGTGTGTTTTCGCCGGACAATTGGGCGTGCGCAACGATGGGGAAACTGCGCAGATTATCGGAGGAACTCGGACATTCCGATCGAGACGATGATTCTTGCGGATCAATAGGATACGTACCTTTAAGCGATAATTATGCGTCGGAAACTTACAACGATTACGGAGGCTATATCATAATGATGTGGTACAAAGAGCGCGGAAAGGTTGGTAACGCACTATTTATGACCGACGAAAGCACGGTAACTTTGACGATTGAACATGCAGAGATTGCGATTAAAACGGCTGAGAGGTGGTTGCGTAATGACTGAAACGAAAAAGTATGTACGGATTAAGAAGGCGTCTGTAGAGGGAGCCTGGTATGCGGATAAGATCGGACAGATATTCGAAGTTGTACACGAAAACTCCATTACACTGCTTACAAAGAGCGGCGGTCATCATTCCGTACTCAAAGAAGACGCCGAAATCATCGTCACAGAAAAGCGACCAGCCAAAGTTGGCGAGCGCGTGTTACTGACTGCGCCGACTAATACAAAAGGAAAACACCGAATAGGCGATGTATTCACCGTAAGAGAATTCGGAGAAACCGGCGTGCATGTAACTGAAGACGAATTTATGACGCTATGGCACAAAGAATACGAAGTCATCGTCAATAGTGAAGTGAAAAACGAGGATGGAACTAAGCACGAAGCCTCTGCTGAGGATTTGTGTACGGAACCAATGACTGAGGAAGTCAAACAACTACGTTGTACAGTGGCGAATTTGATTGGCGAGAATGAACGCTTGAAGGCGTCTTTTCAGGAAATCACGGAGCTCGCTGATAACTTTTACGTTGAGGATAATTCGGTTGCTAACGGTATTTATATTATAAAACCAGATATCATGCAGTATTCAAATACGGTATATCTTATTCAAGCAATCGCAAAGGGCGTTAAAATGAAGCCGACAATCACGAAGGAACAGGCAGAGGCTATAGAAGAACTCCGATTAAGATTGAGCGATGAAGGAATATTACTATCATATACAAATGATAGCTTAACAGTTGGCGATAATAAAAGTGGTTGTTTATATAATCTTGATTTATTAACATTAGCTACTGCATTAATTAACGGTTATGAATCTGAACCGACACCTGAGGAAAAACTGCGGGACTATTATGAACATATAAATAGATCGCGGGATGAGAGGTATGTAGCAGGGGATATTGAAGCTAAACGCCATAATGCTGGAGTATTAACCGGAATACGCAATACACTTGACCTTCTCGGAATCGAAATCGAAGGGGTGAATGCTTGATGAAGCGACCAGCACCGTATGAATTAAACGATTCAATAGCAGCGCTGAAGCTCGGCGTACCTGAACACCTTTATCATCACGTTTGGTGCCTTATTTACGAAATCGAAGCATTACAAGAGGAGGCCACAAGATGATCGATAAATTGACGAAAGATCAACTCGAAGTAATCCGAAAGCGTTCGGAGAAGGCTACGGAAGGCCCGTGGCGAATCGGGAAGCAATCACCAAACGGATTAAATAATATCGGAACAATTGGCGGATTACTGACTGCACAAACAACGGATGAAGAGGACGCAAATTTCATCGCAAACGCCCGCCAAGATATTCCGTCGCTACTCGATCACATTACTTTTCTAAACGAAGTAATATCGAGCTGCCGATGCGCTGAGTGTGGCGATGAATTGGGGGAAGATTGGGCAACTAACAACGGAGTAGCGTTTTGCAATTACTGTGCTGGACTTAATTCTTTATGAAATCTGTATTTTAAAGAGAAGGTGATACAGTGAAAGAGTCGTTGAAGAATGATTTTCAAGAGTTTATGAGTATTACAAAAAGCTTTCTTGCTGTTTCAGGAGCAGTCTTTTGGCTATTGATAATTTCACTTGTTTTTGCTGGAGGATATTAAAATGAGTCACTCATATGTTCACCAAAGGAGGTGAATAAAATGCCAGTAGTACTTTATGGATTTGGAAGAGGAGCATAAAAAGAGAGGGGACAGACCCCTCTTGATTAATGAAATTGGCCATTCATACTTTGTTGGGCTAGGCGAACTAAACGCTTTGTAATCATGAACAATAAACAAAGGAGTGAAATGTATAGGCATTATTAAAGAACAAAAGGTTGAGGTCAGCTGGAATCCTATGACATCGAGACACTATCAAACACTAGGATATGAATTTACCTTTTGGAGGGATAAATTTCATGTGCCATATTATCATTTACCACTTACTTCTGAAAAAATGGTTTTAGTTTCTTGTGACAAAGAGAAATGCACAAATGTTAAGTCAGTTAAATATAATGAATTTAACCGGTTGTACAAAAATAAAAAATATGAATGTAAAAAACATAGCCATTCTTATTATGAGGATAAAGCGAGGGAAAGAGGGTTTATTTTAACATCAGAATACAAAGGTGTAAAAGGTAAAGTTGATTTGATCTGTTTAAAGAATGGTCATAAATCAACAAAATTGTGGTCTCAAATTAATAATGGATCTAAATGTTTAAAATGTCATCAGGAAAGCCTGAAATTGAGCATTGATTATATTAAAGAAGAATTCTTAAAGAAAAACTTATTGCTTTTATCAAATGAATACGCCAACGAAAAGAGCAAGTTAGCTTTTAAATGTAAGAATGGACACTATGGAGAAATTGCGTGGAACTATTTTCAACAAGGAGGGGGATGCCAGCAGTGCTATAGGAAGAGTCGTTTTAGAGAAGGTAATCCGAGGTGGAATAAGAATAAAACTGATACTCAGAGGATAAATGACAGAAAGTATCGTGAATATTTACAGTGGAGAAAGAAAGTTCTACAGAGGGATGATTACACATGTCAAAAATGCTGGCTTAAAAAGAAAAAATATTTAACTGCTCACCATATCTATAATTATATGGAGCATAAAGATATTCGACTAGAAGTTGATAACGGGTTGACCTTGTGTGATTCTTGCCATGAACATTTTCATAATACATATGGATACACTAACAACAATTATATACAACTGTTTATGTACTTAAACAAAGAAGGGGGATAATATGAAAATCGATTATGTTTCAGATCTTCATATTAATCACTGGATACCTTGGAACAATAACCAAATCAAATGGGAAAAGCGAACAAGGGAGATTATTAGAAGGTTAATATCGAATGGAAATGGTGAGGTATTAATAATTGCCGGTGATTTTACTGAGTGGAATCAACAGACACTGTGGGTACTTGATGAAGTAGCAAAGCAGTATGAAAAGGTTTACTTTACATATGGTAATCATGATCTTTATTTACTCAGTAAAAATCAGCAACGAAAATATTCCGATTCATTGGGAAGGGTGAATGATTTAATTCAGAAGGCTGCAGACATCAAGAATGTCACTCCATTGATAAAGTCAACAGATACATACAAAGGGAAAGTCTTTGCCGGGGATGTCATGTGGTATCTTCCAAAAGGAAATGAAGGATGGGATTTCTTCAAAGGTGTCTCTAATGATTCGAACTATATCAGCCTTAATGGATACAGCAAAGAAGATGGGGTACGAGCAATGTGGAAAGAATCAATGGACTGGTATGACACTCTTGAAAACTCTGATATTGATGTATTTGTATCTCATGTCCCACCTGTTCACAATCCCTATTCTCCGTTCGAGCCTAATACGTGCTATATGGTTGATGTCCCGTTCATTAACGCAAAACATTGGGTTTGTGGTCATGATCATTTACAAGCTGAGTTTGACAAAGATGGAACGAGATTTCACATGAATTGTATCGGATATCCGTATGACTATGATAATTACCCTAGTGTCAATGTGATACCAGATAAGCAAGTTGATACATATAAAACGTTTGAGTTGAAGACATTTGAAATATGAGGTGAATTCGTGAAGAAAAAATTAGATGATGTGTGGACAGTTGTATATAAAGATCATGATGAAGAACCTATGGCCTTTTCATACTATTCCAAAACAGATGCGGAGATTGCAAAACAGACAATTGAAAAATCAAACGGTACTCAGCTAGTTAATGAAAAGGAAGAAGTCGTAGGGCATATTCATTTAGACTGGGTCTATTTAATCCAAGGGAGGTTAATTAAAACCGACTAGGAGAGAGAAAATAAAATTCTAATTTTATTGAAAAGGGGAGATTAAATTGAATAAGAGAGTAAAGAAGAAGATTCGAAATAGAGTTGAATCATGGATTATTTATAAGAATCCTAATGGGTCATATAATTCATTGGGTGTAAACAAATTTGGAGAAGTACCCTCCCATGCACGCCCTTTGCATCCTGAATATGAAACATTAGGAGAGGTCTTAAATTCATTCCCTAAAGGATTTAACTTTCCTTTGGTTGAGTTGACAAAAGAAGAAGAAAACATGTTGTTCTTTGATCATCATCCTACAGAGTGCGGCTGCTGGCACACAGGAGATAGAGATACGTGGGGTATTTGGGGACAGAGGTATTTATTGAAAAAAGTATCGGATGGGTGTTGCGAATACGTCTCAAAATAAAATATTTATTTTCTGATTTTATCCAGAGAGGGGAAATGATAATGGATTACACAAAACTGTTAGAGGAAAAGTACCCAATTAGCATTATTCAGTATGTAAGACAGAGAGAAGGTTTAGATAAGAAAGATGTCTCCAAGGATAAAGAAATCTTAGAAATGACGAACTCAGAAGTATTTAGAGAGGTTCTAGCATGGAATGGTTTTATTGGAGGATGGGATCACATAATTAAAGACTGGATTAAGAGCATTTATGGAATCGATCTTGATGACTTTGAAAAGTGAAACCATGTCATATGGACAAAGTAATAAAGTTGACTATGCTTCGACTGGTGATGAAACTGATTTTGATTGTCCTAAATACGAAGGGAATCATCTTGAAGAAATAGACAACAGCATTTAAAAGAGCAGTAAAAGGCCTCAAATTTTCACAGGGGGATTGCTATTATGATTGGAAAAGCATTATACAATAATTCATGGTTTGAAGTAGCAAATATCAACTTTGACACAGGGCATATCATAATTAAAAACGACAGTGAAAACTCGTTGGGTTTGAGAATAGGTAAAACACTAACACTTGATCTTGATTACGTCGATGATGTAAAAATTGGACTTCTGCTGTAAATGAATAAAATGTTGATTTTATCGGAAGGGAGAGAATTTAATAATGAGTACCCAAAGAGGGGCAAATACACCGGAGGAATTGGCTAAATCAATTCAGAAATTAGGAAGGGAAATGCAAGAATTTAGTGAATGCAGTAATGGTATTCGTGAAATTGTTATTACTCTAGATGAAGATGATGGTTCATTTACGATTACAACAGATTAAAATTTGATTTCATTTAGAAAGGGGATAGGAAAACGGACGTTTTAGAAAGAGCGATTAAACGTGAGAGACAAACCAAGTGTAAACTCCTAAGAAAGTTTAGAAAAGCTAGAGATATGGCTAGCAAACATAGTAAAAGAGGGTACACATGCAATTTCCTTAGGAGGCAAATTAGATATCATGATCAGTACAGTTGGATTCAGAAATACTCAAAAAACGAACTTGCAATAAGAATATTTCAATGGTCAGAACGAGAGAGAAACATGTTCAGATAAAATTAAGAAGGGAGAGTCTTATGGAGAACGCAATGTCCTGGTTTGATATAGACTTTGAGTTTAAACCAGACAATAAAATTGATGAAGCTCTATTGCGATTATTTGATCTCATGAAGAAGAGTCTCCACATTTATTTCAATATTGAAAACTCTTCTGATATTCATGAGTTTTTAAAAATCGTAGCTGCAAAAAACAATGTTGATTATTCCTTCATTGAATGGATTAGGGGAAAGGGCATCCCAAGATTAAAGAAAATTGATTTCGAAAATTTACCAAGCAATGATCAATTTCTTGCAATGATTGAGATCGATGAATACTGTCTTAAATGTGAAATGGATTTTAAAGAGCCAGAAGAGGTAAGGGGTTGCATCATCACGATCATTAATAGCATTCAGGAATATACTAATATTTGCAAACAGTTAATCAAAGGAGAGAGTTTTAATGACGAAAACAGAATTTAATGTTAATGATATATTAGAAAATTATAAACGAAGAGATGAGGAACGTAGGGAGTTCATCATTCATGAAGGCTACAGAGCTATCGAAGAGATCATTAAAGAAGTGAATCAAAGGGGGTCGCTAAATGAGGCTGATATTTATTACGGAACACCTAGGCCACAGCTAAGTTTCTCGGACGTTGAATTAGGCTACATGCTTACTTCAATGATGGAATATGCGACAAATCATGTAGGAAATCCAGCAGATGAGAAATGTGAACTTGAAAATAAGCTGGCTTACTTTAAGTATAAGGACGAAATTGTTCAAATTTTTGAAGTTTATGGACAAGGTACTGACAGCTGGTTTTTGAAACCAAGTGACGATACCGTTTATAAATTGAATAACACAGCTTACGGAGTGTATTTAAACCAGTTCGATGATTTCATTAATTACACTAAAAATAAAGACAATGAGAGTAAAAAGGTTTCTTATAGTACCACGATCTTAAATGACATTACCGGTGGATATACAGTGGGAAGAGGTTCTAAGTAGATGATTGTGACAGCTTGGATCTTGTTAATTGTATTTGGTTTATTTGCTTTATCAGATTTTGATGTAACTGAGGACGAAACAAAGCATATAAAATTCTTCGTATTTATGAAATTTGTTTCAGTATTCATTGTTGCTATTGCAGCAGGAGTGATTTGGGGAGGGTTATTTCAATGAAGACGATTAAATTATATGAACTTGTATCACAAGGTAAAAAACCGATTATTAAATTTAATGACAATGTGTATGAATGGATTGAAGAATCAGTCGATCCCATGATGATGGGGAAAATAATTGGGGTTTCAATTGAGTATGATGAGATTAAATTTTTATTAGATTTGAATCCTTTTGAAGCATACAATCGAAGCGTTGCGCGGCATGATTGGAGAGATGATGAAGGGAATAATGTTTTATCATGGTTTGAGACTTCTTTCTATCCGAAAAACGGAATTGTAGCTATTTACTTGCCTATTGATGAAAAAACAGAAATCGCATTTGATTTTATAGAAGAGGATTCTTTATTAAATGAATATGCAAAAAACACTCAAGACATGTCGTATGTTGAATGGCTGGAAAATGAAGTTAAGCAATTAAGGATTAAATAAAATCGGTCATTTATTTAGAGTGAAAATAAAATAAGTGTATTGGAGGTGGAGGGTAATAACTGAGCACTTTAAGAACATTCAAATACTGTTCAACAAAATGGAAAGGCAAATGGGTACGGTGAAAGAAGCTCTCGAGAACAAAGAATACGAAAGAGCCCATCGTAACCTAATCAACCTTTCAGATAACAATGAAGAATTGATGCAGGAAATCAGATGGGCTCGGAAAGGGATTAAGATTTAACTTTTCTTCTTTCTTCGTGGTTCCATTCGTACAACTCTTCAATTGAGCAACCAATGGCATCAGCAAAAGTCATGCCCGTAGCCAAGTTCATGTTTGCTTTAGCTCCACTTATATAATCGTGGATACGTTGTCTGGGGTATCCTGTGCGTTTGAAAAGGTCATCAACTGTGAGGTCATATTCAAACATTAATTCATTTAAACGAGGGCGCAGGGGTGTCCATTGCTTCATTTCGAACACTTCTTTCAATATTAATTAACATAAAACAGTGTAGCAAAGGTTTATTCTAATTTCAATTTTAGTTTCAATATTTTAGGAGAGTGATTGATTGGGAGGTACAAACCAAGGCAAGGTTTTTGAAGCAAATATAGAAAAATCAGCTGCAGATCAAAAGCTGTTCTTCTATAGAATTAAAGATGTTAACCCAATGTTTTTGAAAAGGGGAGCAGCTGTATCAAAAAACAAATACGATTGTTTCCTGCACTTTAAAGGTTATCTTTTTCCTTTTGAACTTAAATCAACAAAGAACAAGTCTGTATCTTTCAGTGAAAAGATCATCAAGCCACAACAGATTAAACACTTAAAAGAGGCAGCGCAATATCCAAACATAATTCCTGGTTTTCTATTTCAGTTTAGAGAGCCGGAAAACAAAGTTTATTTCGTACATATTAATGATTTCCTTACATATAAGAACATAGCTGAAAATCAGTTGTCACATACATATAAGAATAAAGTAAACAAATCCAGTATTCCAATTGCAATTTGCGAAGAGATCGGCACAGAAGTCCGTTCGATGAAGAAAAAAGTTAACTATACATATTATCTGAACAAGCTTTGCAATGATTTGATTAAGAAGGTGAAATAAGTGAGGAGGGCTATATGCTAGAAGTTAAGGTGAATGAATCGGAGATTAAAAAATTATACCTTGAAGAATTGGAGAAGCATTTAAATAAGCTGGATAATGAATTGCTTTTCTGGGATACTGATGATTTAATTAAAAATACAAAAATGTGCTGGAATACAATACAGGAGAAATTCTTCTTTGACCCAAGATTTCCAAAAAGAAAAGTGGGAAGAAAGTGGATGTTTCCTGCGAAACAAACAAAAGAATTTCTTCTTGAATGGTTATTGGAACAGCCGACTGAATAGGATCGAATTTTGTTAAATCCCTCTTGAAAAATAGAGGGATTTTTTGCTTTCCGGCTTGACCACCAATGACCACCATCATTGACCACCGTTTGACCACTGGAATATTATAATTAATGAAATTTGATGAAAATAGGGCCTCTAAATAACCTTTGAAACCTTGTTAAATCAACATTTTTGAACCTTGATAATATAAAAAGATATGTTCCGCACACAGGTTCATCCGTGGGAGCGCGAACAATACATGTCTCAGTATTAATCTCTCAATCCCTTGGCACTATTGGTGTCAGGGGATTTTTTGGTTTCTTAACAAGTTTAATATCTTAATATAAATCAAGTATCACCCACAAAACACCCACAAAAAAACAATAAAAACTTACTCCATAATTGTGGAGGTATAATCCTTGTACTTATTCATTGAATCTCTGTCAATTTTTGTGCTGATGTGTGGGTAAATATCTGATGTAACTTGAATACTTTTATGGCCCAGTCGTTCTTGTATTATTCGATATTTGAAAGGTGAATACTCGGATCATGAACATAGTGTGAAACAGACCATAGATAAAATTATTAATTATTACATGGGCATTGATCAAGATATTAATAGAAAAATAGACGACTGGTTCAATCATGATTTTGAATCAGTTATGAAAGTGATGAAATTACTCGTTCTCTTTTGGGAGAACGGCTGGAGGGAGCTAAAAGAATCCGTTTCAAACTTTGAGAGCGAGGAAAAGGACCAGCTTTCCATAGAAATTTATGATGGGGACATGTCGTATTTTAAGGGGAAGAAAGCATGACAATTATTCACTGTAACTAATCGGAAACGGAGTTAAAAGAAATTCTGGGCAGCATGGTCATAATTGTGGATACGAGGGAGCAAAAAAATCAGCATGTTCTTGATTATCTCCGTAAAAAGAAAGCGGCAATCAATTTCAAAGGAAATTTGAATGCAGCAATTGCGGAAAAACGGAGTGGACGAGCTGGTGCAGTCGATAAAAGACCGCTCCCGTTCTGAAAATGAATTGATTCGGGCATCCAGGCATCCTTTCACTCTTCTGGTGGAAGACCTGGAAGGATACTAAAAGATTCTCATCGGGAAATATCGTTCAAAGTATGAACCGAAAGCGTTGCTGGGTAGCTTGAAAACATTTGAAGTTCGTTACAATTTTTCAACGGTATTTATCAGACCTACGCTACCGGAAATTACATTTACCACCCCTTTCGTTATATGGCCCGGGAACTGTTGAAAGGCGGGCTTGTGTGAATTAAATCTTAAGAAGATCAAAAGGAGGAAATAGTAATGGGATTAGTCAGGAACATTGTATTTGGAGATTTTGCATGCATTGGAACCGGCCGTGAGTTTGTTTTAGTTATTAAAAATAAAATATACGGCCCCTTTAAGAATTGAAGAAATGCTTAGGAAAATAATGTTGTAATTGAAAAAGATTAAGAAGCATGAAACTAATAAAAAGATAAAGGGGCTATAATATTACAGCAGAGCATGTGCAAACTCTGTTTAAATGTCAAATAAATTTATCCTAGAAAGAAGAAACTACTCCATTGCACTATAGGATGCTACTCCATCAAACTTTCGTTGGCTGATTTGTACACCGTTTATTCTGCATTGCCCTGAAGGGTTTTGTATTGGATAGACTACATACAAATGTTCTCTACCACGCGAGTCAAAGAATACTCTGTGAATAAATACACGTGTACCAACTTTCCAAAATTCAGTGTCTGCAGGGGCTCTAACAATTTGGCCTACGCGACCTTCATACTTTCTTTGATCGAATTCATCATGAATTCGATATGAATCAAATTCTTGGTTAACTGAATATGGAACAAAATAAGGGTAATACACTGGATACATTCTCAAACAGCTCCTTTGGAAAATTATTTACAGTGGCATCTTATTTCCAAATTATGTATTACGTGTTAGGTAAATTTTATCGTTCTTGTTTTAGGTATTTAATCACGCGCTTGGGTTTTTATAAACTTGATATTGAATAAAACATTGCCTAATTATGAAAGGAGGACGGGTGTGACAGAACAACTTTCATTCCTTCATCCAGTAGATTTGAAGGCAGTCCGTAAAATCGTGATCAAAGAACTCAAAGATTATCGAGCATTAAAAGTACAGCTTGAGAATAAAAAGGAATCGGTTGACGCTGGCATCAGCCCGTTTCCTTCAATCAGAGATTCTTTCATATATTAAATGAACTGAAGGTTAAGCAGATGGAAAGGGCGTTAGAAAACAGCCTGGATGATGAAGAACGCATGATCATTGAGAAAAAATCCTTAGCAGCCAGCCAAACGAAAGACATCCATATTTATATGGAACCTGGGATTTCAGTATATGCTGGAGCAATTGCAGGGGCAATGTTTGCTGGTAAGTATGCCATAAAAAAAGTATCCGATTATGGAAAGTACGGAATTTCTTATAATTGGATAATTGGTACCCCTGTTGTTGTACCTTGGGGAAATGGTTAATTATTAAGGTGGTAATGTCAAATGAATCGTATATTAGTCTCAATAGCTATTATTATATTCTTAATTGAATATATTGTGGCTCCACTCACAGATATAGATACCGGAAAATACGGCACGTTTATAGGCTTAATATTATTGAGTATTACGGTTCTAAGGCTATCTGATAATGACAAATCATAA